ACTGCACCCACACGTGCGGACTATGTTCGTGCAACAGGTTGCACACACAGAAGGGATACGGGAGCACGCAATGAGCACCCGAGATGAGGACAGCGAAGATGGTTTGCTGCCGTCCAACGGGACAGGCTACCGTTTTCCCATTCGTGATCGTAGGTTTGAAGGCCGCACCCAGGAGGTAGCCGATGCCGCTGACGGCGACGAAGATATCGATACTGATGCTGTTGATGGCACTGGCAATGGCGATCTTAGTGCCTCTCTCGATCTCACTGGCGTTCGCTCTCGCCGCCGTGTCCCTATGGAAACACATGAGAGTGAGCTTCCTTCACCTCCGCAGGCGTCTGGCGCACCGTCCACGCTCGCCTCCGATGCTCCTGTAGACGACGATCCCACACCTCCAGAGGAGCCGGGCGTCCAGGTTATGGACACACCGCGCTCCTCTCGCGTTCGTAATGCCGCCGCCCGTGCCCGCAATGTGCAACTAACCGACCGCGAAAGCCGCATGACGGATTTGCTTGGTGGTCGCAACCGCGCCTCCGCTGGCAACGACCCACTTATCGGAATGGTTACCAGCGCGCCACGTGCGCAGCGCGGACAGTCCGACACCCGCTCGCTTGACGAGTTCGACGCACAATTCCTTGCCGACGCCCAGACCGCCTTCGGTGAAGGCTTCGTTCCTGGCAACATGTTGCCCGGCGACGTGGGCGACCGTATCCGCCATATCGTTCTGGTGGCCAACGTCTACGCCCAAGAGTTCATCCTCGACCAGCTTGAGCGCATGATCCTCTCCAAGGTGCCGGTGGACACCATCGCTTCGCGCTTCCGCGTCAGCGTCCACACCATTGTGCTTTGGCGCAAGAAGCTGAAGGCGCGTTGGGCCGCTAAGGTCCAGGAGATGAAGAGCGGTGATATCGCCTCTATCATCGGCGAACACATGGCGAAGTTCGAAGTGCGCATGTCGATGGGCATGGCCCTCGCACAGAAGCCGAACGCCACCCTGGCAGAGATCACACGCGGCATCGACATAGCCGAGCGCGCGCAGACGAACCTGATCAAGTACCAGGACATGCTTGGTCTCCATGACCAGAAGCCGCTCGCCAACAGCAGCGACAGCACCAACCAGGAAGACCAGCACGTCAAGGGCGCGAAGAACGTCACCAACGCCATCGCCGAACTGTTTGGCATGGCCAGCGCCTTCCCGGTCGCGGGCGGCGAAGATGATGGCGAGATCGAAGAAGATCAGTATTCGCGGGTTGCCGAATGAGCGGCGCGGTCGATCCATTCTATACAGCGACATCAGACATCCACCCCGCCAACACAGCGGGGCAACGTCTTTCAGAGCATGAGCAAGAGGCGCTCTTCGATGCCGCCGCCATCCGCTTCGAGCACATGTACGCTCAGATGCTGGGAAACAGGCAGTTCCGACAGGCCGCGATCCTGAAGCACGCCGTCGAGCAGTGGCTCGATTATCGGAACGTCACCTGGATGGGCCAACTCATGCTCCTCCGGCGCTTCCCGGTCACCGTGCGCGAATTCATGGAGAGTGAAGACTTCATGGGGGAGTTGACCAATACTTGGCCCTCCCTGAAGAAGCAGCTTGAGGAGATGAACCCCGACGTATTCACCGGGGCAACGCCGGTCTACGAATGCCTGCTAGGCGGCGCGACCGGCACGGGCAAGACCTTCCTCTCCGACAAGTCGAACAGCTACCAGCTTTACTTGCTGTCGTGCTTCGACCAGCCACAGGCCCTCTGGAACAAGTCACGGTCCACCAGGATCGTCATCATGTTCATGTCGGTCTCGCAGACCGTCTGTAAGCGAGTTATCTATGAGCCGTTTAGGAACGATTTCCTTGCAATGCCGTATGCCAAACGGTTCATCAAGTATGATAAGTACAAGCAGAGTTCGCTTGTCCTTTCGGGAAATATCGAAGTCGTTCCTGCACTCGCCGCCCTCAACTCCATGGTCGGTCAGGCCGTTATCGGCGGCATCCTGGACGAAGTGAACTTCATGGCTCGCGTCGAGAATTCGAAGCAGGTGTCCGGCCCTCGTGGTCTTGGCGGCACCTACGATCAGGCCGAGCAGGTTTACTTCAACATCACCCGCCGCCGTACCTCGCGTTTCCCCTCGAAGCGTGGCGTCTCCATTGGCAACATCTGCGTCATCTCCTCGACGCGCTACAAGGGCGACTTCCTTGACCGGCGCATTGACGAAATGGAGCAGATCAGAGGCTCCGATGCCGACGCCGTCGAGAAGGAGATCGCCAGCCATATCGCCACCTTCCGGCGCAAGCGCTACGAAGTCGTTCCGGAAGAGGATTACTCTGGCAAGAAATTCCGCATCCTGATCGGCTCGGAAAACTGGTCCACGCGCATCCTCGGCGACGATGAAGTGGCTGGCAAGGACTTCCCGGAGAACGGCAAGGTCGAGTGGGTGCCCATCGAGCACAAGCGCGAATTCATGCAAGACCCGGAGAACGCGCTCCGCGATATCGTCGGCATCGCCACGGATACGATCAGCGCCTTCATCAAGCAGCGCCACAAGATCGTGGACGCCATCGAGCGCGGACAGCGAAACGGGCTGAAGCAGATCATCGACCAGGACATCTGGGATTTGCAGACGGACGGCTTCCCTTACTGGAACCGCCACGTCGTTCGCCAGATGGCCGACGATCCGAAGACCAAGAACAAGGTTCTTTGGGCGCATATCGACTTGTCCATCTCCGGCGATACGACCGGCGTCTCTGTCGTGCGCTTCGACGGATGGATGAACGTCAGCGACGAAGATGGCAACATCCACGTCCGTCCGAAGTTCTCTGTCCTGGCAGCGTTCGGCATCAAGCCGTCCGGTAACGAAGAAATCGACCCGGCCAAGGTCCGTGACCTCGTGATGCAGCTTGGCACCACCTACGGGCTGGCACTGCGCGAAGTCACCTACGATAGCTACCAGTCGAACGAGAGCATCAAGGAACTGCGCAAGGCCGGTATCCGGTCGCGTGTTATCTCGACAGTCACCGCCACCACGGCCTACCTCGATCTTCGCTCGGCTCTCTACGAAGACCGCGTCGATATCGTGCCGCCGTCCGACCTCCTCTGGAACGAACTTTCCACGCTGGAGTACATCGCCGACAAGGATATCGTTGATCACCCGCCGCGCGGCTCCAAGGACGTTGCCGACTGCGTTGCAGGTGCCATGCAGGCAGCGATCACTTCGCGCATCCTCCGCAACGGTGGCGGACAGGTCAAGGATACGGGCGAGTACGCCAAGACCAACCTCCCCGCGCCGCCGCAGCGCATGCGGATTGCCCCAGGCACGCTCACGAAAAAGGATTGAACTTGCACGTGTAGGTGCTAGAGTGGAGTGGCGATAACAGGAGGCCTACAAATGATTTCACCTCGCCCCCACGCTAACAGCCGTCAGATCGTGCAACAGGAGATCGACAACCTCAACCGCCAGTCAGACTTGCTCAACCGTCTCCTCCCCGACGTGCCGCGCTTCACCATTGTCGTCTCCGCCGCCTTCCCCCATGACACCGATGACATCGAGCTTGAGAAAGAGGATGCCGCCGAGGCCCCGCCCATCCTCGAAAGCTTCACGCTCTATCTCCGGTGCGTCAACGTGCACACGGCCATAGACGCGGCCCTGGCCAAGGTTGCCGAGACCATCCGCAGTGACATGGACGATGGCGAGGAGATCGATTTCACCCTGTCCTGTGCCGGTGCCTTCGAAGGCCACATTTTGGACTTGTCTGTGGATTATGATTACACCAAGAGCGGCCTGTATGACGAAGAAGCCGCCATTCAAGATTACGAGGAAAGGGAGCTTGACACCCACACGGGTTAGTGTATATTAGCAATCGTTCCCTCCCAGAACATGACCTAAACCCCGCTGTGATCCTCCTCGACGCAGCGGGGTTTTTTGTGCAACGTGTTGCACCATTTATAGCTTGCCAAAGGATTGGTTCCTTGTTAGATTGAAACACTGATAAGGAGAACCACATGCTGCGCCACGTGCTAGAGGCCGGAGCCACGCCACCTGAAATTCATCGGTTAGATGGATGCTGCGTCCTCGTTTACGGGGCTAAGCATTACTGCACCTTCGGCGTCGGACTTAACGCACATTCAGTGGAGTTCCCAGGAGAAGGCATCACCAATTGGGTCCGATCCTTGTCCGGGGCGAGCATAGAACTAAGGTCTATGTACTTCGTTGACGTGGCATACATGTCAGAGCGCATCCCTTCTCTTATTCAGCAGTTCATGTCAGAAGGTGTGATCGTCCTGGCAGATGCACCGCCGGTACTCTCGCACCGGGTGAAGCATATGAACTTGAGGACGTTCCTTCAGAACCTGTCCAGACGCCTCGACACGGGGATAAGCGTGGACGCGTCCGGGCAGATGCACTTCATTGAGACCTTCCACTCCGGCGTCCGCAAGGAACTACAAGGGGTGAAGTATTCATTCGAAGGCACCATTCGTCGCAAGATCAATCTCGACTAAATAGGGCAAGCATGGGAAAGAGTTTCAAGTCGGATCGCCGGTTCGAACGTCGGCGTCACCGCGAGCAGTACGACGTTGTCGTCAAGGGCAAGCATAGCAGGGAGTTCAACGCTTCCAGCAACCTCGAAGAGTTCCACGCCCAGCAGCGGGAGGCGCAGTTCAACAGACTGGTCGCCCGGCAGAGGCAGGCCCTAAGCGAAGAACGCCTCCGGCAGCAGAGCGAGTTGCACGCGGCGCGCTTCCAGACGGGTGTTGAGCGCCTCCGCGAGGGGTTGCAGCAGGTGTCTGTGATCGTTGACGAGGTCTTTATCGACCAGTGGCGAGCTAATCTACAATCCTTCGCGCAGCGTGTGAGATCGCGCGTGCTTACCGAGGGCGCTGCAAACGAAATAGTCTCCCGCGCCTGGGAGCGGCAGGTTAACTTCAGCAGCATAGAGAGCGTCGATGATCTGGTAGCCACGGACGGGCCGATCCACTGCCTCGTCTATCCGGCGAACATCCTCGGAGCCGTAGGGCCGGAACAGGCAGAGCAGTTGTCCGCGCTCTACAAAGCAGCCGAGATGGGCGGCATCGTCTTCGTAGACCGGGACCACGACATCGTACTCTCTTTCGGCGATTATTACGGCAATGGGTACGTAAACTTGCCGACGTTCCTCGCCTTATGCGCGAAGAGAACATCCAGCAGCTTCGTGGTCTCCCGCTCGATGGCGGCAGCAACCACGCAGGCGATCAAGCGTAAAACACGGCTTGACGACTAATGCAACCTGTTGCAACCTAATAGAAAGGGGTGATGCGAAGTATCCAAGCAGTAATAGGGCCGTGGAACCTACACATGTGAATGCGAAATATAGCATATAAGAACGCATAGATTGTTTTTTGGTTCCACTTTGATTAGATTTTTCTTGCGAACATACCTCACATTTGGTACTTACGTTCGCAGGGCAGCATTAGGGCTAATCCAAATTATGTATAGCGGCGAAGTTGAGTTGCTTGTTCTCATGTGCAACAAGCATCCTGATGTTGTAGTTCCGTGTTACGCCAAAGAAGGCGACAGCGGTCTCGATGTCCAGGCGGACATTCTTGAACCCATCACCCTTAATCCGGGTGAGCGCGAACTCATTCCTTGCGGCGTCAAGTTTGACATCCCACAGGGTTACGAAATCCAGGTCCGGCCTCGCTCCGGGCTTGCACACAATCACGGTATTTCTATCGTGAATGCTCCTGGCACCGTCGATATGGGCTATCGCGGTGAGATCAAGGTCAACCTGATCAACCATGGCCAAATGCCTGTGACGATAGCTCCCGCGCAGAAGATCGCGCAGCTTGTCGTCTCTCCTGTAATCAGGGCCATCCTCAGAAAGACCGACACGCTCTCCGAGACACAGCGAGGAGAAAACGGTTATGGTTCTACCGGAACCCACCATTCTCCAACTCGCTAACCAGGAAACATAGCATGTCATCGGAGCTTCTTTATTCCCTCGCCGTCCTGGCAATGATTGCCGCCTATCTTCTCGTCGGCGCGGTTTTTTGGTCGATGGTTAAGGCCAGACTGGAAAAGGATGTCCACGGTATGGTCATCCTCGAACAGGAACGCCAAGGACACTTCGCGATACTGATCCCCAAGTTCTCAGTCATCGCGTTGTGGCCTCTCGCTGGAACGGTTGCGCTTGCCGCCGCTATCTGGCACTCCCTCCGGCGGGAGGCACCTGCACTTTAGTCTGTCGCAACGGGTTGCACGACCCACACCCCGGCGTTAGTAATAGCGTCGGGGTTTTTTCGTAACATAGGAGAGGTAAATGAAAGCACTGATCTACAGCAAGCAACTCTGCAATTACTGCGTCAAGGCCAAGGCCCTGCTCGAAGAGCGCGGCGTCAGCTTCGAACTCGTTGACTGCACATTCTCGACGGAACTGACCAAGGAGATGATGAACCGCTCCGGTCAGAAGACCTTCCCCCAGATTTTCCTCGACGGCGTCCACATTGGCGGCTGCGACGATCTTGTGGCCCTGGACCAGTCCGGCGGTCTTATCGCGGGATAATTGCACGTGTGGGAGGAGCAACTTAGACCTTGACTTCTCCCCAATCCTTTGGCAGTATGCACCCATAACAAAAGCGGTCGCAACATGCCATTTTATCTCATTGACAAGCAGGGTCATTTACTTGGCCAGATGTGCCTAAACTTCACGCACGGTAAACACGTGCGTCTACCCGTCCGGACCAGGACGAGGCTTACATCAAGCATGGTTGGCCAGACCATTCCGGTGACGGCCACCATGGACGTAGAAGACTTCGAGCTAAAGTATGCCGCCGACTGGTACGACATTGATTTCGCCCTGACGAACAAAGACGGCAGCGAAGACCTTCAGCGGTCCTATGTCTGGAAGTTCCCTTCCTTCGTACCCAATCCCTTTTACATGGATGATCGTGAGAACTTCAGGCCGCGCTACGCGATGCCGGACGTAGTCATCACCACGGATGGCAACGGCTACGAGGTGCGCCTCTGCGAGATGCATGAACGGGTAGGCGTCCTCCCCCGGCGTACCTTAACGGCGCAAGAGTGGGTAAATGACGAAGGTATAAAACGGTGGCGAGAATTTGCCTTGGGGCAGGAGGATCGTGATCAGACAATCAAATGGCTGGAGCAGGAGAGGAGAGAGAAGGCCACTGAGGCTCGAAAGAAACGTGAAGCAGCCGAAAAAGCCCGGCGGCTCGAAGATATCAAGAAATCCAAGAATGCCTTGCGCGTGGTGCGTAAGGTGTCACTCGACTAGGAGAGAACATGCAATACACAGAACCGAAAGTCATTCTGCTTTCGCAGACTGAAGTTCACCAGGAAGGCCTGGAACGATACCTAGAACTGGCGGGCGCTCCCGAGTGGACGACCGACACGGAGAACGGCAGCGAGATCATCGCCGAAGTGGCTGGCCGCTCCTGCTATCGCAGCTTCAAGGAAGGGCTCAACCCGAACGTCACCCGCGTCCGCGAGGGCAACGAGCAGTACCTTGGCAATATCGCCAAGCAGAAGCACGGCTCGGTATTCGAGCACGGCAGCGCCACGCTTGCCTTCTTCGACGTGTCGCGCATCGTCACCCACGAGCTTGTCCGGCACCGGCCCGGCATGGCTTACTCGCAGGAGAGCCTTCGCTTCGTCCGGCTCGACGCCCTGAAGATGTACTATCCGCGCGTCTTTGGCGCTGAATTCCTGAAGGAAGTCTTCAGCGCTATCGACTGGTCGAAGGTCGCCGAAGACGAAGGCAATCGCACCGCCATCGATCCACTGGAGTGGGCTCGCCGGACGGCGCTGGAAGTCAACAACCTCTTCCGCGATACCGTCGAGCACCTGGAGAACGTTCAGCTTCGGCTCGCCGAGATCACCAAGATCGACTACTTCCAGGAGAACAAATTCCACGTCAAGAAGGCGCTCACGTCCGCGTTCCGCCGTCTTGCCCTGAAGGGCTCGCCACGTCGATCATCGTCACCGGCAACCACCGCTCCTGGCGGCACGTGATCACCAACCGCACGTCGGCGGGCGCGGAAGAAGAAATCCGTGATGCCTTCTGGAAGGCGGCGCAGATCATGAGGGATTGCTTCCCCCATATCTATCAGGATATGATCGTCGGCGAACGTGTGGACGGCATCCCGCAGATCACGTTCGAGAACGAAAAAATCTGATCGGAGCCAACATGAGTGAAACCCGTACCCGCGTCCGTCGCCCGGACGCACCCGCAGAGGAGAATAACGTGGCAGAAGAAACCGTGATCGCCGAAAGCGATGTTGCAACTGTTGCACTGGTCGAAGAAGCCGTCAGCGCAACGCCTCTTCAGGGACCGTTCCGCCGTGACGGTTTCCATATCGTTGACGCAGCCGGTCGCCGGATCGTCATGGCTGGCGTCGAGGGCGATATCGTTCGCACCGGCCCCGGCATCGCGGAAGCCTGCTCTTTTACATGAACAGGCAGTACGTCGAAGACGGTCGCCTCTAATGGGCGTTGATACCTAGAGAGAGGCCGGGCATGTCCCGGCCTTTTTCATATCAGCCCTTGACAAAGGATCGGTTCTAGGTTAACTTGTAGGCAATCGATAGGAGAACCGCCATGATCGAAGTTAGAACGAGAGCCCGCCCCACAGCGGCCCCAGAGATCGCAGTCCGTACCCGGACCCGCCCAGAGCCCGCCGTCCAGGTGCGCACGCGCCAGCGTGCCGTCCCTGCCCCGCGAGAGCGCAACGTGGACGTTGAGGCGTTGATCGCCGAAGGCAACGACCAGAAGCATTTCGAGAACGTGCTTCCCGGCATCCGTATCACGTGCGGCATCTGCTACCAGGAGACCGGCGAACGCGTCTTCCTCGGCAGGATCGTCTACAAGCGGATGGACCAGCCGTGCAAGGTGTTCGTCTACAAGGGCAAGGGCCACGAGAACGACCCGGCCAGCTACGTGATGGACGCCACCAAGAACTACGATGACGCCGTCGCCGTGCTCCGCAAGCGTCACGAACACCGCAGCGCCGAGAAGAAGCCCGCCACCCAGAAGGCAAAGGCGAAGACGCCTCCCGCTTGGCGACCGGCACAGACCTATCAAAGGTCCGGAAGAGGGCGCGCTGAGGTGCAACAGGTTGCACGGGTTCCGGGTGGACGGGCTAAGCAAGAGGTAGTAGTGGCACAGCCCGGTCAGCTACAGGTGAAAAGAAACGTAAAATTATGAGCCTACACGTGGAACTAAAGGGGCTTCCCAAGCGTTGTAGGTTGGTCTATACTAGGGCCGTGTTGTCAGGAATGTCTAACCTGACCACTACAAAAGGGGTAATCTCCAATGACTGTGCTTTCCACAGCGGAAATGAATGTACGTCGTCGTCTCCGTCCTGAAGCGGCGTCTCCTACAAAGGACGCCACCCTTTATGGTGGTTATGACGAACAGGTGCAGGGTAAGGTGCGTGACGACATTCGTGATCGCGCGGCTTACGTCTACATAACGGGGTCGTTCCCGACGCACCTGCGCAGAAACTACAATGCCGTCCTTCGGGCCATCACCAGCGTCTTCCGGACGCCGATGGCTTTGGACCAGAGGGGCGGCTCCATCGGTGTCCAGGACGAGGCGGTAACCGACCTTGATCTTGAGCATCACCCGATGGTGAAGATGGTCCGCCGTCGTATCCTCGACGGCTACGTCATCCAGGGTGCGAGGAACGTCGTCTCGCGCCGCCCTTACTCGAAGGTCTTCCTATACCGGAGGGCTGACCCGAGCGACCGGATCACCGTACAGGTGGACGGTTCGACTAAGGAAGGATGGGAATAAAACTTCGGGCGGGATCGTAAAAAGTCCCGCCCGAAGTGTGTCGTGCAACTCGTTGCAAAGGGAAAACGCAATGACAAAGAGCCATAAGCCTGCAAGGGGCTCGCAACAGGAACGCTTGCTGATCGGTCTCCTCCACGGGGATATCGTGGACCCGATCAAAGCCATCAATGACTACAACGTGCTGATCCCAGCCGCCCGCGTGGCCGAACTCCGGCGCATGGGGTGGCCGATCCGCAGCATCCACATAGCTCATCCGAGTGACAAGTTCATCGGGGAAAGCCTGACCGCGTACACGCTCGATAATCACTTCAGGCGATGGTACGGCGACCCGGCCAACCTCGGCAAACACCCTGCCCTCTACCCCGGCAAGGACGGGCGCGGCAAGTTCGAGGACTGGCAGCAAGAAGACTTCGAGCGCGGGGAGCGAGCGCATGCTGGGTAACGCCTACATCTTTGTGGTCGGGTGCCTCGCAGCGCTTGGTTGCTGGTATATTTCTGTGCGTATCGCCGAGAGCATCACCAGCGACACGCCCAAGAAGGAAGAGCCGTTGCCCGCGCCCATACCTGGAGGCTTCCGCATGTCGGACGCCCTCATAGCGGAGGAGCAGCGGATAGAGGACGAGGAGGAAGCTGCCTACGAAGAAGCGCTAGAACGCGCGGAAGCGGATGCGACCAGGGGTATCGAAAAGAACCTTCTCGTAATCTACTCCGATAAGCGCCCGCCGGAGCCCCCGCCCTGGACCATTTGCCAGTCGGAGGGAACTCTATGGGTTGTCATGGCCGAGGGCACCATGCGGGCAGACGTGTGGCAGCTAACCATGGACGGTAAGTGGTCGAAGATCAGTGACGAACGTTTCGGCACCGTGAAGCACGTGCTGATGCAGCGAGCCAACACGATCCTCGGCCTTACCGCCGTGACCGACAAGAACATCCCGAAGTTCACCAAGGTCGTGGAGATGCTCTCCAAGAACGGCAACATAGCGAAGAGCCAGTTGCCGGATAAGTGGATCAAGTGGATGGATAAGCTCGACGCCGAGACGAGTGAGGCCCTCTGCGAACTCCTGTCCATCACCGACGACATTCGCGCAAAGCCGACAAAAGAGGGTCGCCGTCTAATCGACCTAAGCGATTAGGCGTTGACAAAGGATCGTTCCTAAGTTAGAGTAGGCCATAAGATCAGGAGAACCACATTGGCCTACTTAATCCTTCCCATGCAAGAAGCCTGTGCCGTGGATTTCACGAAGTGGTCCAGGCCTCCGGTGAGCTTACGGATAAGCGTTCCGCTCAAGGAAATCCGTCACGTCGATTTGCGGGAGCGCGGGTACGACAACCCCTTCCGCGTCCACGATGAATTCACGCAGATTTGCCCGGTCGCCGACCTGACCAGGATAGACCGTGACGCTCTCCAGGAAAAGTTGCCCTTCCAGTATCGCGTCGATAGTGACGGCGTCATCTGGTATCAGCCGGGCTCGACGGTGCAGACGCACTACTCCCTGACCCATGAGAAAGAGTTGGACGCGCTCAACGTCCCTGATTATTTTTCCTGCCGCGATTGGTTCCCGCAGGACGACTACTACGCGAAGCGCGGCGCATTGCTTGAGCGTGGCCAATATGGCTCTAGACATATAAGCGTCTTCAACCATAGGGGCGAGCAGACAGGGAGCACGCCGACTTGCCGGTTGATCATTCCCGATGACTTCGAAACGAAGTTCGACATTGGCGAGGATGGCTTCTACTACTCCAAGCTATGGGGCTTCGACGTGTCCTATACGAAGGGGAGCAGTATCTCGAAGCTTCAGTCCTTCCTCGACGGCGAGATGGGCACGATCAAGGACACCTACGTGGCTCAGGCATTCAAGAGAATGCCGTCTGCGTACATCCGTGGAGACTACGCCAAGAACATCCTCAATCACGGCAAGAAGTTTGAAAAGGCGTTCCGCGTAGCCGAAGAGCCGGTCAAGCGGAAAGACGTGCAGAAGGCCGTCCGTAACGGCGGCGCGCGCTTCGTCAACCTCGGAGAAGACAGGGACAACATCGGGTGCTTCCCGGCAAACGCGTTCGTCAATACCCGTGCAACAGGTTGCACCGAGAACCTCGGTTTCCTGCACCTCGGTTTTAGGACCAACGGCGATAACGTCCTCTTGACGCCGCCGCACGACACGAACCCTTTCCTGACGCCCGCCGGAACCATGCTCGTGCACAAGACAGCGGACGCGTGGCGCTTCGTCTTCATGTCGCTGATGATGGTCACCAATCACATGCTCGACGCTGACCGTCTGCGATCCTTCCCGGCGCTCTACATGATACCGCAGTACGTCCACCGCAATGAAGTGACCTTCTCCACCAAGGCGTTTCGCGGCGTCGGCCTGGAGATACAGGAAGCGATATGGGCTACCGAAGGGATGAGCATGGCGATCAGCCGGGCCATGATGGGGCTCAAGTACGAGATGTCACGCAAGCCGAAAGACTTCGCCCTGAACACTGACCAGATCGCGAAGCTGCCTGAGAACCACAAGATAGGTATGATCGGGGTAGGCTATGCGGGCTACATGAAGACCGGCGACACCCTACGGGATTACGCTGGCATGCTGGGTACGGATGGACAGGTTCACCACGACGGCCTCTATAACTTGCAGCTAACCAGCCGCCATACGCTCAAGTTTAATCGTGCCGTGGACCTCCTGGATATGATCTTCTGGGACTTGCCACCCAACAGTTTGGTGCAGGCCAAGCGTAAGGTCGAAACTAAATTCGTCTCGACCCGGAATGTTCGCATCTAGCCACCTTGAAATGTAGGCGACTATTCTATAGTCTCCCCCGCAAACCGCTTCTTGCGAGGGACCAATGGCAGAGCAAATCAGAACAGCGCCTACAGTAAAGCCCGGTGTCACTCGCGCCGTGCGCCTTGACGATGGGCAGGAAGACGCCCAGCGCGTCATCAAGGGCGAGTTGAACTCGAAACAGGTCGAAGACCCGTTCAAGAAGTTCTACACCGACAACATGTCGGACCTCGCCATTGCTGAGCCGCCCTACAGCTTCCTCGCCCTTCTGCGCATGACGCAGGAGAACGCCATGCTCCGGCAGTGCCTGGAAGCGATGGTGACCAACGTCGAAGGTCACGGCTATCGCATGGCCTACATCGGGCCGGAGAAGAAGGGCGAGACGGGCGGCGAGGATAGCCCGGCTGCTGCCGCAGAGCTTGAGACGCTCGAAGCATTCTTCGACGCACCGAACGACAGCTACTCCCTGGTCGAACTCCGCACCCGCGCTCGCTGGGATTTGGAGAGCCTCGGCAACGCCTACATCGAAGTCGGTCGTAACCAGAAGGGCGAAGTCACGTCCCTGTGGCATATCCCGGCGCACCTGATGCGCATCACCAACACCGACAACGACGCCACCCCGGTGAAGGCGAAGCTCGCCCGCAAGTCTGGCGTGGTCGAGCAGACGGTCAACAAATACTTCCGCCGCTTCGTCCAGATCGTCGGCACCAAGAAGGTTTACTTCAAGGAGTTCGGCGACCCGCGCAAGATCGACCCGGCCAACGGTCAGGTGAACGACACCCTCGTCCACGAAGACACGGCGACCGAAATCATCCACCTCCGGCTCTACAATCCGGGCTCGATCTATGGCCTTCCGCGTTGGCTCACCCAGGCACCGTCCATCAAGGGCTCGCGCCAAGCCGAACTGACCAACCTGGAATACTTCACGGACAACGCCGTCCCGGCCATGGTCATCATGGTCTCCGGCGGGCACGTGGATCAGGCCAGCCTCGATAGCCTCGAAGAGCATATGCAGGGCGTGCGCGGGCGTAAGGCGCAGCACCGCATTGTCATGATCGAAGCCCGTGGCGATGAGCATGCCGCCGCCGAGAACGGCACCATCGCGCCGCCCAAGCTAGAGATCAAGTCCCTCCAGGGCGACCGTCAGGGTGACGCGCTCTTCCAGGAGTACGAGAAGGACTGCCACGCCAAGGTCCGGTCGGCTTTCCGCTTGCCGCCGATCTTCGTTGGCCTCTCCGAAGACTACAACTACGCCACGGCCAAGACCGCGTTCGAAGTTGCCGAGAGCCAAGTGTTCGGGCCGGAGCGCGCAATCATGGATGACATGATCAACCGCAAAGTCCTCGCCACCTGGGAAGTGAAGAACTGGCAGTTCCGTTCGAACCCGCCGCGCATCTCCGATCCGGAAGAAGTGATCAAGGCAATCGAGACCTTCAATCAGGTTGGCGCGATGACACCGAACGTTGCTGTCGGCCTCGCCAACGAAATGTTCGATCTGGATATTCCGACGATTGACGATGATTGGGGCAACTGGCCATTCGAAATGGTCAAGGCCCTCGGCGCTGCCGGACGCATCAAGGGCATGAAGGATTTCCTCGAAGAAGTCGATACCCAGGTTGATCCTCTGACAGGTCAGCCGAAGAAGGCCCCTGCCTCCGCCCCGGCTGGCGAGAAGTCCAAGGCCAAGGAGAAGGCAGAACGCGCCGTCCGCTCGGCACTCCTCGATTTGCGCAACGCCATCGCTCACCCGGAAGAGCCTGCAACGCAGGAGATCGTCCGCGACGACGGCACCACACTTGAGGTGCGCACGCGTGTTAGGGGTTGATGTCTCCAAGGTAGATTTCTTTCACTCGACGGGCTGCACATGTTGCGGCCCTTCGAAGTTTGAGGCAACGCTTGTCGATATGCTGACGGTCGCCACGGACATGACCGTGCAACGTGTTGCAATCGATGACTGGCTGGATCAGCTTGACGCCAAGGAGGCGGAGCCGGAAGCAGAGATCATCAATCCTGCCGACGATCCTTTCCTCGAATACGAACTGGTCATCGCTTCCGTCCTGGCGGAGCGCAGCGGCGACTTCGTGAAAGAGGCGGAAGCCATCCTCAAGAAGGCCTTCTACATCCCCGTGGCGCAGAAGGCAGCGGGCGACAAGACACGCGAGTACACCGCTCGCATCGAAGACGCCATCTCTGCCGTCGAGCAGGCTCGCAAGCTTTGGGAGACACAGGCCTTTCCATTGAGGGCGCGAACACGATCAGCTACGCGCTCGGAGACGCCATCTCCTCCGGCACCCGTTCGGCCTACGAGATGACCGGCTCGATGTTGCCGCTCTCCAACCAAGCCCGTGACACGATGATCACCGGGATGCTGAACGCCAGCAAGTATTATTCCAACGCGTTCTTCAACACCCAGGTGATGCCCGCGCTGATCCGGGCTATCGAGTTGGGCGCGGCACCCAGGGCGAGAACCTCATCTGGTCTACGATCCGCGACGTGCTGCACACCCGCCTCAAGACCGTCCCTTACTGGCGCGTCGTGGCGAATGCCGCTGCGTCCCGCGCCTACCATTACGGCGTCCTGAAGAGCGGCCAGTCCGCCGGTCGCCGGTACTATGAGTTCTCAGCCATCCTCGACGCCAAGACATCGGAGACGTGCTGGGCTCTCAACGGAATGCAGTGGCCGGTAGCCGACGCCATCGCTTTGATGGAGCGCATCGCCGCCGCAGAGCCGGAAGAAGTGAAGACGCTCGCGCCCTGGATCAACTACAAGACCCTCGAACCGATGCTTTCGAACCCGTTCGCGATGCAGTCTTTGGGCGTGATTATCCCTCCCGTGCACGGCAATTGCCGCTCAACAATCATTTTGCGTTAAAAATCTGCAACAAGTTGCACAGGCCTAGTTGACAGCAAATCAATTCAGCCATACAAAAAGCGCACACATGTAGGTGACGAGGAAGAGATGGCCGAGGCCCGTTCCAAAATTGTCAGGATTAAAAAGACGGATGATGACAAGCGCATCATCTACGGCGAAGTTTACGCGCCCTACGTCCTCGACACCTATGCCGAATTCATGCTGCCCGACGACATCGTAGAGATGGCGCACAAGTCGCTCACCAAAGACCTTGCTGCCTTCATCGACACGAACCACGACCAGACCGCGAACGGCTCCTACCCTGTCGAGAGCTTCATTGCTCGCAAGGGCGATCCGGACTTCAAGGAAGGCGCGTGGGTCATGGGCGTCAAAGTTGTCCGTGACGACGTATGGGCAAAGGTCAAGAAGGGCGAGCTTAACGGCTTCAGCTTCCAGGCTCTTGTCATCCCGAAGGAAATGGACATCGAGTACGTGACCATCCGCGACCACGTCGGCACCACCTACAAGGCGGAGCAGGCAGGCCACGAAGATCACGAGCATGTGTTCTACGTGGAAGTGGATGACAAGGGCACGATCATCGGCGGCTGGACTGACGAAGGTCCGGACGGCGTTGCGCACCAGATCATTCGCGGTTCTGTCACCCAGATGGCGAACGGTCACAACCATCGCTTCTCGTTAGGAGACTAATCATGAACCGTCAGCCGCGTGCTCGCATCATGAAGGCCAAGGCGCTCACCGCCCCGGAACCGGAGTTCGTCTCCATGGTCCGTGCAGGGCAAATCAGGAACCCCTCCGGGTTGTCAAGATGGACACGGGCATCAGCGAAGTCCTCGCCCTGTTCGAAGCAAAGGAGCTTAATATGAAGGACGCAGTTGCGAAGGCAAAGGCCTCTGGCCACGACATCGCGCAGCTTGTCTTCAAGGGCGGTGTATTCCCCGACCGTGCGTCCGTTGACGCATGGCTGAAGGATGGCGGCTATGAAGACGGCTACGAAGTGACTGAGAAGAAGGACGGCGACGTTCCGGTCTTCGAAGTTGCCTCGACCGTTACCAAGTTCAAGACCGGCACCATCAAGAAGGTCAAGGGTCAGGCCGATGGTCTCAGCGTCTTCGTCGGCGAAGTCGAAGGCGAGATCGTCGCTGAAAAGTCTGCCGAGGAAGTAGCCGCTGAAGAAGCCGCTGCCAAGGCATCCGCGATCACCTCCGCAAAGGGCGACGATGAAGCCGACAAGACCGCCGCAGAAAAAGCCGCCGCCGATGAAGCAGCGGAAGCAGCCAAGGCCACGGAAGCAGCCAAGTCGGAAGAAGTAGCCGACGCTGTTGCAACTGTTGCAAAGGCTGACGCGGTCGTCGCGGAACTCCGCGCCAAGTCGCTCTACGACGTGTCCGAACTCGGCTCGATCCTCTACACCCTCCGTTGGATGGTTTCGGACGCCGACTACAACGACACCCCGGAAGAAGTCGTCACCAAGATCAAGACCGCAGCCAACACGCTGCTCGATGTCATGGTCGCCTATGCCAACGACGCTGTCGGCAAGCTTGCCGAAGTCTTCAAGTCCGATGCGCTGAAGAGCGCCAAGGAAGTTTCGACGGAAGTGACCGAGACGGCCACCAAGTCGGACGAAACCACAACGACCGAAAAGGCCGTCGTGGAAACACCCGCCGCCACTCCTGCTTCCCCGGTCGCCGCCCTGGACCCGTCCATCGCTGCAATCCTGGAAGGCCTGAAGGGCGCGGTCGAAAGCCTCACCTCTGTCGTCAAGACGCAGAGCGAGGAACTCGCAGAGGTTAAGGCCAAGGCAGCGGAAGCCGCCGAGGAAGCCTCGAACAAGGGCCAGACCCGCAAGGGTGCTGACGTGGTGCAGCCCGCCGCAAAGAATGAAGACGCTGCCGAAGTGAAGAAGAAGACGGAACAGGATCACGCAACGCGTCGTCTCCGCTCCGCCTTCGGCTCCTACAAAGGCAACGGCTTCGACCTCTAACTGAAACGGGCTCGCCAGTAGGCACCCACACGACCATCGAAACAGGAGTTAAAAGATGGATATCGTACAGCGCGCAGACCTCGCCTTGGCTGACCTCACGGCCAACGGCGGCTATCTCGATGCCGAGCATCAGGATACCTTCTACCGGAACATCCTCGATGAGCCGACCATTCTCCGCGAAGCTCGCGGCGTCCAGATGGGCGCTCCCGAATGGCGTCTCCCGAAGATCGGCCTCGGCTCCCGTATCCTGGCACCGGCCTCCCAGACCGGCGGCGCAACGGATAACGGCGAGAACAGCCGTCACCTGCTTGCGGCCAAGCGCTTCAAGCCGGACTTCGGCCAGATCACCATGAAGTCCGAAGAATTCATCGCGGAAATCCACATCCACGACGAAGTTCTGGAAGACAACCTGGAGAAGGGCAACCTCACCCAGACGATCCTTCAGCTTATGGCTGAACGCATCGCGCTCGACCTGGAAGAACTGATCCTTCTCGGCGACAAGGCATCGGCTGATGCTTACCTCGCCAAGGTGGACGGCGTCCTGAAGCTCTCGACGGCTCACGTCGTTGACGCTGGCGGCGAAGGCATCAACGTCGGCATCTTCAACGACATGAAGAAGGCTCTGCCGACGAAGTTCCGTCGTAACCTGAACACCATGCGCTACTACTCGTCCATGGACGTGGAAAGCGACTACCGTGTTCGCGTTGCTTCGCGCCAGACCAATGCCGGTGACGCAATGCTGATCGGCGGCGCTCCGGTCCCGGTTCTCGGCATCCCGCTCAAGGGTATCGCCCTGATGCCGCAGACCAACGGCCTGCTCATCAACCCCCAGAACATCATCTGGGGCATGCAGCGTAACGTCCGCATCGAGCGTGAACGTGACATCCGCGCCCGTTCGTGGATCATCGTCGTCACCCTCCGCGCCGCTCTCTGCATCGAAGAAGTTGATGCGGTCGTGAAGCTGACCAACCTCGGCGACGTGAACTTCGCTGGCGCTGACCCGGTCATCGTCTAACCCAAACATGGGGGTCGGATAAAACCGGCCCCCTACCAAGTTGAGCAGCACAAAAGGCAGCACAGGAGATTACGACAATGGCCGATCAGGCAGCAGCAGTTCCGGAATACTACGAAGCTTTCCTCATCCGTGGCACGACCTACATGTATAAGGGTGTCACCTTCCGTCGCGGCGTAGCCCAGCGCGTCCGTCCGGAGACGAAGGAATACCTCGAAGAACACGCATTCGATGACGTTTCTGTCGGCGAAGGCGACGACATGGAGATCGAACGTCGCGGCAAGTTCGAGTTCAAGGTGCCCGGCGCTCCGGTCGTACCGGCAGCACGCACCCGCAAGCGTTCCTAATCCGGGACGCAAACCCAGATAAGGCCGGGGCTCTAATAGGCCTCGGCTTTTTTGCTATTCGGAGAGAAGAATGGAACGCAAGCAGATCGTTACCCGTGCAGAAGCCAAGGCCATCTGCAACATCCTCCCCACGAAGGAAGACCGCGACGGCATTATCGATGCCCTGATCATGGTAGCGACCGAACAGCTTGAGAAAGCCACGGGCCGTTCCTTCACCTCGCAGAGCTTCACCGATTACTTCGACACCCGCCAGACGGTTGACTTGGCCTACGTCGATAGCGGCTGGTCGCCGACCATGATGGCACCCGCATCCGCGAGAGCAGCTTCTTCCTCACGGGCCTCAACGTCCAGACGCTCGGCTTTGATGTCCGCTACGACTACCTTCGTGCGTTCGGCGACGATACCGTGGTTGACCCGGCGGACTACTATCTCGACGCAGCCACTGGCAAGCTGACGCTGATGATCGGCACCAACAAATATCAGCGCGCTCTTCGCGTCCAGTACACCGCCGGATGGGACGCATTCCCGGATACGACGATCACCGATCCGGACGACAACTCGCACCCGATGACCCTGTCCGAGAGTGCCCCGTACTCGATCAAGGAAGCCTGCCTGCTTCAGGTCGGCTATCTCTACGCCCGTCGCCGCACCGACAACATCGGCCTCGACGGTGACCGTTCTCATGGCAAGGCTGACCAGTATGTGCAGACGCTTGCCTGGGGCTCGAAGATGGGCCTGACCAAGGAAGCCATCGGTCTCATCCGCGACCTCCGCAAGCCGGTGGTAGGCCGCTACTGATGGAAGCGATTGGAGAGATCATCGTAGGCGGGCGCTCCTACAAGAAAATAGAGCAGGCGTTTGACGACCTCTATGATCAGATGGAAGGTGGCCTCTCCTCTGCGTCCGTTCCGCTGTCTAGGGCGATACGGGAAGCGTTGCAACTGGTTGCACGGAAGATGGAGCAGCAGCACTCCAATCCGTGGAACGGCCAGATGGTCAACAACTCCCCCAACCTCCAGAAGCGTTCGGGCGGCATCGCCAGGATCAAGGATACCATCAAGGTCAAGGGCAGCACTATCGAGACGCTGGAAGGCACCATCGGCACCGCTGGCTTCGCCATCCATGAAACTGGTGGCACCATCCGCGCCAAGCGCTCGAAGTACCTGACGATCCCTCTCCCGGCGGCTATGGACGGCAGAGGTGTTCCCCTCCGCAAGCGGGCACGGGATTGGGATAAGACATTCGTCGCCCGGTCCAAGCGTGGCAACCTCCTGATCTTCCGCAAGGAGAACGGTGGCGGCGTCACGCCCCTTTATCTGTTGAAGCCGTCCGTCCGTATTCCGGCCCGGCTCGGCCTCGAAAAGTCACTCATCAACGATGCTCTCCCTTACTTCGAACGTAAGGCCTTCGAGATCATCAGCAAAGCAATAGGTTAGGAGCAGCCATGGATACCGTCCGCGAACGTATCATGCAGCACTTGAAGGCACGGTATGAAGCCCAGCGCAAAGGCGTCAACGGCTTCAATATCACGTGGGACTACGTGCTCCGCCGCCAGCCGACAAAGTCGGAAGGTCGCGAGGGCAATGTGCTCGAATTGATCGATGTCGGCGAGAAGAAGCGCCCAGGCATCGGCTACGATATGTGTTCTCTCCGCATCGTTGCGGAGTTCCACATCAAGATGATGGAAGGCGATGAGCCTCCAGCGTTTTGAATATGGCGCTAGGGGATGTCGTAAGGACAGCCGGGCTGGACATTCAGTGCGGAAACTTGGCGCTTAACCTCGAAGATGAAGGCAACGAACTTGACATTGACGGCGCAAACGATAATGTCGTGTCCGGCGTCGTAGTTTTCATCGTCACCTACAGGTGTAAGTCCAACGACCCGACGAAAAAGGTATAGGAGATTACGTTATGGGCATGCTCGGTGGATTGCTGACCAAGCGCGCGCTTGTGCTCGCGAAGGTCGAAACTACGACCGGTGTGGATGCAAATCCCACCCCGGAACTCAATGCGGTTCTTGCTAAGGAACCGACCCCCACTGCCGACCCGCAGATTTTGGAGCGCGACTTCGTTGCGAACGACCTTTCGCCGTTCGAACACGTCGTAGGCCGTATCGTCGGCGGCTTCGAATTCTCGATGGACATTGGTGGCAACGGTATCCAGCAGTCCGGCGTTCTCGCCGACGCCCCGACGCTGGCGACCCTCCTCCGTGGTTGTGGCTATCAGGCCATCGCCGTGGCAGGCACTGCCGCAGAAGCCGCTGTCGGCCCGGTCCCGGACAAGGCCAACCCCGCCACGGCTCCGAAGATCACCTACGCCAAGAGCGGCACCTCGACTGTTGAGAGCCCCGTGCTCTACACCATCGAAGTCACGACCGGCGGCGCTTCCGGCACGGCGCAGGTGAAGATCACCAACAACAACACCGACGAAGACGATCTGTCCGCCGCAGTCCCGGCAGCGATCACCTCCGGCACCCCGAAGGTTCTCGGCGGCTCCGGCGTCTCGGTTACCCCGACCTGGACCGGCAACCTCGTCGTCGGCCAGCGTTGGCATGTCTTCGTCCTGCCGAAGGGCACGAAGCTGAAGCCGCGTTCGACCGGTCACGAAACGCTGACCCTCTACATGTATAAGGACGGTCTTCTGTTCAAGCTGACCGCCGCCATGGGCACCTTCTCCATCCAGGCGACGGCTGGCGAACTGGCGACGATCACCTTCAACTTCTCGGGCGCTTGGGTCGATCCGGTGGACAGCCCCACCCCTGACTTCGAACAGCCCGAAACCCTGCCGCCGCAGGTCGAACTGGCCAACCTGACCTGGGGCTCCAACGTGAACCTCACCACGGAACAGTTCACCATCGACGGTCAGGTCAACGTGGTGCAGCGCCCCGACGTGAACAGCCAGTACGGCTACGCCGGTTCGCGCATCGCCTCCCGTGCTCCTGAAGGCGGCTTCAACCCTGAAGCCACGCTCGAAGCCGACGAACCGTTCTGGAAGACCTACACGTCTGCCAAGGCGAAGTTCTTCTCGGCCCGTATCGGCAAGGAGCCGGCAACCAGTTCGCCATCATCGGCCCCCGCACCCAGACCTCCGAAATCGGTTTCGGTGATCGCGACGGCATCATGACTTACGAAAAGTCGATTGCCTACAAGCGCTGGGAAGGTGACGACGAGCTTATCTTCCACTTCTGCTAACCGGAGGGACCGGGGATGTCCTTGGATAAAGGGACGACGACGATCAAGGTCTACGTCATCCTTCAGCACTTCCCCGGTCGAGCCGAAGGTCGCGCAAATGTGAAGGTGTTCGCCGTTCGCCTTACGAGGAAAGCGGCGGACACCATTGCTTCCACCCTCCCACGCTCGTGGGTGGAGAAGCACGAAGCCAGTAAGTAACCGTGCAACGCGTTGCACACTAACGCAGCAGCAAGAAAGGCAGCAGCAAAATGGCAATCATCGGTATGGACCTCTCGACGGAAAAGACCTTCGTGTTCTCCGGCGATCCGGACAAGGGCACCGACAAGGCGACCAAGTTCCGTTACAGCACTCTGGACAGCCGCATCCTCGGCATCCTCCAGGACAAGGCCACGTCGGTAAAGGTCAACCCGTCCGCTCCGGACGAAGACGTTGACACCCAGATCAACTCGAAGGCGTTCCAGTTCGAAGTCGTGCAGTTCGGCTGCAAGGGCTGGGATAACCTGAAGGACGGCAAGGGCAACGATATCGAATACGAGACGATCAAGCTCAATCGCGGCGGCAAGTCCTATCGCGTTGTCGATCCGGACACCCTCGCTCGCGTTCCTCGCATCGTCCTGGAAGAATTCGCCGAGAAGATCATGTCGGCGAACGAACTGACGGAAGACGAGGGAAACGCGTAAGGCAGGTAATCTTTGCGGTGGAGCTTTTGCCAGAACTCGATTGCTCCACCTGCACCCTTAGCCAACAGCGCGAAAGAGGGTGCACCACAGATGCTCCTGCCCCGCATGAACTGGACGGCATGGTTCTCAAGCGATGCCCGCGCCGTCCTCTTCTCGATGATCCGCAATTCTTCTCGGAATTGTTTTGGGGTCATCAGCAGTTCAAGAAGGGCATTCTGCCTGAAGAAGGCGGGTTGCTATCACAGCCAGCGAAGCTGATGCAACTCTACTTCGTTATCGACCGGACCCGGAACCTTTGTGAGAGGGAACTGGAGAAGAAGCGGCAGGCAGAGCAAGCCCGCCTCGCACGTAAAAGGTTCAAGAAGGGCTTGGGTTGAGCCCTTCTATCATAGGAGACGGAAGTGGCGACTAGGAACCGGGATATCGTTTACGTCCTCCGCATGCGCAATGAGGCGCGTGCCGCCCTCCGGGCATACGGCAGTGACCTCCGCAACGCAGGACAGGCGGCTGCGGAGGCTACTCGCCAAGCCAAAGAGATGGCTAAGCAGGCCAAGTCCCTCGATACAGCTATTCGCCGCACAGGCAACTCCACAGGTCAGATCGCCACCAACATGGCAGCGGCGACCGCCGGTATCCGTGCGGCCAACAAAGAGCTTACCCGCTTCACGGCGGTATCCAATCAGTCGGCGAAGGCCGGGCAGAACCTTGCCGCCGCCAGCCATAACATTCAGAGCGCCGGTCAGGCGCTGAAGTCGATCAACTCCGCCTTGAACAGCTTTGCCAAGGCAGCGGAGAAGACTGGCATCCTCGCTCAGCGCCTCCATGCAGGTGCGACTGCCGTCCAGGGTGCAACTGTTGCACTGCGCGCCGCGACCAGTCAGGCGACCGCTTTTGCTCGTGCCGCCAATCAGGCCGGGCAGGCGATGCAGAACGTCAACAACAATTCCCGCCCCACGGGCGGCGGCGGAAGCGGCGGCATCTTCGGCTCGCTCCTGGAGAGCGCGAACAAGGCACGTGCGGCCATCCTTAGCGTCGGCGCGGCCCTTGCATCCGTGCTCGTGGCCAAGGGATTGTTCGGCCTCACGGACGAATTCACAGGCTTGGCAGTCTCAGTTGAAGCTGGTAACCGGCAGCAGCAAGGAACTGACGCAGACCTATGACCAGCTTTACAAGATGGCGCAGAACACGCGCCAGAGCTTGGCTGGCACCGTCGAGCTTTACTCCCGCATCACCCGCGCTACCCAGGGCTTGAACCTGTCGCAGAGGCAGGTGCTCGATCTCACGGACGCCATCAATAAGTCGGTGGCGATCTTCGGCGGTCCCGCGTCCTCGGCAGAAGCCGCGCTCTTCCAGTTGTCGCAGGCGTTCGCTTCCGGCACGCTGCGCGGCGAAGAACTGAACTCGGTTCTCGAACAGTCGCCCCGCCTTGCCCAGGCCATCGCTGACGGCATGAATGTCGCGGTCGGCTCGCTGCGCACCATGGCAGAAGCTGGCAAGCTCACGTCCGATGCCGTGCTGAAGGCGATCATGTCGCAGCGCGATAAGCTCGATGCAGAGTTTGCCAAGATCGGTATCACCGTTGGGCAGGCGTTCACCGTCACACAGAACGCGATCCTCGACTACGTCGGCAAGGTGGACCAAGCCACGAAGGTCTCTGGCACGTTCGCCAACTCTGTCGTGAACGCAACGCGCCTTCTCCGCGACCCGGCTCTTATCCGGGCTGGCACCCAGGCCATCGAAGCGTTCGGCAAGGCGCTGGAAAGCGTAGTCGGCGCTGCCGTCTTCCTCGCTCAGCATCTGGACCTCGTCAAGGCTGCACTGGTCGGCTTGGCCGCGTTCGTCGCCCGTGGCGCAATCGTCAGCCTCGCCACTGGATTGATCGGAGCCGGTCGCGCCGCCATAGGCCTTGCCACGTCCTTCAACGGAGTGAACATCGCCTTGCTGGCGACGGCTGCACGTCTGCGCGTGGTCGCCTTGCTCCTGTCCTCTACTGGCATCGGTCTCGCTGTCACGGCCATCGGGACGGCCATCGGCTATTGGCTCACGTCCACTGACGATACTGTGAAGTCCACGGATGAGCTTGCCCGGACGGTCGAGCGCGTTCGCGATGCATATAAGGAAGCAGGCGGCAACATTGACGAAGTCAAGAACAAGGTCAAAGACCTCACGCTGACCCAGGCGAAGGCGAACTACGAGCAGGCCAAGGCCTACGCCGAGAAGCTCCGCAAGGATACCTTCACGGGCGTGACCGCGACCAACGACACGTTCAACAAGATCGGCCTCACCAGCGACTTCATGGAGAGCATTGGCCTCGGCTCCGGTAACAAGGAGATGACCAAGCAGCTTGACACGCTGACCGATCTTTCCCAGCGCCTGAAGGAAGGCAAAATCTCGCTTGAGGATTTCAAGACCCAGGTCGATGCTATCGGCAAAGCCGCCGCTGGCAAGGAAGTCCTGAATGCCGCCAGCGAGATGCTCGGCTACGTCGAGAAGATCAAGGAAGCCGACAAGGTCACTGAGCAGTTCTTGGGCGTCCTCGACGCCATGCAGGGCAAGCTGTCGGACGCGGCGAAGACCGTCGTCGCGAACAAGGATGCTGTGGAGGATTTCAACAACTCCTACCAGAGCGCGGCTATCATCATGTCCGCCTACGGCGATGCGCTGAAGAAGCTGACCGACCTGAACCCCGCCGGGAAGAAGGCGAATTCTGCGCAGAACGATGTCACGGCTGCAACGAACGCCTACGGGCAGGCAATGGAGAAGCTGAACAAGCTCCACGATCTCGGCACCATCAGCACGAACTACTACACCTCGCAGGTGAAGGTTCTGAAGAAGGCGCTGAAGGATGCGAAGGACGACGCCTCCGGCCTCACGGACGCCCTGAAGGATGTCAAGGAGTACATGCAGGCTACCGACTTGGCCTCCATCTACAACGGCAACATCCGCGCCATCGCCCAGGAGCGCAAGGAATACGAGAAGCTTCGCGACACCCTGAAGAAGGCCGGTGGTGACACGGCGGGCCTGGAGGCATCCTTCAAGCAGCGCATCGCCGCAATCGAAGGACAGGCCCGCTATGACCTCGCCAAGAGCCTTTCGGAGACGCTGAAGAACCTCGAAGACGAGAACCGCATGATCGGCTTGAACACCGCTCAGCGCGAACGTCTGACGGCTGTCATCCAGGCGGAGAATGCCGCGCGTCAGTCCGGCCTCGCCTCCGGCGATCAGAAGAAGTTCCTGGACGATTTCGTCAAGGCCTACGACAAGCTCGCTGCGATCCAGAGCGAAGGAAAGTTTGCCGAAGGTCTCGGAGAGCAGATCAAGGAACTGAAGCAGGAAGCCGTCACCATCGGTGTCGCCTCCGACAAGCAGGAGCGCTTGAACAAGCTGATCGAGTTCGAAGCCGCCGCCCGTGACGCCGGTCTCACGAGCATCGATAAGTGGCGGTCGCAGTACGTCGCCGCACTCGATGAAGTGAAGAAGGCCCAGGAAGCCGCCAACAAAAACTTCGCGCTCGGCTTCGGTGAAGGCCTTCGCGATTTCGGACTTGACGCAACCAACCTTCGTGCGCAGGCCAAGGACTTGGCGTCTGGCATCGCTGGCGATATCTCCTCTACCCTGAGGCCGGGCTGAAGACTGGCAAGTTCGACATCAAAGACCTCTTCTCTAATATCGCTGGCCGCTTCGTGGACATCGGCGTTGACAACCTTGTCGGCTCCATCTCGAAGCAGCTTGGCGGTATGTTCAATGACGGAACCGATAATGACCCTGTCGCCAAGGCTAAGGCCGTGATCGCTGCCCAGCAGGACGCCTACACGATGACTGTGCAGGGTGTGCAGGGTGCAGGTGCCACCTTCGTGCAACAGTTGCAGATGAGCTTTGACGGCATCGTCCAGGGCATCGGAACCATCAACGGTTCGAACGGTAGCAGCATGGCCGCTGGCCGCGCCTCTGATCGTGCGAGCATGCCGGGCTACTCGGCTGACTACGCCAGCAAGGTCAAAGACCTGAAGACTGATATCATCTCCGAAGTGCTGAAGGCGAACACCTCCGCCAGCGGCGTCGGCAGCTTCAAGACCACTGGCAACTTCAACGCCATGGGTGCGCAGAACGTCGATCAGCGTCTCGTCCAAATCCTGGAAGAAGCCTCGAAGCGCTCCGGCATGAACGTCGAAGCCTACTCCGGCTACCGCCCCGGCGATCCTCGCCAGCACGGCCAGGGCTCGGCTATCGATGTCGGCATCCTTGGCGCTGATGGCAAGCGCCTGCCGAACTACCAGAACGGCCAATACTTCCGCCAGTACGAGCAGCTTGCTCAGACCGCGAAGCAGGTGCAGATGGAACGCTTCCCCGAGATGAACGATCAGTTCCGCTGGGGTGGCTACTTCGGCGGTCCGAAGGGCAAGTACGGCGCGATGGACGCCATGCACTTCGACACGGGCGGCAAGAACATGGCGGGCGGCTCTTGGGCCAACGGCCTGAACCAGAACCAGCGCCAGATGTTCCCCGACGCCACGTCTGTCGGAATGAACGTGCAACAGTTGCAACAGCAGTTGTCCCAGGTCGGAACCGCTGCACAGACAGCCGCGTCCGCAACGCAGGCCGTCAACACGGCGTACCAGCAGACCGGCACCAATACGCAGACGGCAGCACAGGCCGTGCAGCAGCTTGCCACGAATAGCCAGCAGGCTGCTACGACCATGCAGACGGCAGGGCAGACCATGGGTCAGGCAGGGCAAGCAGCCGCCGCAGCGGGCACACAGGCGGCGACGGCGACCGCAGGCGTGGGTGAGTTCGGCAAGGGCATCACCGGCCTCCTGTCGCCTCTCCTGAGTGTCATCCCAGGCATCGGTCAGTTCGGTCAGGCTATCGTCGGATTGCTCGGCAATCTGCTCAAGTCTCCTACGGGTGGCGCTGGCGGCGGGCTGCTTAGCTTCCTGTTCGCCAACGGCGGTATCATGACCAACACTGGCAAGATGCCTCTGAAGACCTACGCCAAGGGCGGCATAGCTAAGAAGCCGCAGGTTGCCGTCTTCGGAGAAGGCCGCATGAACGAAGCCTACGTCCCGCTGCCAGACGGCAAGTCGATCCCCGTCTCCATGTCGGGTGGCTCCGGCGGTGGCGGCGTGTCGATGGGCGATATCAAGATCGATATCAAAATGTCGGCTCCTCCGGCGATGCAGAGAAGGATCAGAAGCACGCCGAGAACACGGCTGCGACGATCAACAAGATGCTTGACCAGAAAATCTCTTCTTGGGCGCTGCGTGAAAGCCGTCCTGGTGGAATGTTGCAGAAGGCGATGAAGTAATGACCACCCCTACCCTCCCCTTGCCTGAAGGCGTGGAAGTCTCTGTCGGCTCGGAAGTAGCGTTCCGGGCTCGCGTCCTCAAGGCCAACTTCGGCGAAGGCTACACCCAGCGCTCCGGCGACGGGCAAAATGCTGTCTCCGCCACCTACAGCGTGTCCTTCAACACACTAACACGTGTGGAGGCAAAGATTTTGCTTGACTTCTTTGCCGCCCAGGCAGGATACAAGGCATTCTATTACACGATCAAGGGCGAGACCGACCCACGCATGTGGGTTTGCGAAGAATGGTCCCGCGAACAGGTCACGGCCCTTCTCGATAACGTGAAGGCCACATGGGTTGAGGTTTTCACTGCATGACCGCTACATCGCCGGGCGTCCAACAGATTTCGCAGCATCTGGAGACGGATGACCTTGTCGTCCTCTACACGATTGACGTGACGCCGCTCGGCGTGCCGCAGATGTGGCACTTCACCAACGGCAAGCAGGTGAAGTTCCGTGGCTTCACCTTCGTCGCCGCCGACGTGAAGTCGGATGGCTTCGAGTGGAACGGCCAGGGCGCAATGCCGCAGCCGACGATCTCGGTATCCAACGCCACCCGCATGCTGTCCGGCATCGTCGGCACCTATAAGGACTTGGTTGGCGCGAAGCTCATTCGCATCAAGACCTATGCCCGCTACCTGGACGAAGCGCCGGGCGCGAACCCGGACGAAGCGTTCGCCGCCGACATCTATAACTTCGAGCAGAAGACGGCCCACGACAAGTACCAGCTTGAGTGGACGCTGTCGGCGGCAATGGATCAGCAGGGCAAGAAGATACCCGGTCGGCGCGTCCTACGGGATGTCTGCATGTGGAGGTATCGCCGCTGGACCGGTGCGACCTTCGACTACTCGAAAGTGCAGTGCCCCTACAACGGCGTGCAGAGCTATACGAAAGACAAGGTTCCGACCACCCCCGCCAATGACCGTTGTGGTCGGCATGTGTCGGACTGCGAACTGAGGTTTGGAGCAAATGCAGAGCTACCCTTCGGCGGTTTCCCCGGCGTCACTCGCGTGCGCCTCTGAGAGCCATCTGACCACGCAATACGTCTCCGCTTTGAACGAGTGGAAGGCGCATGCGGTCAGCAAGTTCCCCAACGAAGCTTGCGGTTTCATCCTGAAGGATGGGTCGTTCTTGCCGATGGAGAACCTCTCCCCCGAGCCGCGCAAGAATTTCATCATCAATGAGACAGAGGAAGTCTACGAGCGCGGCATCGTCGCGTTCCTCCATAGCCACACCCCTGACGACCCGGACGAGAACGGTCGCGTGCAACCTGTTGCACTTGGACCCTCCAAGTCGGACATGGAAGGGCAGATTTCCTGTGACTACCCGTGGGGCATCTCGGTTTGCGACGGAGAGAACACGACCACGCCGCTTTGGTTCGGCGATCAGCTTGAGCCGCGCCCGCTGCTTGGCCGCGTCTTTGTGCACGGCATCTGGGATTGCTACTCACTCATCCGCGACTGGCACCGCACAGAGGCGGGCATCATCATCCCCGAGTACCCCAGAGAGTTCTCGTGGTGGGGCTCGAAGGAAGAGGGCTACCCCGGCGAAGACATGTACGAAGCCAACTTCAAAGATGCCGGGTTCGAGCGCGTCCATCGTGATCGCGGCCCCCTTCCTGGAGATGTCTTCATCTGTAGGTTAAAATCCACTGTACTTAATCATGCCGGTGTATATATTGGCGACGATCACATCTTGCATCATGCCGCCGGGGCGCTGTCTATGCGTAGCCCAGCCAGCCGGTGGCACAGCAAGTTGGACTTCTTAGTTCGTCACAAAGATATGCCGGAGCCAGAGGATGCTGCGTAAAGTCTACCTTCACGGTCACGCACGGGAGATGTTCGGAGAGTGTTTTGAGCTTGATATCTCGACACTCTCCGAAGCCGTCAGGGCCATCGGTTGCCAAGTGCCGGGCTTCCGGAACTACATCGCTCAGCGCCACTTCCGCGTGACGGTCGGCAAGGAACTCCGCAAGGGCCGCGCTCTTGGCGAGAACCAGATCACCGAATACCTCGGCAAGGGCGACTTGCACCTGATGCCGGTTATCAAGGGTGCGAAGAACGGCGGTCTCATGAAGATCATCGCCGGGGTTCTCATCGCCGCCGTGGCATGGTGGGCCGCTCCTACCTTGGGTGCAGCCGCCATCGGCAGCGTGACCTACGGCCAGATCGCCATGGTCGGCATCGGTCTTGCAGCGGCTGGCCTCTCCCAGCTTCTGACCAACAACAAGGCCAGCAAAGAGAAGAAGGATGAGAGCGCCCGCATCGGTGGCGCAATCAACGTAATGGAGCAAGGCGGTCCCGTCCCGCTGATCTATGGCAGGTATCGCGTCGGATCGACCATGATTTCGTCCGGCGTCACCACAGAAGACATTCCTATCGGTTAAGTGGGGCGCTGACATATGATCATCCGTAAGGTTCTTAAAGGCGCGAAGGGCGGCGGCAAGGGCGGTTCGAAGGACAACTCCCCGAACTCCCTCCGCTCCGGCGCGTACATCAAGCTTATCGACTTGCTCGGAGAGGGCGAGATCGGCGGGCTTGTAGACGGTTCGCGCTCTATCTTCTTCGACAACACCCCGCTGATGTCGGGAGGCTCCTACAATTTCAAGGGCGTCTCCTGGACGCAGCGCGTGGGCTTGCCGGACCAGCCTTACGTCCCAGGCTTCAACTCTGTTGAGAACGAAGAGGCTGTCGGCGTCCAGGTCAAGCATGGCCTGCCGATCACCCGCAACGTCGAAGGCGAAGACCTTGATGCAGTCCGCGTGACCGTGGAAATCCCTGCCCTCGCAAGGCAGAGTGACGGGCGCTTCAAGGCGCACTCGGTCGATTTCGCGCTGGAAGTTAGGTACGACGGTGGGCCGTGGACCAACCCTTTCGGCACCTTGACCATCTCCGGCAAGTGCACGTCGCCGTATGACCGTAACTACCTGATCAACTTGCCGCGCAATCCCAGCGGCGCAAGCTCGCCATGGTCGATCCGCATGGTTCGCTTGAGCGATGACAGCGAAGACGCGACCAAAGAGCAGAACGATACCGTCTTCGCTTCGATGACGAAGATCACCTACGGTAAGTTCACCTATCCGAACTCCGCCTATATCGCCATGCGCGTCGAGGCAGAGCAGTTCGGCCAGTCGGTTCCGACCCGCTCATACGAAGTCTATGGACGTATCGTCCAGGTTCCGACGAACTACACGACACGCCTCTACAACGCCGATGGCGTCATCACCCGCAACGCCTCCTACTCGGGAAGCTGGAACGGCACGTTCAAGTGGGCCTGGACGGATAACCCGGCGTGGGTGCTCTACGACATCATGACCAATGATCGCTTCGGTCTTGGCGAGGATATCGACGCCTCGCAGGTGGACAAGTGGTCGCTCTACGAGATCGCGCAATACGCAGACCAGAACGTGCCCGATGGCCGTGGCGGCAACAAGCCGCGCTTCACGTTCAACGGCGCGATGTACGATCAGCAGGAGGCATTCGACGCCATCCAGCAAATCGCTTCCGTGTTCCGTGGCATGGCCTATTGGTCTTCCGGCTCGGTTATGGCGACACAGGATCGCCCGAAGGACGTGAGCATCCTTGCTGCATCTGCCAACGCGGTTGACGGCTCCTTTAGCTATCAGGGCTCGGCCCTCACTGCCCGGCATACGGTCGCCGTGGTCAAGTTCGATAACCCCGAACTGAACTATGAGCAGGATTTCGTAGTTGTCGAGGATCGCGACGGCATCGAACTCTACGGCTATAACGAGACCGAAATCCTTGCAACAGGTTGCACCGACCGGGCGCAGGCCTACCGCATCGGCGAATGGGCGCTGTTCACCGAACTGAATGAAACAAACGTCGTCAGCTACAAGGCTGGTCTCGATCATGCTGGCCTCCGCCCCGGCGACATCATCGCCGTCCAGGACAGGAGCTTTGCCGGTCCCGATAATGCCGGGCGTCTGAAGGCAGGCAGCAGCGCGTCCACCCTTCTGCTCGACCATGACGTGACCCTGGAGACCGGCCAGAGCTATTCAGTTTCGGTCGTGCTGCCGAACGGCACGGTCGAAGAGCGTGATATCGTCGTTTCTTCTTACGACGTTCCTATCAACATCCTTGATGTCTCAGCGCCCTTCAGCGTAACGCCTGACGAGGAAGCCCTTTGGGTTCTCGCGTCTGATACGCTCGTGCCCTCCTTGTGGAGTTGCATCTCTGTCCGTGAGAGCGAGCCGCATATCTATGAAGTGGTGGGAGCGCAGTACGAGCCCGCCAAGTTCGAACATATCGACAACTCCGCCCGCTTCGATCCTCTGCCGACGCAGAACAATCCTGTCGTGCAGCCGCCGATCAACCTGCTTGTGCAGGAAAGCATCTATACCCAGGACGGCGTTCCGCGCACGGCCTTGCTTGTATCGTGGACCTCGCCCGGCATCGAGTTTGCCGTGGTCGGTTACGAAGTCGCCTACGACGGCCCGGACGGCTATGTCCAGGTCGGCAGGGTTCCGTCCACGTCCGTGCAGATTTTGGATGCGCCGCCCGGCGATTACACCTTCTATATTTCGAGCGTGTCGCTTAGCCAGCGCGTCTCTCTGCCAGCCACCATCGACTACGCAACTCTCGGCTGGCAGGGTACGCACAATGGCACCATCGCCAACGTTCGCCTGAAGGGCAAGACGCCCGACATCACGTCGTTCACGGGCTCCTCCCCGGAGTTCGTCTGGGATAACGTGTGGCCCACGGGCACCATCTTCAATCCGGACGGCAGCAGCCCGATCTTCCGCAACAACCTCGTCAGCATCTATGACGAAGTCACCGAAGACCTTCTGCGCCAGGAGTACACCCGCAACTCGAACTACGTCTACACGCTGTCGAAGAACCGCGCCGACAACGCTGTCTACAATCGTGGTCCGAGCCGCGCGTTCCGCGTCGAAGTCCAGGTGTGCGACGTTTACGGACGCCAGTCCGATCCGGGCACCATCTCGGTAAGCAACCCGCCGCCTCCCGCCGTCGCCCCTGTAGGCATTCCGGGCTTTGGTCAGTTCGTCGTTCGCTGGTCTACTCTCAGCGATCCTGACCTTGCAGGCTTCTTGGTTTGGGTATCGAGCGCGCCGGGCTTCAACCCGCTGACCACGGAGCCCTACTTCGACGGCATGGTGAACGCCATCACCTATGCGGCGTCTTCCGGCACGACCTACTATGTCCGCGTTGGAGCCTACGACACCTTCGGCAAAACCGGCCTCAACATCTCTGGCGAGATCGAGTGCACGGCGGTCGGCTCCGATGACCTTGACCCGCCGGACACTCCGACCGGCCTGACCTCGACTACGTCGCTGATTTCGGACGTTCAATCCCGCGTCATCTATACCTGGGATGCGAACACCGAACCCGACATGATGGGCTACACGCTGGAGATCAAGGAAGAGGGCGGCGATTGGGTCGGCTTCAATACTTCAACGGCGATCTACCCGATCAACGTCCTGCCCTCCACCGCGCTCGATGCACGGGTAAGGGCCTACGACGTGAACGGCAACTACTCCGCCTTCACCGCTGTCTACTCGACGGTAGCGGCAGGCGACCTCGTACCTCCGGCGGTCCCGACCAACTGGACGGCCAAGGGTGGCTTCGGTATCGTGTTCCTGGAAGGTGACCCGAACAGCGAACGCGACTTCCGCGCCTTCGAAGTCTATGCGAGCGAAGCGACTGATGCGCCCGATGGTGCAACTGTTGCAACGCATACCTCCTCCGCCAATCAGGTGTTCATCACCGATCTTGACGATAACCTGACCCTGAATTTTTGGGTAAGGGCCGTGGACACGTCTGGCAACAAGTCGGACTGGACGGCGATGTTCTCCGCCACCACGGTCTCTTCCAACGTCCTCCTGACGACGGAAGCCCTGGAAGGCATCGTGGATCGCACCTCGTTCGCCACCTCCATCGAAGTGCCGGGCATCGGTAACGCGCTGCCTGACATCCCGTTCGATAGCTCGACGCCCAAGCAGTTCTTCCTTGCCACCGAAGGCAGGATGTACGTGCAGAAGGTGGACGGCACGGGATGGGTGCTGACCACTTCGACCACGATCCTTGACGGCCAGATCATCACAGGCCAGATCGCTGCCGGTGCCATCGGCACTGATCAGCTTGCCGCCAACGCGGTCACGGCCAAGAACCTGTCGATCCGAGACTTCACCGTCCTCGCCGATAACGCAGACATGCAGCTTGGACCGGTGAAGGGCTGGGCGAATTCGTCCCGCATCTTCAACGACCCGGCGACGGCCTACCCCGGTCAGACGTGGGTGGCTAAGCTCATCGCCTCGGTAACGGTCACGGTCGCCAACGAACTGGAAGTCCCTTGCAAGGAAGGCGAGAAGTTCTATCTCTCCGCCAGCGTCAAGGCTTCCGGCGCGGCTGGCAGTGGCCGCAAGGGTGTGCGCGCTCAGTTCCTGGATAGCGCTGGAACGCTGCTCACGCCCGGCACCGCCGATACCACCAGCATCCCCGCCGATTGGGTATCGGTCTCCGGCTTCGCCACGGCACCTGCTGGCGCTGTCCGCGTTCGCCTGGAAATGATCGCCTACAACAACGAAGGCGGCACGGTCTACATCGCCAATCCTCGGATGATGCGCGCCGCTGCCGTGCTTATCGAGCCGAACGGCATCACCTCCGACAAGATCACGACGGGCGAGTTCATCACGCTCTCCGCTCAGATCAAGGATGCGATCATCACCGACGCCAAGGTTGCCAACCTGTCGGCTGCAAAGTTGACGGCTGGCACCGCGCTTGCTGGAAGCATCACGGTTTCGGGCACGGCGCTTTCGACCATGCAGTCCCAGGCCAATGACCCGGCGACCCGCATCAATGCGCAGTCCACCCAGATCGACCCAGGCAAAATCCTGATCTCCGGCGCTACCACGCTGGCCTCTTGGCGCGACGGCACCGATACCACCTTGATCGCGGGCGGCAAGCTGTCGGCGAACAGCGTGACCGCCAACAAGCTCACTATCGGCGCTCGCGGCATCAACCTGGAGAACATCCAGTTCTCCTACGACAAGACGGCTGGCACTGTCTCGTGGACGGCGGGAACGCTGCGCTACATGAGCACGAATGCCACGACCGGCGTTGTCGAACAGCGTGGCCTCGTGGTCTCGGTGCAGGCACTGCCACCTGGACAACCGGGCGTCTCTACATCTACTGGCAGAAGCCCGATCCCGACCCGGCGCAGTCCACGGCTATCACGTTCTCCTCCACGAACGTCATCGCCACGGCGAACGCTTCCGATACCGTCGTCTTCGCCACCTACGACGGTGGAACGAAGTTCAACGCCAACTACGGCCAGACGATCATCGACGGCGCAACGATCCAGACCGGCACCATCGTAGCCGCACAGATCGCGGCGAACGCCATCACGTCGGACAAGATCACGGCGAACGCTGTCAACGCCACGCACATTGCCGCTGGCATCATCACCGGCAAGCATCTCGATGCTTGTCCGACTACTCGAACGTCGTTCAGGCTGGCGACTTCGATCAGTTGACGGCGGCTGACCTGTGGACCTATGGCGGCGGTTCGATCAGCCCGCAGTATTCCGGCTTGTCGAACACGGGCAACTTCTATCTGGAAGCCAACGGTGCGCAGACCGGCAAGTACCAGTTGGTTCTTGACCGCAAGAGCACGTCCTACGGCACCAACCTGAATGCCACCCTGGCAAACAAGTTCCCTGTCACCCAGGGCCAGACCCTGACCGTGGAAACGTCCTTCTGCACCAAGGGCAGCGCCACGACGGCGGGCTTCTATCTGACGGTGTACTTCTACGACCAGGACGGCGTCCAGACTAGCTCGTCGTTCCTCTGGAACAACACGGCCATCCCGGCGGCTTATGCCACGGCGACCAAGAAGATCGTTGTCCCGGCGGGCTCGGTTTACTGCGCTATCCGTCTGACCCATGGCGTGGGCTCGAACTCACAGTACCTGTATGTGGACCGCGTTGCTGTCCGCTATGCGAATGCCGCCACGCTGCTGATCGACGGTAGCGTCAAGGCCAACCATATCCAGGTTGACGACCTTGCCGCCTTGCAGATCACGGTCAAGAACATCGACATCGAGACCGGCACGATTGGCGGCGAGAAGCTGACCAACGGCGCAATCTCGGATGTCTACGTCGATAGCTCTGGATCGTCCATTTACCTTAACGGCTCCTCGAACATCCTCGTTCGTAACATCGCCGTGAAGGCAACAGAGCGCTTGATCTTCAATGCCACCTGGAACATCCGAAGCTTCATCGACTTTGACACGGAAATCTGCTGGTATGGTTATGCCCAGCTAGTCGTCAACAGCACGGTTATTGCGCAGACTATGATTGTCGGGCCTGCCATTGACGGCTATACGTGTAGCAACCAGTCCATGGCTGGCGCGGCTATTATCGGTTCTGACCAGACTGTCACCTGCTACTTCCGCTTCGTCATCGGTTCCGGCGGCACACCTCGTGCAGGCAGCTACAACGGCGGAGCGCTGTCGCAGAACCCGATGTCTAATGACGGCGTCTACTGGACCATTCTGAGGGCAAAGAAATGATTTGGTTCCTACTTTACAGGCTGGACGGCTCCATCGCCCAGCACAGCAACGCCCACAACGAAGAGGAGGCACAGGCGCTCGCTGAGCTTCTTGACCTCTCTCTTCTTGTGCTGGAAGACCAGCTAGAGGATGTCCGTGACTGGTACGTCCTAGACGGCGCGCTTACGCAGAGGAGCGAGATCGCCGCCGAAGACACTTACGATATCGTCGCTGATGGCGTGGCCGAAGTGTCCTTCCCCGTCCCGGCGGGAACGAAGATATTCTTCCAAAGGGAGTGGCACGTGTCGGACGGAACCTTGGCGTTCGCCACCGACACACCCGGCACCTATACTTTCTTCGTAGAGGGCTCGGTAAGCCACAAAGAAAAGAAGGTGACCATCAATGCGGTTTGATGTCAAAGCTGGCTTGCAGTCCGTCAAGGACGAACTCAAGGCCAAGGTCGATTACGAAGCCTGGCAACTGCGCTCGCAGTACATCACCACCATCCCAGGGCAGGACATGGTCTACATGGAAAAGCGCCTGGAGGCAGAGATCGTCGTGGCCGACCCTGACCTCGGCGAGAACCTGTCCGCTGCCGAAATCCCGCACGTGGCCAAGGAGGCTACCACCTCCGGCGTCAGTCGCTTCGACAAGTCCGTGGAAATCCTGACGCTGGCGAACCTGTGGAAGCAGGTGTCTCCGGCTATCGAGGATCGCCGCCTGTCAACGAAGAGCGCCATCGACGCGGCAATTACCGTAGCGGAAGCTCGTGCTCTGAGTGTAGTGGACTGGTCCGACCTGTCCCTTATGTAGTGCAACAGTTGCACCGCAGCAGTTTTTGCTTGACATTTATCTCGGCGATAACCTACACGTGTTTCTAATCGCACTCGTAGGGATCAACAATGTCCGGTGCTGCACCCAATTCCGTCATCGAGATTACGCGTTCGGAACTCGACGCTATTATCGATGCTGCCGCTGAGCGTGGCGCTATCAAAGCTTTGAAGAGCCTGGGTCTCGATGATGACAAGGCTCCTCACGATATCCGTGACATTCGTCAGTTGATCACGGCGTGGCGCGACATGAAGAGCGAAGCGCTGAAGACCGCTGCCAAGATGGTCACGACCGCGATCCTCACGGCCATCGTGATCGGCCTCGGGGTGCAGATGGGCGTGACCAAGCTTTTCGGAAGCCCCTGATACCCACTGGACGTAGGGCTTCTTCAGCGCTATAAGGTTTTGCAGGCATCACCTAAACCTACACGTGGAGAAGCCAATGCCAAGTTTTGGGAAACGGTATCTGGTTTACCTCGCGCTGCTCACTACCCTTGCAATTGTCGTGGGCGTGAAAGTGCAACAGGTTGCAAACGGAGTACCGTCATGACTACGCAGATCATTGCGCTGATGGGCGCTGCCGGTTCCGGCAAAACCACCGTATCGAAAAAACTTCAGGCCTATGGCTTCTCCCGCTACCGGTTCGCCGGAACGCTCAAGCTCATGCTCCGCACTCTGGGGCTGACCGAAGAGCAGGTGGACGGCAGCGAGAAGGAAATCCCCTCCGATCTTCTGTGTGGTCGGACGCCGCGCCACGCCATGCAGACCATTGGCACCGAATGGCGTGACATGATCCACCCGCATCTCTGGACGCGGGTTCTGGAAGCGCAGATCGTCAACCAGATCGCCGCCAATGAAAGCTACGATCCGCCGCGCCCGTCCTTCATCGTCATTGACGATTGCCGCTTCCCCCACGAGGTGGATATGATCAGGCGTCTTGGCGGCGAAATCTGGTGCATCCGTCGCGCCCAGACCGAGCCCGGCATCGTTACCCGGTGGGTGTCGAAGCTGCCGTGGCCGCTGAAGCGCTTGGCGGCTTTCGTCCTCAACATCAAGCCTCTGCATCCGTCCGAACTCTACTGGATGGACATTGACGAGGATGTGACCCTCTACAATAACACCTCCGAAGCCGACCTCATGGATACCGTCGAGACGGCGATCTACGAGCGCATCGAAGGTCCGACCAAGGACACGGAAAATGAACAACTCTCTCTTCTTTGACGCGGTCAAGCGGTCGCTCTTCGGCGGCTCGCTGACGGACGAACAGCGTCGTGGCATGACGGCCATCCTCAACGTCTGGATTGCCCGTGGGACCAACGACGTTCGCCACCTAGCCTATGTGCTGGCCACGGCCTACCATGAGACCGGGACACGCATGATCCCCGTCCGTGAGGGCCAGGGCCAGCGCAAGCTGTGGTCCGACGCCCAGGCACGCAATGCCGTCGCGCTCCTCCTGAAGGCCAAGAAGATCAAGCGCAACTACGCGCTGCCCGGCTCCTATGGCAACAGCTTCTATGGTCGCGGCTATGCCAGATCACCTGGGAGACGAACTACAAGCGGATGAGCCCGCTTACTGGCGTCGATCTTGTCCGCTACCCCGACAAGGCCCTGGAGCCGGAGATCGCCGCGATCATCCTTATCGAGGGTTCGACCAAGGGCGTATCGCTGAAGGGCGACTTCACCGTCTATTCGCTCGAAGACTTCATCGCCGGAGACAAGTGCGACTACGTCAACGCCCGCAAGGTCATCAACGGCCTGGACCGGGCTGGAGACGTTGCCAAGTACGCGCTGAAGTTCGAAGCCGCCCTGGAAGACGCGGGCTATGAGCACGTTCCGGCCAAGGCACCCAAGAAGATCAAGGCTACCCCCGCCAAGCTCACCAGCGAGCAGCTACGTGGCATACAGCAGGCCCTGAAGGACAAGGGCTACACCATGGTCGGGCGCGTCGATGGTGAATGGGGCGACAACACCGAAGACGCGATCCTCGCCTTCCGGCGCAAGAACGGCCTCCCACTCGTCCCGGTTATCGATGACGAATTCAAGGCTGCTCTCTGGTCCGGCGAGAACAAGGCCGTCAGCGATGTCCGCTCTACGGCAAAGCTGGCAGACCTGAAGGGCATTGCGCCCGGCGCTTCCGAAGTGGCCCTCCTGAAGAAGGGAGCTACTTATGTCGGTCTCGGCTCGTTCGCAACCGGCGGCGCGCTCTCGACCGACGACATCACCGGAGTGACCAGCAAGATCAGCGCCGCCAAGGAACTGATGGCCATGCTGCCGTCGCCGGGAACGCTCTTCCTCATCGCAGGTGGCGCGCTCCTGCTCTACTTCCTGGTAACCCGCGTGGGTTCGAAGATCGTCCACGCCTACCGTGAAGGAAGCATCTCATGAGCGCCTTGTTTCGGATCGGCGGAGAAGTCATCCCGTGGTTGATGAGCTTCAGCATCACCAGGGTTCTCCTCATGACAATCGCCGCCGGGGTTATGTGCTTCGGCGGTTACGTCTTCTTCAGCGGCCAGACTGCCAAGACGACGGTCGAGGTTCTACGCCGGGAAAACCACACGCTCGCCCGTGGCAAGGCGGCAATCGAAATGCGCGTCCAGTCAGACGGCAAGGTTGGCTCCCTGGAGAACGCCGCCAAGGTGAAGGAGCTACGCCGATGGGCCGTAAGTACAAAAAAGGAATAGACTGGAACGGCGTCGTCTTCGCGATCTTCATGGTTGCCCTGGTCGCCGTCCTGTCGTCTTGCGTCACCACCAACGCGGCGGTTGATCCCGGCAAGGCTCCGCTACCTAACTTCTGCGAAGTCCAGGTCGCCTACCGTCCGCCGGAAGCAGAGTTGCAACATGTTGCCAAGTCGCCGTACACGGTGGACTATCTCTTGAAGCTCAATCAGTTTGGGCAACAGGTATGCGGCTGGGAGGAAAGTGTGAAATAATTTGTAATATGTCGTTGACATGTAGTGTGGATGTGTTACAACCAAATCGTTCCTTGAAGCCTGCCCTTTGGCTCTTTGGAGTTGCGACAAAATCGAGCCGTTTGATCTGCCCTGATCAAACGGCTTTTTTCATTTTAGGTGTTGACAAAGGATCGTTCCCAAGTTAGACATATGGATGGCTACCACGAGCCACCACGAAACCTTAAACGGAGAGCACTGACAATGGTCGGAGCACAGCTTACAAACGAACAGGCGGTTGTTCGAAATGCGGACGGGTTCCGCTCGAAACTCGCCATCCTCGATAAGGCCGCAGTCGGCGTTATCCTCTGCCGCACCCGCGAGCCCTATCGCGCCCTGGACACCATCAAGGACTACGCATTCGGCGAAGACGTTGAATGCCGCCTCTGGACGGTCCTGTATGGTTGGGCCAAGTACAACAAGGCCGACCCGACCGCTGCGCCCCAGGTGGACAACCTGAAGGAAATCAACGGCGCTCTGATGGCCATCGGCGACATTGCTGGCAGCACGACCGGCTTCCCGAACGGCTTCTACGCCATGATGTACGCTCACTTCTGGCTGAAGCCGGGCCAAGCCAACCCGGTGACGATCCAGATCATCAAGGAATATTGCCGCCTCTTCACGCAGAACGAAAAGCGCCTGATCCTTCTCGCGCCGCTCGGCTACAGCCTTCCGCAGGAACTGGAAGAAGACGTTCTGATCCTGGACTTCGACACGCCGTCGCACGCCGAGATGGGCGACATTTACGACGTGGTCATGGAAGGCTTCGGCGACAAGAAGCCGAACTTCAACAAGGACGCCAAGAACCGCACGCTTGCGGCGGCGGCTGGCATGTCGCAGCAGGAGTTCGAAACCTCGCTGTCACGCGCCGTGGTCACGCACCGCAAGCATCTGCCGAATGTCGATCCGGACCTGATTATCGGCGAGGTCATGCAGTCCAAGGTGGAAGTCGTCAAGCGCTCGGAAGTGCTGGAGGTGATGGAAGCCACCAACATGTCGAACGTCGGCGGTCTCGAAAACCTGAAGGAATGGTTGCGCAAGCGTGCTCCCACCTTCGGCGAGGATGCCAAGAAGTTTGGTATCGATGCACCCAAGGGCATGGCCCTGATCGGCCCTCCTGGTACGGGTAAGTCACTTTGCGCCAAGGCGACCGCCAACTTGCTCGGCTTGCCGTTGATCAAGTTTGACATCAGCCGCGTGTTCCAGTCGCTTGTCGGTCAGTCCGAGGAGCGTGTCCGGGCGGCGCTGAAGATGCTCGATGCCATGGCACCCTGTGTCGTCATGCTAGATGAAGTGGACAAGGCCTTTCAGATGGGCTCTGGCGGCGACAGCGGCGTCTCTCAGCGCATCTTGGGTCTTATCCTGACCCACATGCAGGAGACCCACGCTCCGCTCTTCTGGGTGGCGTCGGCGAACCGCGTCGATAACCTGCCTTCCGAGTTCCTTCGGCGCGGACGCCTGGACGAGGTGTTCTCTGTCTCGGTTCCGGAAGACGATGAACGGCTCGACATCATCAAAATCCATCTGCGCAAGCGCGGCCAAGACCCGGACAAGATCAAAGACCTGGACGTGGCAGTGCAGAAGTCGAACGGCTACGTTCCCGCAGAGTTGGAAGCGGCAGTCAAGGACGCCTTGATCGACGCCTTCAGCGACAACATTCCTGTGACCGGCGAACTGATCGGCAAGCAGCTTGGCAACATGAAGCCGCTGTCTGTCGCCTTCGCGGAACAGTTCCAGCGCATGACCGAGTGGGCGGATAACAACGCACGCCCGGCGTCGAAGTCCAAGGAGGAGAAGGTTGCCGTCCGTGCCCGGTCAAGAACCGCACCGGCAGTGGCTTCCTCCGGCAAACGTGCAGGTATGTCACTGGACAGCTAAGTCTGCCACGTGATATAAAGGGCTTGCTCGGCGCATCCGTTCGCCGGGCAAGGATGAGCGGGGCCGGTTCGTGGTTCCTTCATCCCGCAACCGGGAGGGTTTGAGGTGGTTCTCCGCCCTCCCGGCATCCTTTTGCAACATGTTGCATTAAGGCTTGACAAAGGAACGGTGCCAAGTTAAATTCCTATTGTGAACCACCACGGAGAACCACAATGCTCATTTCCGCAATCACTGGCGACCAGAACTTCCCGAACGGCAGCGCGAAGCTGCATCTCTTTTTCGTCCCGACGCGGCAGCGCATGGGGCAGGAGGTTCATATTGGTCAGCTTGCCCGAGGCGTCAACCCAGACGTTCCCTGCTCTGCCACCAACATCCGCCGCTTCAATGCGATGAATGGCGCTCCCGAAACCCTTGGGAAGTGGACGCAGGCCAACTACGATGTCCCAGAGGGTGTCGTGCTCAAGCTCTTCGGCACCCGGCGCACCTCCATCCAGGGGCAGAACATCGGGTCCGCCTCCGCAGTCATCTATGTCCAGGCGCGCTCGAATGCGGCGCTGACAAGCATCGACTTCAGCCTTATCCCTAACGACCGTTCGCCGATCACGCGGGCAGAGTTGCAGGGTAGGTTCGACATTCTCACAGGTGCGGAACTCGCACAGCTTGGCGTCTCCATGAACCAACAGACGCTGATGTCCATGAGCGAGCGCAACGTGAGCCGGGTATTCGCGTTGAGAACCCTTGAACGGCAGCTTCAGGCAAAGCAGACCGTCCGGACCACCACCGTGAATAATTCTGATGGCGAAGCTGTCGTCATTCAGAAGCAGGTAGCAAGGCGTGCCGTCAAGCTCTGAACATAGGCCTTGACAAAGGATTGGGGTTAAGTTAGATTAGTCATAGTGGAATTGACCACGAAGGAAAGGAACCACGGAATGTCTCATACCACCACACTGAAGGGCGTCCAGATCAAGGACATCGCCGCGCTTCGCGCAGCGGTCGCTGAACTCATCACCCAGGGCGTCAACTGCGCTCTCCTGGAGAACGCCAAGCCGCGCATGTTCTACGCGAGCCAGCACACCAACTGCGATTACGTCCTGAACCTGAAGGACAGCCAGTACGACGTTGGCTTCGACAAGCAGAAGGACGGCTCCTACGCTCCGGTGTTTGACGAATGGTCCAACCACGTCTCGGCGAAGATCGGCGCTTCCTGCCCGCTGCCGACCACGGCGGAAGGCAAAGCCCAGCACCAGATCGGCAAGCTGCTTCAGTCCTACCAGAAGCACGTCGCCATCAACGCCGCCGTCATGTCCGGCTACTCTGTCGAGAGCGCCGACTACGACAAGGAAGGCAACCTCCAACTCGTGATCAACGCGTAAGGGCTCCGGCCCTTACCGCCCACCCTCGAAACACAGAAACGGAAAGCAACTCCAATGAGCATGAAGCAGATCAAGGTCACCATCGATCCCATCGGCAACTCCAAGGTCGAAGCAATCGGCTACAACGGCGTCGGCTGCGAAGCCGCCACGAAGACGGTCGAAGACGCGTTGGCCGGTGGCAAGGGCGGTGTTGACCGCGTCATGAAGCCGGAATGGTCGAACCCGAACACCGAAGAGCAGACCCAGCAGCAGGGCATCCCGACCTGGGGCTAAGACGATCCGCGAGGGGCTGGCAACGGCCCCATCGCTTCCAAGGTGAAGCCAGCCTCCTCTCATAGCCGCCGCATCATATGAGAGTGACACTTAAACCCTTCCTCGTGGGGTTTGGCTGGCTTCTCCCTGCAAGCGAAGAGGAGAACCACCCTATGCAGCAAGTCATCACAATCCAGCCGGACGGCACCATGTCCGGCCTCCAGGTCAAGCCCGGCAAGGGCATCGACCTCACCAAGCTCGGAAAGGCCCACGTGGTCCGGGCTTCGGAAATCCTCTGGCATGAAGAGAAGCAACTCTGGTATGTCAGCCTCCTGAATGAAGAGCGCCAGATGGACGGCCTCTTCGGAACGCTGACCTGGGATATGTGGACAGATGCCGGTCTCGACCACGAGCAGCTTCCAGCGGCCACCACCTTCTCGGTAGTCCGTGACAACCTCGCTATGTTCTTCCCGGACTATGACAGGGCAGTAATAGCGGAGATTGCATACCTCGACGCCATGCGTCTGAAGGGCATCTTCTAAGACATCCGCCCTGCCGTGCAACCCGTTGCATTGCAGGGCTTTTTAGCGTCTAGTGGTAAGGAGGCGACACACCTACAAGATGTAGTAGGCTTGACATGTAGGCCCGTTAGGGCTTATGAATACCCCTCGATCCGGCCAGGGCACCTAGCAAGGTATCCGGATCAAGTCGCACCCAAAGGAATAACAATGCAGCATGTTCAAGTGCATGCGGAGAACGGCTATGTGTACGTTCCCGCCAATACCCCTCTGTCTCGTAAGCACGTAGACCAACCCGTGGTCTCAGTGGCGCTCCCCACCGACAAGCGCCTCTATACGCTCAAGGTCAAGACCTTCCTGCATCAGCAAGCGTGCCGCCTCCTGGCACCTCTCCTCACCGCCGCACAGTTCACCGTCTTCTGCCAAATCTTCGACCGGTCGATTGGTTGGGGCCGGACGCAGTGCTTCACCACCGCCATCAACATCGCCGAGGGTAACGGCAAAGACTGGCACGGGTGTGGCGTCACAGAGCGCACTGTAAAGCGCTGTGTGACAATCCTCTGCGAGATGGGCGTGATCTCCAAGACCTCCACCCGGAACCGTGGAACCCTCTTTACCGTCAACCTCGAATGGAAAGGCGATGAACCGATGCTGTCGATCCCCAAGCGTTTGAAGGGCGAACAGCCCGCGAAACAGGACCGTGTGTCCCTTATCGCACCCCGGAAAAGGGACATTGTGTCCCAAGGAATAGAAACAGAAAATCATTCCTTCCCTTCGGTCAGTCATGATGAAACAGGATACTCGCCGGAAGCGAGGGAACCGGAAGAAGAAAAGGCTTCGCCGGAAGAGAGTGCAGGGAATTCCTTGGCCCGCGAAAATATCCAGGCCCTGGTAGAGCGCACCAACGCTCGCATCGAGAAGAAGCGGGAAAAGAACGTCGAGCGCGCCAAGCAGAAGGGCAACCCGCTCTCCCTCGAAACCATCTGGCGTCACGCCGTGGCGATGCACTTCCCGGAGATCGTGGTCGCCCCGGCCTGGACCAAGACGCAGCACGGGATCATCATGGCAATCGCTAAGAAGTGGACGCAGGGCGGCAAGCTGGCGGACTTCGCGGCCTTCCTAGAATGGTGCGTCGTCTCGTGGCCCGCCATCATGCGCCAGCAGTTCAAGTGGATGACCAAGCAGAAGCCGCCGATGGCTCCAGACTTCCGGTTTTGGGCCAAGTTCCACGAGGAATTCCTCAACTGCTACCACTCCGGCAAGCTCTCAAAGTGGATGCGCGCCGCCGAACGCAGCCGCCTCGAATTCCTGAAGGCCCGTGGCAAGACCCACGAGGAAGCCTTGTTCATCATCGCCGAAGAGCAGGCGAAGGAAGCGATGTCCAGGGAGAACCGTGAGACCCTGAACGCCGTCCGGCAGACAGAGCAGCGCATCGCCCAACGCCAGAAGATGCTGCGTGAGCAGGAAGATAGGGGCGCTCGCGGCGTTCCGGTACACCCCAAGAGCGAGGAAGCGAAAAAAGCCTCTGGCGTGCAACCTGTTGCACCTATCCAGGAGCCGTCTTCTGATGTAGACCTGGACGAACTGGAAAAGATGCTTGCCGATATTCCGGAGTGGAACGAAGAATGAGCCTCAGCGCCGATCACAAATGGTCATTGAACCGCGCCGGTATTGGAGCGGCCTACCATGACAAAAGCATGATGACGGACTTCGGCCCGGAAGGCATCATGCTCGCACAGTGGGTGCAGGACAGCCGGAACAAGGTCAAGAGCGGGCATTCCGTCCTGATGACCGGGCTCCGCTCCAGGGAGCTTATGATGATGGTGGCGCGTGGCTTCCATCTCAATGGCATGGGCGTCTATGTCACGCCGCTTGTCCGCGTCGGTCAGGTGCTGTTCGACGCCGCCACCAAAGAGCAGGTGCGTGAGAACGAAATCCTCGTCATCACCGGGTTCCAGCAAGAGGGCGAGTGCCCGCTGAAGTCCAGCCTCCTCTACGAGACCGAGCATCTGATCAACGACCGTTCCGACCGTGGCAAGACCACCTTCGTGACGATCCCGATTGGCGATGAGCGCCAGCCCTTCGATCCGGAGAGCTTCGAAGGCTGGTGGTGGAGCATGGAGCTTGTCGATACCATCCTCGACCGCTACGAAATTCTTGATATGAGCAGCAGGGTTCGCACATGAGCATTGGTCTACAGCTTGTCCGAGCGGCAATTGAAGGCGGCTCTCGGGAAGCCTTGCGGCAGGTTCCGATCACCCTGTTTACCCCAGACGAGTTGCCTCGCGTGCAGTTCGTCGTCAACCATATCAGCAACCACGGTGCCCTGCCCTCCATCCAGATTTGCACCGAGAACGGCATCACGTTCCCCGGCACAAATGGAGGTAACTTCTCCTATTTCATGACGCGCCTTCGTCAGCGCGCCATCACCAACTCGGCGACCGCTGGCGCTCAGGGGCTGCTCGCAGCTATCCGCGCCCGCAACGACCAGGACATCGTCAGCATCGTAGAGAACATGCATGGTCAGATGACCTCTGTTTCTCAGAACGAAAGCACGATGCCTATCACGAACGCCATCCAGGCGGCGTGGCAGGAATACCATGAAGCCCGTGCAAACCCAGGCATGCGCGGCATCACGACCGGCTTCAGCGTCCTTGACCGCGTGACCGCTGGTCTCCGCCCCGGCGACGTTACGACCATCGTGGCACGCCCCGGCGTCGGCAAGTCCTGGACGATCCTGAACATGGCTCTTCGGGCTTGGCTGGCAGGAAACTCTGTCTGCTTCGTTTCGATGGAAATGACCGCCATCGAAACAGCACGCCGCCTGATCGGTATGGCGACTGGCGTCAACCCCGACTTCATCTCGCGTGGCACCGTCTCGCATTGGGCGGAAGACAACGTCGAGCAGTGGATCGCCACCGTGCCGGGCCGTCCGCCGTTCATCCTCATGGTTGGCGACCTGTCGAAGTCCGTCCAGGACGTTGACTACATGATCATGGAGTACGAGCCCGACATCTGCTATGTCGATGCCTCGTACCTCCTGAAGCCGACCGAAGGCAACATGTTCCGTGGCAAGCGCTGGGAGAGTGCCCAGCAAGTCGCCGAAGGCATCAAGGGTGTCGCCCTCAAGCGCCACCGCCATATCGTCCAGACCGTGCAGTTCAACCGCTCTCAGACGGTTGACGAAGAGATGAGCCTCGACAACATCGGCGGCACCGACGCTTACGCGCAAATCTCCTCCCTCGCCATGGGTATCCGCATCGGCGCGGCTCCCAACGAACGTAGGCAACGCCGCTACGGCTTGCTGAAGAACCGCCACGGTATCGATTGGCTGACCTTCGAGACCAACTTCATCTTCGACCCGTTCAACATGGACGTTCTCGGCAGCAACCTCCCCGCTGACCTGGACACTGACGTGTTGCCTGAAGACGCTCCGGACCCGATCCCCGGCGAAAACTTCGGACACATGGAGAACCTGTAATGCCAGCTATGCGACCACGCCATGTGCAGCTTGAAGAAAAACGACCGGTGCAACAAGTTGCAGGCGCTACCCACATGCGTCGGGCGGAGGAAGGCGGTCGCCACACCTTCAGCTTCGGACCCTACGACCACCCGGTAACCGATGAGAAGTGCGGCGACATCCTGGTTGTATGCGATGCGCAGAATTGGGATGCTCAGCGTTGGGGCTACCCGATGCATCCCGATAGCATGAGGATGTTCGCCAAAGCCGCAGAGAAGGCTGGAGTTCCTGACGGCAAGATCACCTTCCTCGGCCTCTGCCCGCCCGTGCCGACCCAGGACATCAAGTCCGCCGCCCGCACCTGGAAGCACGTCGAGAAGTTCGTGCCCGGCGTCATCGAGTACATCAATCAGCAGAAGCCGAAGGTCGTCGTCACCCTTGGCGCGCTCGCCAGCCGTGCCGTCTTCGACCGTTCCGTGTCGATCACCAAGGCCCGTGGCGTCCTCGTGCAGCCGCACCCCCACCGCCCTCACGTCTTCCCGATGCTGTCGCCCGGCTTCATTGCCCGCGTCCCGGAACACCAGAAGACTTTCGAAGGCGACATTGGCACGCTCTCGAAGTTCGTACATGCCGGGTTCGATCCGAATGGCATCATGACGATGGAGACCGACTACCAGTGGTGCTACGATCTCCAGTTCATGATCGACAACCCGCCACAGGCCCTTGCCGTTGACACAGAAGGCACAGGGCTGCGTTGGCACCAGGACAGCACTCGGAACCTCACCGTACAGCTATCCCCTCGCCCAGGCGTCTCCTATATCATCCCCGTGGACGAAGCCTATGTGATGAAGTGGGCGAAGTTCTTCCCACCTCGGCTTGCCGGTCGCTTGGCCGGTTGCGCGAGCAGTTGAAGCAAATTCTGGAAAACCCCGACATCCAGAAGATGGGCCACAACATCAAGTTCGACCATATGATGATCCGCAAGATGGGCATCAATATGCAGAACGTCAAACACGATACGCAAATGATGGCGTTCGGTGTTGACGAGAACATGATGTCCAAGACCCTGGACGATTGCGTCCGCGTCTGGGTTCCGCAGATGTCCGGCTATGCCGACGACTTCAACACGCACGTTGACAAGAACAGGATGTTCGACGTGCCACCCGAAGACATCCTGGACGAAAACGGCAAGGTCATCCAGTACGGCATGCGCCGATACGCAGGCGGCGATACCGATGCCACCTTCCGGCTTGCCCGCGCCCTCTATCCGTTGCTTCGGCGCGAGCCCAGCCAGTGGAACATCTACGAGCGCATCCATATGCCCGCCCTGATGGCCTTCGCTAATCGCCTGGAGCGGTATGGCATGGTTATCGACCAGGAAGCGCTACGCAAGCTCTCTGGCGACGTGAAGGCATGGCTGAAGGACGAGTTCCGGGCGCTGATCCGTATGGTGCCTCCTGCCGTCCGCCGCAAGCATCTCGAAGCCGGTCTCAAGTTCTCCCGTGACCAGTTCGTCCGTGATATCCTCTTCAGCGAAGACGGCTTCAACCTCAAGCCCCAGGTCTTCACCAAGTCCACCGAAGACCTTTCGGATGAGACCAAGCGCGTGCCGTCCGTCTCGACCAAGGATCACATGCCCTACTTCGTGACCCGCAAGGACACGGCAGGGCAGTTCGTCACCCGTCTGATCGAGTACCAAAAGACCTCGAAGATGGATAGCACGTATTGTGGCAACGAAGAGGAAAGGACCGGGTTCTGGCAATACCTGAATAGCAGCAGCCGCATCTTCCCATCCTTCGCGCTGCACAAGACCAACACAGGCCGCACCGCATCTAGCGATCCGAACGGCCAGAACTATCCGAAGCGTGGTCAGTGGGCCAAACCGTTCCTGAAGGTCTTCAAGCCCAACCCAGGCTACCGCTTCGTCGCCGCCGACTTGTCGCAGATCGAACTGCGCATCGCTGCCTGGGAAAGCGGCGATGAAACAATGCTTGACATTTATCGCAATGACGGCGATATTCACATGATGACAGCGGCAGCAACTATGCGCCTCTCTGTCGAAGAATTCCTACAACAAGAACCTGCCATCCGTAAGTTTAAACGCTTCGCCGCTAAAGCTGTGAATTTCGGCTTCGTTTACGGAATGGGTGCAAAAGGCTTCCGGACCTACGCTAAGACGCAGTACGGCGTGGATTACTCCGAGCGTGAAGCCTACGAGACCCGCGAACTGTTCTTTGCCACCTACCGGCAACTCATCGCATGGCACGAACGTCGCAAGACCGAAGCACGTCGCCAGGGCTTTGTGTCCTCGCTGCACGGCGCTATCCGTCACCTGCCGTCGATCTACTCCAGCGACCAGGGCGTGGCGGCTATGGCAGAACGGCAGGCCGTCAACGCGCCTGTCCAGCGCTTCGGCTCCGACCTCGGCGTCATGGCCCTAACCCGTCTCTCATGGCAGGCAGACCCGGAAATCATGCGCCCGGTCGGCTTCGTCCATGACCAAGTCATCTGTGAGGCCAAGATCGGCCACGAACTGGAAGCGGCCAACGCCCTGGTATGGGCTATGGAAAACCCGCTGCTCGAAGAGTGGTTTGGCATCACCGCGCCGCTGCCGATCAAGGCCGAGCCGGATATCGGCGACACCCTCGGCACCACCCTCGAACTGAACGAAATGCCGAAGAACGAAGACGGCTCTCTGAAGGTTCCCGACTGGTGGAGCGAGACTGGCATCGAGTGCGTCAACGTCAACGGCACATGGAAGGCCCCGTTCGCCCCGGCCAAGCCCACATGGTGGAACGACAATGAGGCAGAAGCGCAGGAGCAGTTCACCCGCTTCCTCCACGTTTAAATGCAACTTGTTGCACCATTTTAGGTGTTGACAAAGGATCGGTTCCAAGTTAGATTGCTTACAGGATCAAAGGAACCGATCCTTCTGGAACCGCAACCGAGGAGTTTTTCATGCCCCGTACAGCCCGCGCCGTCAACCTCAGCACCGAACTGACGGCTGACGAAAAAGAACAACAGATGAAGGCCAAGCTGGCGAAAATCCGCCAGTACGCCAAGGCCGAGAGCAAGGCCCGCTCCGACAAGGACAAGCTCTTGCGTCAGCTTGAAAAAGAGATGACGGCGGCTGGAAAGCGCAAGCTCGAAGTCTTTTACGACAACGAGACCATCATCGGCGAGATCGGCACTGGCGACCCGCGCAACGTCGTGGACACTGCCCTGCTCGCTTCCAAGATCACACATGCTCAGTTCGTGTCCATCGCCACCGTCGCTGGCGGCGCGGTCAAGGAAGCCTTCGGCACCGGCATCCTCAATCAGGTGCTTGTCGAAAAGGAAGGCGAGCGCAAGCTTCGCGTCGAGGTCGCGTAATCCATCATGTCGAAGGTTGTCACTCATTCGCGGTTTCAGCTTAGTGATATCAACGCTGAAACCCTGAAGGGTATGGGGGTGGAAGTCCTAGCGGATTTCCCCTCCGACGCCGACCTGGGGCTTACCACCCCGGCCTACGGCGAGGAAGTGCTCGGCACCCTCTCTGTCGAAGAGTTCTCCATCTTTGTCGAGATGAACCATCTTAGCAAGGAAATCGAGCGCATCACCAAGTCTATCGCTGCCCGCAAAATGCGGGAAGTGGCAGATCGCATGGAAGGCGATGACGACCTTATGTCAGCCGCAGTCATGGGTGTTGAGAGCGCAGGGAAGAATTTCTTCGACAACGAAGAGGAGGAAGACCACTTCCATACCCTGAACGCCAAGTTCGCCCTTCTCCGGTCTACCCTCTATTGGGTTCTTGGGGAACGGTATCACGTCCACTCCTGGCGTTGCGGCATCCGTGCCAACCGCCGGTTCGTCAAAGTCGAGAAGCGCCTACCGAATGGATGAAGCTCCGCTCCGCAGTATTCTCGCAAGGCTTGGGATTAGAAATTTTCCCAAGCCTAACCATGCTGGATGGGGCCACGTGGCTTGCCCGTTCGCCCGCTACATGCCGCAGCACAAGTCCGGCGTTGACCGCTCACAGGGCTTCGCTATCAAGGTTGAGAAGGACGGGCCGTCTGCCTTCAACTGCCCTGTCTGCAAGATGCATGGCCGCATCTCCAACCTCGCCATGAACCTTGGCCGGTTCCATGACCGGGACTACACCGAGGTGGCCTACGACGCCGACATGGCCGACCTGGACGCCCTCAACTACCTGCCCGCATTCGAAGCCGTCGAAGTGGACTTGCCGCCGACGCCCTTGGATGATGCGATCTTTGATGGCATGTTCGAAGAGCCCTGGAAGGTGCACAACCGCTACCCGCAGGCCGTACGCTTCCTCCAGGCCCGTGGCGTCTCCCAGGCGACCGCCGAGAAGCTCGGCCTCGGCTACGATCCAGAGAAGAAACGCATCACCTTCCCGGTGCGCGGCTTCAAGGGGGAGCTTTACGGCTTCTCCGGTCGAACGATCATGCCCGACCACAAACCGAAGGTGCTGGACTATGAGAACCTCCCCAAGCGTTGGCTCATTCTTGGCGTCGAGTTCTGGGTTCCCGGTCGCCCCATTGTCATGGTCGAAGGCCTGTTCGCCTACGCTCACTTCCATGAGATCGGCGCGGCTGAAAACTACAACGTCGGCGCTCTGCTTGGATCGTATCTCACGCCCGAAAAGGCTGACATCCTTAAGTCCTATGACGAACCCGTGTACTGGTTCACCGATCCGGACCCGGCTGGCGATGATTGCCTCTTTGGCCGCGTTCTTCCGGGCCAGGATCAACTGCCAGAGGAAGACGACGAGCCGGGCGAGCGCGAGCTTCTCCGAGACCGCTCCACCTCTGCTCTATATGCGCTGAACGGTCACGTGCCGCAGTACGTCCCGAACTACCCCGTGGACGATCCGGACGATCTGACGGTGCAACAGTTTCACTGGATGATGGACAACGCCGAACTTTGGCTTCCCGACGCCAAGTAGGTAGCTTGACATCATTCGCCCTATATGTAACAAAGGATCAGGGAGTAGTTACATGGAAGACCTTTTCGAAAAACTATACATCCATCGTTACGTGGTGGGTAACATAGGTGAGAAGCGCTTATTCCTCGTGCTGCTCTCTAACACAAGCTTCATGGTCTCACTGGAAAATGACGGCTGCTACGTTGTCGAAGGCATCGAGAAGCCGGTATTCTCCACAGACCTGATGGGCGCAGGGTTTGACTTCCTCACGGCCCTGCCGTCACTATTATCGTTGAGGAGCTAAGACAGTGGCTCGGAAGAGACCCTATGGCGGCGTCTGATGTACGCCTTTTGGAGAAGAGAAAAGATGACTGACACACCTGAAGTCCGCACGCGTTCTCGCACAGCGGCACCATCCACGGAAAGCAATCAGGGCGAAGCAACGGGCGGCATGCGCCGTACCCGCGTTGCCATGGCTACCGGCTCGGCAGGATCGACCGGCGGCGAAGACACTTCGTGGATGCATACTGGCGACGAAGGCGCGGCCCAGGCCGACAAGGTTCGTCAGGAGCGTGCATCGCAGGACGCGGAAGCTGCCAAGCGCCCGTCAAGCCCATGCGCTTCAAGCTGGCGTGGAACTTCCAGGATAGCGGCTTCGGCGAAACTGCCGACGTGGTCATCCTCGACGCGAAGCCCGGCCCGCGCTTCTGGGAGCATACCGCTCGCAACCCGCGTACCGGCTACTGGACGGAATTCGAGCAGTGCCCCCATGAATGGGACAATTGCCCGCTTTGCCCTCCGGATGGCGAGAAGTCTCCCTACTATGTCATGATGCTTACCGTCATCGACATGCGCGAATTCACTGACCGCGAAGGCAAGGTATGGGCAGCGACCCGTAAACTGCTTCCGGTCAAGATCGAGCAGCAGGGCTTCTTCGACGGGCTCTATAAGCAGCATGGATCGCTTCGCGGCATCCGTCTGATCATGACCCGCGATGGTGGCAAGATGTCGTCGCCGATTGGCAACAACATCCAGTTCGACTGCATCCACACTGAAGAGGAAATGACCGAATACTGCACGTCCTCCGGCCTCTGGGAAGAGTACAAGCAGGACAACGGTCGCGTCATCTGGGGTGAAGGCGAATTCATCCAGGCCTACAATTACGGCAAGATTTTCGAACGCCCTTCCGGTGCCAAGCTGCGCCTGAAGTACAACCCCAGCGGCCAGGGCGACACCATCGGTGGTCGCGACCAGCAGCAGGGCGAAGGCTGGCGTTCGGGAACCAATCCGGGCCGGGCAACCGGCATGGCACAGCGTAGCTCGCAGCGCCGCGTCAATCTTGACGACACCAAGGGAACCGGCGGCTCGGCTGGCGGACCCAACAGTAACGAAATGGATGACAACATTCCGTTTTGATGAGTAACCGGCTTCTCCCGGTGCAACAGGTTGCATGCGCATGAATGACATGGTCACAAACGTAGGGAATTCTACGCCGCTAGTGGGCTCACTCGGCGGCTGGCTCTACGTGCCTTACGATGTCATCGGCGACTATGCCGCCCTGCATCGGGAGAAGACGGCCTTAACCTATCTCCCGAAATTCGCAGAGACAGACAATGACACAGTTCGCCTATATGAAGATGTCCCTCGCCGCAGGGTTCTCGGCGTTCCGCGCGCTTACGGCCTGGAGCGCTTTGGTCATCTGCTCAACCCGCGAGACCTCCGTACCTTTGGCGAGCGTATGGGTCCGATCCCGCGTCTTCCAAGTCCAGATCATCCAAGCGTAAAAGACCCGCATGCGCAGGCCAAGTTTATGGCCGACCTCGAAGCCGCCGCCCGCCAGCACTTTCACTTTCTGGCAGAGGCACCGACCGGCTCCGGCAAGACCGTGTGCGCTATCCGCACCGCTGCCGTGATCGGGCGCAAGACCGTGGTTAACGTCCACCTGGAGCGTCTTCTAGGCCAGTGGATGGACGAGATACACAACAAGACCGGCCTCCCCTACGACCGCATCGGAATGGTGCAGGGCGACAAGTGGGATTGGCGTGATAAAGATTTCGTAGTGGCGATGATGCCCACGTTGGCCTCGCAGAATGGTCGCATCGATCCGGCCTTCTTCCAGTCCTTCGGCACGGCTATCTATGACGAAGTGCACAGGGTCGGCGCTCCCATGCTTGGGCAGACGGCGCACCTCTACCCGGCTCACTATCGTTGGGGCTTCTCCGCCACGCTATACCGCAAGGACGGCGGCGAACGGACCTTCTACTGGCACATTGGGCCGGTGCGCGTGACCTCCCAGGCCGCTGCCCTGCCGATGACGGTCTACGTCAAGAAGTACACCGCATACGGAAAGCTATGGGGCAAGAACCACGGAAGCCGGATGCAGTGCCTGTCGCAGGATTGGTCCCGGAACCAATTGCTGGTGGTCTTCATCCGCCGCTTGCATCGCGCCGGGCGTCAGACGCTGATCGTCGGCGACAGTGTTCAACATCTACAGCACCTGATGGACCTTTGCGCCCAGGCAGGTGTTTCCCGTGAAGACATGGGACAGTTTACGAGCGAGCGGCACATACTTCAGGAGTACGTGAACGAAAAAGGGGAAAAGAAGACACGGGTTCGGAAAATCAAGATCAAGCCGGAAGAACTGGATGCCGTTAAAGAGAACGCGCAACTGATCTTTGCCACGTATGGATGATGACGGAAGGTATCGACATACCCCGTCTCGACGCTGGCATCGACGTGCTACCACGAGGAGACGCAACACAACTTATTGGCCGCATTCGTCGGCCACGCCCTGGAAAGCCAGAACCTGTCTGGATCACCCTACTCGATACCAAATGCTTTATGAGCAAGAAGTATTTTGAGCGCAGGTGCAAGGACTATCAGGCTACCGGTGCGATAATCAGAGAAGGTGCAATATAATGACCGCCGCCGCAGCAACTGACAAGACTTATAAGGATCGCAATGCGCGCCGCCGTGCTCGCTATGCGGAAGACCCTGCCTATCGCCAGAGCATCATCGAACGTGAGCGCTCGAAGCGCACCACGGTCGTGACTGACTGCCGGGAGAATTTGGCCCACCTCGAAACGTTTGGCCACGTCCGCGAATACCACAAGCCGAATGGCGTGGTTGACACGGGCCTGACCTTCACCATCGAAGAAGCCGCCTCCGCCATGGGCCGGACACCGAAGAGCCTCTACAAATATTATAGCAAGGACATGTTCCCTCGCCCGGTCTATACCGTGAAGGGTCCGACTGGCCTTGTGCAGGAGGCTTACACCGAAACGCAGATGCGCGCCCTGATCAACGTCTTCGGCGCTCACCTCGCAGAAACGCCATACTACGGCGTCTACCACAAGCAGACCAGAGCAGCCCTCTTCGGCTGTATCGGTCAGTAACAGGAGCAGTCATGTCCACGGGAGATTTGACGGTGCGCACTCGTAACAGGGTGCCACCGCCGGAACCACAAGCCGCCCCTCGGAGGGCTGTCAACCTCCACGTCGAACCGGAATTGGTCATCCACGAAGGTTCGGTCCAGGTCAGTCGCGTCATGTACGGCGTCGAGACCGAGAGCGTCAACGAGAAGGTCGCCGTGCCGATCTTTCACACCGCTCCGGCTCGCGTCCGCATCAGCGGCGGCATCACCAAGAACCTCGGCGACTATAATAGCGCCCGGTTTGATGTCTCGATGGAGCTTCCCTGCTATCCGGAAGACAGCGAGATCGACAGAACGAAGAGCTACATATCGGCCAAGGTCGAGCAGTATCTTCTGGAAGAAATGGAACAAGCCGGAGTGCCATAAGATGACTGAAGTCCGTTCCCGTAGCCGTCCCGCTGCCGCACCTGCCGCCGTGCAACCTGTTGCACCGACCATCGCCACACCCGCCTACAATCGTGGCGAGTTGGCTGGCGTCCTGAAGGCCGTCAACAAGAGCCATGGCGAGGGCATCATCTCCCGTGGCAACGTCAAGCCCGTGATCGAGCATATCCCCACCGGCATCTTTGCGCTCGACATGGCGACCTTCGGCGGCATCCCGCAGGGCCTTGTGACGCTGCTCTACGGCTGGGAAAGCTCCGGCAAGACGACACTCTCCATGAAGGCCATCGCGGGCGCTCAGAAGAAGTACCCGTCGAAGGCTGTCACGGTTATCGACATCGAAGGCACCTTCGATATGAATTGGGCTCGCAACGGCCACGGCGTCGATACCGACAGTCTGGTCTACGTCAGCCCGTCCTCTGGCGAGCAGGCGCTGGATATCGCCGATGGCATCTTGCGTGCCGAGGAGACCTCGCTGATCCTGGTGGATAGCTTGGCCGCGCTCATCCCCACCAAGGAACTGGAGAAGAGCTTCGAAGACGGCGTCGTCGGCGAGCAGGCGCGTCTGATCGGTCGCTTCGTCCGCAAGGTGCAGCAAGCCGTCCTGGAAGAACGTCGCCGTGGGCACGCTCCTGCCATCATCCTGGTCAACCAGTGGCGCTACAAGGTCGGCGTCATGCACGGCGATCCTCGCACCCTTCCGGGCGGCATGGCGCAGCACTACGTGGCCGGTCTCAAGATCGATATCAAGAACAAGGAAAAAGCCGGTCGCGATGATCGTAACATCGAAGTGATCGACTACAACGAGCACTCGTTCACCATCGCCAAAAACAAGATGGGCAACGGCATCCGCACGGGTGAGTTCGAGATGATCCGCAACCCGTCGCATTGGCTCGGGCCGGGCTTCATTGACGACGCCAAGACCGTTGTCTCCTACGCCATCAAGATGGGCCTTGTCGGCGGCTCCGGGGTCGCTACACCTTTGACGGCCTCCCCAATGAGACCTTCCGCAAGTACGATGACATCGCCGAATACATGTACCAAGACCTGGACTTCTTCGACGCCACCAAGCATCGCCTGATCTCGCTTCAGCGCATTGCTTCCGGCCTCGAAGGCACGGGCTGGTACGTACCGGAAAGCCAGCAACTCTTGCAGGCCGCAGAATGAGGGGCTACATCGGTATCATCGTTGTCATGGTCGGCGTCAGCGTCGGCCTTGTCACCCTCAAGTATAGCGCTTGCCGATACGAGAACCTCGGCAGGCTCTACTGCGCTTTCCAGAGCATCCGCTGATGGCCCTCGCAACTCCCAAGCGGCTGCAAGCGCCGACACCCTCACATGCCCGCTCCAAGGTGCAGGAGAAGACGCAAGCCAAGCGCGTCGGCGGCAAGGTCACTACCGGCTCTGGCAACAAATATGAGAAGGGCGATGTCCGACTGAAAGGTGTCGCCCGGATCGAAGCCAAGACCACGAAGAACTCCAGCTACAGCGTCACCAAAGAGACGATCCGCAAGCTGGAAGACGCGTGCTTCGGAGCGGGGGAAATCCCGATCCTCCACGTCGAGCTTGAGCTTGGCAACTGCAAGTTTGTCGTCATGCCAGATTATGCCCTGGACATGGTTCTGGACGTACTGAGGGAAAAGAATGGCACTGCTTAGGAACATTGTCCGGGCCGCACAGGGCAGCACAGCAGCCAGGGAGGGCCAACCAATGACGGGATACCCGTGGCCCCTCGCGGCCTCATGCCACGCATGCCGACGATCCCTGATGACTACATTAAGGAAACCGTCAAGCGCCTGGACAACGCTCCGCAGGCGTCCCGGCTCAACCACCCAGGCTATGTGCACGTCTCCTCCCTGATCAACGTCTGTGCCCGGCAATACGCCCTCGCACACCGCTACCAAGTCGAGGTGATGGAAGCTAGCCCGACCGGCGGTCACCGTGTCATGTGGAAGATCGGGCGCGCTGTCGAAAAGCATGTCCGGTCGCAGTTCATCGTTGGGCAGGGCCGTCAAGGTATCTATGGCGTCTGGAAGTGCATGTGCGGTCGCATCGACCATCTCGGCATGTTCCCCGCCCGCACATGTAACTATTGTGGAGAGCAGGCCACCAAGTATTGCGAGCCTGTTCTTCATGATGACGAGAACAAGATCGTCGGTTCGCCGGATATCACCTTCCTCGTCGGGCGCTATTACTTCGTGCCGGTCGAACTGAAGTCTATGAACAAGACGGATTGGGATGCGCTCGAAGCGCCAGTGCCCGATCATATCGCCCAGGCGGCAATGTATCGGCACCTCTACTCTATCAAGGGCTACCACGTTCACGACAACGTGAAATTCGTCTACACGACCAAGGACTTCAAATGGGGTGATCCCTATAAAGAGTATCAGGTCGATTGCACCCAAGAAGCCGTCGTCAACGTGGTTAACGCCATGGTCGAAGCGGCTCGCCGTATCAGGGTGTCGGGCGAGACCCGCACCTTGCCAAATCGTACCGTGTGCCGGACGGCGGGCAATTCCCGCGCCAAGGCTTGCCCGGTCGCACACCTTTGTTTCTCTATGGGAGAGAGCCAGTGAACAACGACATATACGCACAGTTCCTCCGGTCATCGCAGCCGGTCGAGGGCTATGAGCATGGCATGACCGTCATGGGTATCGATCCGAGCCCGAACAACACAGGCATCGCTATCCTCTCGATGGGCAGGATCAAGTTCTTCACCATCGGTTGGGGAACCGAGGTCAATCAGGTGGAACGGCTGGCGCTCTTCAGCGAGGAGATCGACGGCATCTTGAGCCGCTACGAGCCGAAGGCTATCGCCATTGAGGGCTACTCGTTCGCCTCCAAGTTCTCGCAGTCGCACAAGCTTGGCGAACTCGGCGGCACGATCAAGCTGGCGATCCGGCGCTACTCGAAGCAGACCAACGCCCCGCTGATCATCACCCCGCCGACGACCCTGAAGCAGTTCGTTCGCGGCATCGGCAAGGGCAGCAAAGCGGACATGCTCAAGGACGCCAAAGCCCGCTGGGAATTTAAAACATCTCAAAACGACGAAATCGACGCGGGTGCACTTGCATTTGTAGCCGCCACGGTGCAGTACCGTGCAGACCAAAAATTCGGTCATGTCCTCTTCCACGATGGGAAGGGCAAGGGAGGGGTGGAAGTCTTTAAGTGGTGATATTTTGTTGCAACTTGTTGCAGCGAGGTGTTGACAAAGGATTATTCCTCCCTTAGATTGCAGTTGTGAAGTGAAGATTGGAAGCCAACAAATGGAGGTTTTACCTATGGCATCCGAGTACAAGCAAGGCGACATTGTCGCGTTCAAAGACTACGAAGACAGCGCCAAGGCGGCTGAAGGTTTTGTGGCCATCCTGGAACCCGGCCAGACCCTTCGGATCGAAAAGGTCGGCGATGACGGTTCTCTGATCGTCGTTGCGATTGACGAGGAAGGCGCTGCCATTCTCGGCGACGACAACAAGCCGGTCGCAGATCAGGTGTTCCCGGAAGAAGTCGAAGAACTCGCTGGCGACGAAGCCACCGAAGAAACCGACACGGACGGCGCATCCGCCACCGACGCCGCCACGGCTGAAGAAGCCGCTCCGGCCAAGACCGAAGCCCCGGCCCCGGCTGGCAAGCGTGCCGCTGGAACCGGCAAGGCAAAGCCCGCTGCTGCCGTGAAGGAAAAGGCACCTACCGCCGCCGAGAAGAAGGCGAAGGAAAAGGCCGACGCCAAGGCGGCTGCTGAAAAGGCAAAGGCTGACGCCGCTGCCAAGAAGCTCGCCGACAAGGAAGCTGCCGACAAGGCCAAGGCGGACGCCAAGGCTGCGAAGGAAGCCGAGAAGCAGAAGAAGGCCGAAGCCAAGCTGGCAACGCCGGACAATGATGACCCGCTGATGATCCGGGTGGACGAGACCAAGACGGTCACCGAAATCCTGAAGGACCAGTCGGCTCTCGAAGCGGCCAAGATGCTGGTCAATCGTTCGGAGCAGACCGACTTCACCCTCGGCGGCGTTCTGCACAACATCTACGTGACCGGCGCGTTCAAGTCGATTGGCTACGACGGCAAGCGCGGCTTCTCCGACTACGTGGAAAGCGAACTCGGCGTTCAGTACCGCAAGGCGCGCTACCTGATCACCATCTACACCACGTTCGCCCAGGTGTTCCGCGCCAAGGGTATCACGGAAGACGACCTCCTGAAGCTCGGCTGGTCGAAGGCCAAGGAACTCGCCCGTATCCCGGTCAACAAGCTGGTCGAAGACTACGACAAGCTCATCGCCATGGCCGTGGACAAGGAGAAGTCCCGCGACGATCTCATCGCGCACATCAAGGACAACTACGAAGTCGTCCAGCGTGAAGAAACCGTCAAGGCCATCGACCTGAAGTTCCGTCTGGTCGCCGACGCCGCTGACGTGGTCAATCAGGCCCTGGAAAAGGCCAAGGGTCTCGTCGGCGAAGGCGCTGACCTCAACAAGGCCCTGGAATACATGGCTGGCGATTGGCTGAACACAGCCGCAAGCGAAACGACGATGACGCTCCAGTCGTTGATCGACTTGGCTTCGGCTCAGTTCGGTGTTACCCTGGTCGCCGCCGAGGAAGGTTCCACTTCGGAAGCCGGTGAAGTAGCCGAACAGGCCGCTTAATCAGGCGGGGGAGGGGAGGTGGTTAGCCTCCATTCTCCTCTCCCCTCCCATACATAGGCCCGCTTCGGCGGGCTTTTTCTTTGCAACTTGTTGCACTTAGCTGTTGCCAAAGGAACGGTTCTACGTTAGATTATAAACATCGAAACGGAGAACCACCGCAATGAACACCCCCACTACTGCAAAGCATCTCCAGGGCGTAATGCACCTCCTCCCGGCCAAGGACCAGTCCTTCGCGAAGAGCCTGATCAGCGCCCGTAACCCGACCGAGAAGCAACTCTTCTGGATCGGCAAGCTGTTCGACCGCGCCGTAGGTGCCGAGTGCAAGCCGGAGCGCGAGACCGCCACGGTCGGCGACATGGCTGGCATCAACGCAATGTTCGACCGCATCGGCAAGACCAAGCTCCGCCGCCCGGCTATCGTGCTCCACACCGACTACTGCGGAGATGTCCGCCTCAACGTCGCCGGTCCCGGTGCCCAGGTGCCCGGCTCGATCAACGTGGTCGCTGTCGATGGCGGACAGTGGTTCGGTCGCGTCACCAAGTCTGGCGTGTTCGAGAAGTCCTTCAAGCATGAGACGCCCGACAGTGTCGTGGACATCCTCCGCGAGTTCGCCGCCGAGCCCCTGGAGGTTGCGGCTCGCCACGGCAAGCTGACAGGCCGCTGCTGCTTCTGCAACCACGGTCTGAAAGACCCGAAGTCCACCGCCCGTGGCTACGGCCCTATTTGTGCTCGTGCCTGGGTTGGGGCGTAAGCCCTTCCTCACGGTGAAACTTGTTGCACTCGAATTTTGTTGCCTACATATGTTGACCTGTATATAGTGGTACGCTGGGAACGGCACCCACCACATACAGACATCATTGGAGCAATGGATGAGTACCGAAGCGGCAACGTATCGCCAGTTCGCGCCCGGCATGGGCCAAGCAGTAGCAGAGCGGACCATTCTCCGCAAAATTCTCAAGGATGGTATCGAACTTCCGAGCCTTCTCTCGGTTCACCCCAAAGACCCAGATCGTGGTCATATCATCCGCATCTGCCAGGAACGTGGCATCGGCTTCGCTCTCGACCCGGAACAAGAAATCCGCTTCGCGAACTACCTGGAATGGGAGAATTGGGCCACGTCGCCGACCGCGTATCGCACGGCAACTCCCTTCTTGACCCTCGTGGCTCAGTCCACCGTGCAGACGAATTCTTCTCGATGCTGCACCATCTCCGCCAAGCTTCGATCCTGATGTCCGGTCGCCACCTTCAGCACGGCGACGAAAATCAGCCCACCCGCAACATGGAAGTCTTCACCAACTGCTCCACGGCGGCAACTACCTTCCTCCTCTTCTATCTCCTCCTCAATGGTTCTGGCGTCGGTCGCTCATACGATGACGCCATGATCAAGGCCGACCTCAACTTCATGCCCATCGTCGTGCCGACCATCGAATGGTCACACCCAGATGCAGCAAGCGGCGCGGTCACCGGCTTCCTCACGAAGCGCGATGCCGAGCATCTCTATGCCGGTCGCAAGATCACCGTCTTCAACGTCCCTGATGACCGCGAAGGATGGGCCAAGGCAATCGAGAAGATCGAAGTCATGGCTCGCCAGAAGCGCCGCGAGGAAGTGCTGATCCTGGAGTTCTCTGGCGTCCGCGAGAAGGTCGCCCGATCATGGGCATGCAGGTCGCCCGGCTTCCGGTCCCGGCCCGCTGATGTCCGCCATCGCCAACATCGCCAAGCTTCGTGACGCAGGCATGGAACCGTGGCGCGCTACCATGTACGCCGACCACTACGCCGCCGAGTGCGTGCTCGTGGGTGGTGCCCGCCGTGCCGCTCGCATGGCTACCAAGCACTGGAAAGACAAGACCATCTTCGGCTTCATCGAACTGAAGCGTGGTGGGTTCCTCTGGTCTTCGAACAACTCCATCGCCATTGACGATGAGTTCCGCCAGCGCGTGACGAAGGTGGTCAACCTGATCGGCTCCCAGGACGTTCCTGGTTCTGTCGGTTACGCAACGATCCTCCGTTGCTCTGGTCAGATCGATGAGTGGGACTTGCATGCCTATAAGGTTCTCTGCGAACTGGCGAAGGCTGCGTACCACGACAAGACCGGCGAGCCGGCCTGATCAACGTGGACAAGCTCACCCACAAGAACGACGGCATTCAGGCATACGTTGACGGCCTCTACGCCGAGGGCAACAAGTACGCTCCCGACGAAGACGCTCGCCAGCTTATGATCGACATCGCCGAGGTGGTGCTGGGTCTCAGCTACACGATGATCACCAATCCGTGTGGCGAGATTTGTTTGCTACTCTTAGGTGCATACTGTGTCATCGCCGACGTGGTGCCCTTCCATGCGCAGAACGATGACGACGCCGAAGACGCCTTCCGCACCGCCGTCCGTGCCCTCATCCGTACCAACCTCATGGACTGCCTCTATAACCGCGAGGTGTCGCGCACCAACCGCATCGGCGTCGGCATCACCGGGTTCCATGAATGGGCCTATGCCCGCTTCGGCTTCACGTGGCACGATCTCGTGGACGAGGAGAAGTCCAAGGAACTCTGGATGACGCTTGCCCGGTTCAAGCGCGCCATTGACGACGAAGCCCAGACCTATTCGAAGGTGCTTGGCGTCACCGTCCCGCACACCAACACGACGTTCAAGCCCGCAGGCACAACGTCCAAGCTGTTCGGCCTCACTGAAGGCGCACACCTTCCGTCGATGCGCGAATACCTTCGCTGGGTGCAGTTCCGCCACGACGACCCGCTCGTGCAGCAGTACGAAGAACGCGGCTACCCGATCATGCACCTGAAGAGCTACGAGGGAACCACAGTTGTAGGCTTCCCGACAAGGCCGACCATCTGCGATCTCGGAAGCTCGGAATGGGTGGTCACCGCCGCCGAGGCAACGCCGGAAGACCAGTACCAGTTCCTCCGCAACCTGGAGAAATACTGGATACACGGCGTGGACGAAGACGGTGCCCCGCTTCCCGGCGAAACTGGCAATCAGGTCAGCTACACCCTGAAGTACGATCCGGAAGTCGTGACGTTCGAGCAGTTCTTCCACACCCTGATCGAAGGTCAGTTCTCCATCCGTTGCTGCTCTGTCATGCCGCAGGCCGACACGTCCGCCTACGAGTACCAGCCGGAGACGCCTGTCTCGAAGCATGAGTTCGAGATGATCGCCGAGCAAATCGCTGAAGCCGGTCGCATGGATGAAGACATCGGCAAGGAGCATATCGACTGCTCGACGGGCGCTTGCCCTGTTGACTTCGTGGCCGATGAGAAAGAGGATGCATGAGCACTAAAGCCTACCGGAAATACCGGAAGAACTATGACAAGGTCCGGGCGGACCCGACAGACCTGAAAGCAGGTATCAAGATGCTCTATTGGGCGTCCAAGGCCTACGAGCAGGGTCATCCAGAGGTAAGCTGGGCTTGGTTCCAGCGCTTACAGGTGGATTTCCTTCAGGTTGTGGTCGCATGGAGAGCGAAACAGGAGGGGGCTTTATAGCCCCCTTTCTCTTGCAACGTGTTGCACGATACTATATGGTCGCGAACACATGTAGGAGATAGGCATGGACGCAACGGAAAGTCTGCCGCCAGCGTTGAAGGGGTTCCTGATCAACATGATCAAAGAAACCATGTATGACGCGGGCTACAATGCCGAGCAAGTGCTCAAGCATCTTGCCGAGGTAGAGCCGACGCTCGACAAGATGAGCCACGAAGAAGTAACGCTGAAGCTCCTGCATGAGATGTCGGACAGCGCCTATCACTTTTGCTGATGGGCAAGAAGCGCCGACATACGCGGGTGCCGCCCAAGCCCAAGAGCTACAGCCGGGCGCTCCCTGGTCAGTGCCGGTTCTGCGCTAAGCCCATCTTCAAGAACGGCTTCATCCACAAGCGGGCGCAATGGCATCCTATGTGCGCCCTCACCTGGACGATCATGAACAGCCCCAAGGACGCCCGGCGGTTCGTCTTCATCCGAGACCACGGTATCTGCGCACACTGCAACTACGATTGCTCTCCGCAGGGACCGGACCACGCCCGGCAGATCGTCCAAAAGCTCATGCAGGGCTTCGAGGTGCGGAAGCTGGGAAACTGGCAGCTTGACCATATCGTGCCGCTGTTCGCCGCTCAGGGTAACCCAGATATGTGGAAGCTGCCGAACATGCAGACGTTGTGCGAGAAGTGCCACGTCAAGAAGTCGAAACAAGACAACGAAACCTATTCGGAGTTCCTCTGCTCATGAGCGCGAAGCCAACCATCAAGTTCGAGACCTCGATCCAGCAGAAGGGCAAGATCGCCCTGGTCCCGGTCATTCACCAGCCTTCATCGTCCTGATGGATAGCCTCTACCCGACCCTCGTCTCCGGCTCGACCGAACGCAAGGGTGAAGGCTTCAGCGCCTTCCGGGTGGACGGTGACATGCCGGAGTTCATCGGCTCGTTCACTGGCATGTGCCTCGCTTCGGTGCGCAAGAACCCGTGGTTCGAGGATGACCAGCAGTGGTTCCTTCGCGCCTTGCTGGCAGGCATGAGCCTCAAGGGCTTCCAGGAGGATCACCGCTCCCGCTGCCACCCACACAACTATGGAACGCTCCGCCTCTGGGATAAGTTAGGCCTGGGAGCCAAGCGCACGACCCGTGGCGACTACATCAGCGTGACCCGCGATGAAGCCAGCCATGAGATGCTCCGGCTCGCCATGCGCGTCTGCAAGGAAGGCTACGGCGATATCCGCGCCTACGCAGAGAAGAAGATGACGGCGATCACGGAAGAGCAGCTTGACAAGATCATGCCCTGCCCGACACTCGCCTTCCACGTCAATGCCGTCCGCGTGGACTGCTCCTTGACTTAGCCCTTGACAAAGGATTAGGGGGTTGTTAGATTGTAGCATGACAAATAATCCCCTATCCGCTCGCAAGTTTGGTCATTGGCATTGGGAGAAGCCCGACTTCGATGACCTGAAAATCCAACGGCTGGTCGAAGAGCACGTGCTCTTGGGCGCTCGCAATGGCCTAAGTGGTCATGGCCTATCCCCGGCCCCTACAACGGCCACACAGGGCTTGAGAGGGTCGAGGGATGGAAGCGGGTATGGTTGGCTGTCCGCATGGGCCTGTTGCCTTCTCCGGCGCAGTGCTCCATCTGCTTCACCCGCACCGGCAGCTTCCAGTACCACAACGAAGACTACTCGCGCCCGCTCCAGGCTAAGCCGGTCTGCCAGTCCTGTCACAAGATCGTCCATATCCGTTTCAAGAACCCTGACAGTTGGTTGCAACTTGTTGCACGGCATCGCGTCGAGGGTTATCGGCAGTGGTTCGAAGACGCCCGGATGGCAGAGCGTAACACGGTCGATGGCAGGCACTTGCTCCAGATCACCACGAGGGTTGCCACCAAAGGCATGATGGCTCGCTCGCCTCGCACGGTTCGCCTGGAAGTAAGGCAAAGAACCCGCAAGACCGACTAGACAAAGCCCACCCGAACATGTAGGTTTCCGTGATCTAGGCATCACACAGAGGGAAGCCAACATGAAGATCACGCTAGAACAGCGTGCGCTCGACAGTCTACAGCCATACGAGCGCAACTCCAAGAACCACGGCGACGGCGACATCGAAGCCATCGCCTCCTCCATCACCCGCTTCGGCTTCAACGATCCCATCGGCATCACGCCGGATGGCGTCATCGTTGAGGGCCATGGCCGCTACGAAGCCGCCCACCGCCTGGGCTCGACACCGTGCCGGTCATCGTGATCGAAGGCGCAACAGAGCGCCAGATCGACCTCTACCGCATCGCTCACAACAAGATCGCCCTGTCCACCGGCTTCGACTTCGAAGTCTTGGTGGATACGCTGCGCGAGGTGTCAGAGCATGGCGAGGTGCAGATCGCCGACATGGGCTTCTCCATGGAAGCCTACGACAACCTCTGCCAGATGTTCGCCCCCAACGAGGTGCGCGCCCGGCAGAACGGTTCGCGGCCTCAGTCGCACGAATACGATATCATCTTCGACAACAAGGAGCAGAAGGATACCTTCTCGAAGTTCCTCAAGCGGATGAAGGCTAAGCATCCCGACCTGGAAGAGGGCAGCGCCTTCCTCCTGTTCGCCAAGGAGCACATCGGAGACATCAGTGTCGGTGCCGCCCAGCAGGAGGAACAGCACAATGGCTAAGCAAGCCGTCAGCGAGATGCGCAACATCGCAATCGGTCTGCTCGACCCGGACCCGCGCAACGCCAAGGAGCACACGCCGACCCAGGTGGACCAGATCGTGGCGTCCATCACCGAATACGGCTTCGCCGACCCGGTTGGCGTCATCGAGCGGCCCGGCGGTCGCTACATGATCGTGGAAGGCCATGGGCGCGTCCTGGCATCTGGCAAGCTTGGCCTTGCCGAGGTGCCGTGCATCATCCTACCTCCGATGAGCGAGAACGAACGGAAGGCCTACGCCATCGCCCACAACCAAATCCAGTCCATCACCGGCCTCGACATGGGCATTGTCGCTGAAGAGTTCGAACGCCTCGACGTGGGTGACAGCGACCACATGTCGCTCGGCTTCACCAGCGAAGACGTGCTCTTCCTCCTGCCCGACCCATCCGACAGCCCTGGCGGCAACGGTGGTCAGCTTGAAGATGGAAGCGACAGCGAGGAGGGCTACAACTCGAATAGCTGGAAGGGCTTCATCCCTCCGGTCTACAAGTCGAACCTCCGCTTCAACACCGAAGGCGACCAGCTTGCCTTCTATCAGTTCGTCAACGTTCTGCGCGGTCGCTACCTGACCGCTGCAACAATTGCAGAGCGTTTCGTCCTCTTCGTGGAAGAGTTCGACAAGTCGGAGGAGAGCGCCGATGCTGACGTTTGAGCAAGAGCGCCTGATCGCGCCGCAGATCGGCCCATCCCGTTCGCCGAGAACCGCGTCCGCTACCTGGACAGCGACGTGCTGACGGAAGCCTACAAGCGCATCGAGCGCGTGGTGATGATGTACGATAATGTCTTCGTCAGCTACTCCGGCGGCAAGGACAGCCTCGCGGTCGCCTACCTCGTCCGTGAAGTCTTCGACAACATGGGCATGAAGGACCGGCCTGTCATCCTCGCCTTCCGTGACGAAGAGCTTATCCCGGATGACGTGATCGAGTTCGTCCAGTCCTTCAAGGATGATCCTCGCTGGGATTTGCGCTACTACGCCTTCCCGATGGAAAGCCACCTGTTCTTCATGGGCCGTCACCTGCCCTACGTCCAGTGGGACGAGAAGCGGCGCGGCAACTGGATCAGGGAAAAGCCGGATTACGCCATCGAGCAAATCCATCCGGACAACATCCCGCTGCATCAGTCGATGACCTCGGCTTTGACCGTGCTTCACATGGGCCTCAAGGGCCGTACAGCGATTTTCAACGGCATCCGTGCCCAAGAGAGCCTGATACGTTTCCGCGCGTCCACGGCCAGCACCGGCAAGGAGAGCTACATCTCCGGCGACATGGGCGGTGCCAAGCATATCAGCTTCGTCAAGCCGATCTTCGACTGGAGCGAGAAGGACATCTTCAGGTACTTCTACGACAAGAAGATTTCCTACTGCAAAATCTACGAAGCCGAGCTTTGGGCTGGCGCTCCGCTCCGCGTCTCGACGCCGCTGCATGACGCCGCCTACGACTACCTGTCCAGGCTCCGCGTGATGTATCCGACGTTCTTCGAGCAGATCGTGAACATCTGGCCGGAGGTGGCCGCGCAGGAGCGCTACTGGAAGAGCTTCGACCGCAACGGCATGATCCATCGCTACCCGAAGTCCTTCGAGGGCATCATCCAGTTCATCGAAGAGAACATGGAAGAGCCTCGCGAAAAGAAGAAGGCTATCGAAGTCGTGAAGCAGTGCCGCTCTTCCCGCGAGAAGAACAAGCGCACCGGCAAGTACGCCGACTTGTGTGGCAATGGCTACCCACTCCTGCACGTGTTCAAGGCTATCGTCACTGGCAAGTTCATGAAGGGCGTCCAAGCCACGTGGCTCCGGACAACGCCATGATCGAATACGAGAAGCAGGCTGACCTGGAAAAGGCCACAGCCATCAAAGGCGCTTGACATCGCCGACACGAGTAGGATACCTTAACAATCGTGCAACACGTTGCACCCAGGGCTCACATGAAACTTTCCGATCATCCGATTGCCAACATCCAGTGGGTAGAGGTGTCTCGCCTTCAGGCGAACGACTACAACCCGAACGTTGTGGTGACACCCGAATTCAAGCTGCTCAAGTTCTCGCTCCTGAAGCAGGGCTGGATACAGCCGATCCTCGCTTGCCCGGTTCCTGGCAGCGACACCGCGCTGGAAATCATTGACGGCTTCCACCGCGCCACCCTTGCCAAGACGGACAAGGAAGTCTCCGAGATGGCCGAGGGCAAGGTGCCCGTCTCGATCCTTTCCCTGGACGTGGCCGAGCGCAAGATGCTGACCATCCGCATCAATCGCGCCAAGGGCTCACACGTCGCCGTCAAGATGCACGACATCGTGGTCTCCCTGATCAACGACCATGGCCTGTCCATCAAGGACGTTTGCCAAGGCATCGGCGCTGACAAGTCTGAAGTCGAACTCCTGCTCACGGACAACGTCTTCAAGAAGCTCGACATCGAGAACACCCCCTACTCCCGCGCCTGGGAGCCCAATCCGAAATAGCTTGGCAGGGTGCCTAGACAACACCGTTCCCTTCGAACACTGCCTCGCTATAGGCCCGCCGGTTATCCCCTCTCCGGCGGGCCATTTTCGTCTTGACAAAGGATTGGTTCTAAGTTATTCCTATACGTGTAGAATAACGGAGAACCACCATGCTCACCAAGAGCCAGAAAATCTTCTACAAGCAAGTCGGCTATTACACCACCGCTGGCGTAGGCAGTGCCTTGTTCGTCGGCATGGTGATCGGCGGGCTGTTCGCCATCCTGATCAACCTGACATCCTGGAATGAAGTGGACGCCACGGACAAGAGCGCAAGCCAGCGTTCCGGCGTCAGACTGGTCAACGACTACGGCAACGGATGCCAATACCTCATGAGCAAAGAAGGCCATCTCACCCCTCGTATGGGCGTGGACGGCAAGCAGATATGCAATGGAGAAAAGAAGTGACACAGATACTCACGCTGGCTGCTACGCTAGCTGTTTTCATCGCCTCGATTTACACGGTTCGTCTTGTTGACCGTGAGCGCTATGCTGATCGTGCCTCGGAAGTCTCCTGCCCGGCTGGCAAGGTTCTGGTTCTCGACTTCAGCCGCAAGTTCGTCTGCCTCGACGGGCAGAAGCCAGAGCACAAAGATTAAATTTCCAGGGCTATCCACATTCGCATAGGAGAATGCACACATGCCGAAATATAAAGTGATCCTGCGCCGCGTTGTCACACAGACAGCCGAACACATCATCGACTGTGACCCAGGCGAGACACCCTTCGACAAGGCCAGCAAGCAGCTTGAGGCTGGCGAGATCGAAAGCAAATGGGTGGACAAGGACATCGCCGGTCTCTCTCACGACGTGTCGTTCATCGACGCCGAATAACTGCAACTTGTTGCACGTCTCTGGGAGAGAACGATGCTTAATCCTTTTCGCCGGGCAGTGGACCTCTCTGATGTTCCCTCGCCCGGCAACTTCCTGACACGAGCCTTCAGCCGTCTCTTCGGCAAGGGCCGCAAGCAGGCGCACCAAGCCGAGCTTACCAGGGCTATCAATGGTGGGCTCGCCCGACAAGCCGAGCTTTCCAGGGCGCTCGCTTCCGGCGGTCCTGCCAACCATGTGCCCGCTGGCACACCTATACCAGTTGTGACCGTGCAGGTAAGCGGCGACGTGCAGGCCGCTGACACAATGGGGCGCGTAGCCTCAGCCATTAGGGATCAGTTCGCCATCAACAACGCTGCCGTCGCCCGGCGACGAAGCAGAGATGCCGTCGCTAGGGCTATCCACATTGATACGACCGTAAAGGAGCAACCCATGCCAGAGAAGCAGGAGACGAAGCGTAAGGTTTGGCTGGGTGAGGATAGACCATCCGTCATTGCCCAGCGTGAGGCCAAGGAGAGGGCAGAGCGGCTCGCCAAGGAGGCAGCAGAGCGCCGGGCACGCATCGAAGCGGAGGAGGCTCAGCGGAAGGCTATGGCCCTCGTGGAAGCCGAGCGTGCGCTGGCAGAGCGACGGGCACAGTTGGAGGCGAGCCGTCAGCAGGGCTATGCACCTGCCAATACGTCGGTGAGTGCCGAGGCATCCGTCCTCCGGATCGATGAGCTTCTGACCGTCAAGGCTAACCGTGTCCTGCCCGTGCACTACCGCGAAACAATCGAGGGCTACTACGATGCCTTGAGAGGCGACAACGTCTATCAGACCACGGGCGTGCTGTCGCCACCTCCGGCCAACTACAGCTACTATCTCTTGACAAAGGACACCGTAGGGCTACCCGTCTCCGCTGATCGCCCGGCTCGCTTTTCTGCATCGATCATCATGCCGGAAGTCAACAAGGGCGGTCAGGTCAACATCCAGTCCAGGTCCATGTACGTCCACCATGCCTTCGTCATGCCTATCGAGTTGACGCTCGCCTTGCGTGGAAAGCTACCCAAGGAAATGGCTGACCGCTTGGGCGCTGTCGTCGTCATGGAAGACGAAGGCCGTGGCGATCTCCGGCAGTACCGCGTGGACCACGAGATATTGAACGATGTCTTGAGCGGTGGCGGTCTCTACGATTGGGGCAAGTCGATCAATCGGGACTTCAAGATGTTTGGCGCTCGCGCCGCCTTCGGCTCAGCGGAGACCGCGTTTCGTGGCGCGTCCACCAGCATTGTGTACCGATAAAAAAATTGCAACATGTTGCATTTAGGTGTTGCCAAAGGATCGGTTCTACGTTAGGTTATAAGCATCGAAGCAAACAAGCCAACCGGAGAACCACCATGGCACGCAAGATCAAAGTTACCGCCTCTGAACTCCAGCGCTCGAAGCAGAGCCTGAACTACGGCCAGATCGAAATGGCCAAGCTGTTCACCTCTGAAGACGCGGTCACCAAGGTTCACGCAGACGGCACGGTCGAACGTCTGAACCGCGCGACCATGGAGCAGATCGGCTACTTCCTCAAGGGCAAGCGCGCCGTTGACGGTGTAGAGATCATGGAAGAACTGAACAAGGATTGCATCGCGCTCCTGGTACAGGGCGGCTACGTCAAGGCCGAGAAGCGTTGCAAGAGCGCAAAGCATGACATGTACTGGATCACCGCCAAGGCGGCTGAGCGTTTCAACCTGAAGCCGGTCACCTCGTTCGGCCTGCCCTTCAAATTCCTGGAGGCGTAAGGTGGAGAAGACAGTCGGCCTCGCCGTCACCATCGCAGCTTTTGTATGGGTCGCGTACTTTGTTGCTACCGACCACAGTATGGAGAAGTGCCAGAAAGCAGGACATTACTTCGACACGTGCGTCACCGCTTTTCGGTGACGCATTTCTTCTTGGAGGGAAGAAAAATGGACAAGATGATAAAGCATACGCATGCAGCGCATCGCCTGTTCATCGCGGGTTACATGTCTCATTACGACATGCAGTCGCTCCTGTTCGTCCACCATCCGGACACTGGCCACGTCGCCAGTCTGCCCGTGATCGGCAACAACGTCTGCGCCAAGGCCGTCCAAGCCCTTGAGAACGCAGCAAAAAATATTGCAACTTGTTGCACTTAACCCTTGTCAAAGGATCGTTCCTTCGGTATCTTATAAACATCGAAGGAACGAACCAAGGACTAAGACAATGGCACTGATCGAAGCAATCGAAGACCTCAAGGCCGAGCTTGAGGCAGGCAAGTCAGTTGACGCAGTGATCGAGCAGATCGCAGAGGATCACGACCTGAAGCCGGTCTTCCTGCGCAACCGCGCCATCGCCGCCATCGGCGACCTGGACAACTACGCAGAGCGCGCCGCCGCTGCTCGCGAGGCAAACAAATCCAACATCGAAGGGGCAAAGCGCAAGATCGCGCTGTCTCGCGTAAAGGCGCAGATCGAAGCGCACAATGCTGGCACCGCTCGCGTCAGCGACGGACAGCTTCGCATCCTGATCGCCGCCGCCAACGAACTCGGTGCCAACTATCAGTTGGTGCAGCGTGGCCAGCGCCTGCCCGCTACCCCGGCGCAGCAGTTCGAGCGTGACATGCGCCGCCTGATCAAAATGCTGATGGCATAAAAAAAGTGCAACTTGTTGCAACATAAGTGTTGCCAAAGGATCGGTTTGTGGTTAGATTATAACCATAGAAACAAGGAGTTAAGCAGATGGCCATCCAGATCAAGACAGAGCGCTACGAGTTCGCACACGGCAAGGCACCGAAGGGTACTGGCGGCTGGGCATTCGAGGGCGAGATGTTCGACAAGCCCGTCTTCGCTCCGGCATTCATGAGCTACCGCGAAGCCTGCGCCTGGGTCCGGCAGATCGTCCGCCGCACCCACCAGGACGCAACCATCCACGTCGCATCGTAATCAACCACGGCAACTCAGGAGAACCACCATGGCCGTCGTCAAGTACAACGCAGAGACCAACAAGCATGACGTGATCATCTTCGGCGCGGACACCGTGTCGTTCGATCACGAAGACGAGGCGGAAGGCTTCGCAGAGTTCGTCAATGGAGGCGACAATGACTGAGAACGAATACCTGATCGCCCGGTCCCGCAAGTACACCGTGGTGGAGGTTCTCCTCTTCCTGGGGATCGCGGTCACCCTGTTCTTCCTCGGCTGGCAGAAGGTCGCCATCTGTTTTCTGATTTGGGCCTGCTTGTCCCTGATCACCCACCACAGACGCGTGAAGCGTTACTACTACATCGACTAACCCACAGGGGAGGGCTTCGCGGCTCTCCTCTGCAACTTGTTGCATGGAGGCAACCATGATCCATTTCGTTGAAGGCCGCGATGAGTGGTTTATCCTTTCCTGGCGTACCGTCTCCGGCGCACCACGCTGGTACACTGGACACACCCGCGAAGACATCGCCGAACTCGTGCGGCAACTGAAGGAAGTCAATAGACAGTGCATCGCCGTCTACCACGTCCGGCCCAAGCCACGCTATGTCGTCACGCCGTATGAGGAGGGCTGGGTCATCCGCGACAATCTGAAGGGAACGATCACCACAATCGGCGGCATGCGCAAGGAAGCCCTAGAGAGCATCGCCGACTATCTCAGCAAGGAGCACGTAAAGTTCTCGCGCCCTCCGGAGACCATAAGACACGTAAGCCGCCAAGAGCACAGGATGGGTAGAGCCACCCGTGACGTTAAAGGAAAGCCGCCCGTCGTCGTGCAGGATTTCGCGGCCCTTCAAGAAAAGCCTAAGAGAACACGTAAGAAGAAAGAGGAGTACGTAAACCCCCTCGGCTTCCCAGACGTAAAGATTTCCCCCTACTGAACACTAGAGAGGAGAGAGACAGATAGAGATAACAGAGACCAATCTCTCTCCTCCCTGATAGCCTGCAACATGTTGCAAATTCTGATAACGAAACCAGAAATGGATCACTCCCTATGATTTCCTCTTCAACACAGTCTTCTCGCTTGGAAACTCCTATCCCGGAACGCATGCAGCACCTGGACAGAGATGAGCGTGGCTACCCGATCCCGTTCAATCTCTTCCGGGATAAATCGGGTAAGGCGCACTTCACCATCAACGATGAGAACCGGAGACAGATGATCATCGCGAAGGACTTGTGCGCTATCTGTGGCAAGGGTCTCTTACGTGGGCGCTGGTTCGTCGGTGGCCCGGCCAGTGCGTTCCATGACACGGGCAACTATATCGACACCGCCATGCACTATGAGTGCGTCGAGTATGCGCTGAAGGTTTGTCCATATCTCGCGGCTCCCTCCTACGCCCGGCGCATTGACGACAAGACGCTGAAGTCGGAGAACCGTGACACCCACGACATCTTCCAAGACCCGACGATGGATGCTCAGCGCCCGCGCGTGTTTGTCGCCGTCATGGACGTGCGGACAGATTACACCGTGCATCCGACCATCGGCCACGTCGTCTACGTCAAGCCGCGCGGCCCCTATAAGATTGTCGAGTTCTGGCGGCAGGGTGTGCGCATTGATGGTGCGACCGGCCTCGCCATTGCCGCCGAACGTGTTGACCCGGCGATGATCGCCAGGAAGATCGACAAGAAGACGCAGATCAGGTGGACCGAATAAAGTTGCAACATGTTGCACTTAGGCCTTGCCAAAGGATCGGTTCGTTGTTAATCTCTTATTACTGAAACGGAGATGACGACCATGAGCCACTGGACAGAGAAGATGAACGAGGCGGAAGCAGCCGCCAGTGCCGCATGGGAACGCATGCAACAGGCCCGCAAGGATGGCAACCGCCGCGCCGAGAACAAGGCATGGCGGGAGCACTCCAAGCACAAGGATGCCGCCAGCCGCTTCCGCGCCTTCGCCAACCCCATGGAGGTTAGCGCCTCCGGTTTCGCATCGTAAGGAGAACCACCATGGCAGAGAAGCACAGCAACCTGATCGACCGCCGCGCCACACAGGAAGCCAAGGTAGGCATCTGCCAGTTGGCAGGCAAGCAGTGGGTCGAACTCCTTGACCCGGCAACGAAGGCACCTTACCGCTTCGCAGACAAGAAGACCTGCATGAAGACGGTCACCCGCCTCGTGCTCAAGGGCACGCACAACATCATGCCTTTCAACGCATCGACCGGCGAACTGCTCGGCTAACAAGGGAGGGGGCTTAACGCCCCCTTTCTCTTAGAGTGGGTATTTGCAGCGTTCGATGATCGCAGCCGCGTCCACCGCAGGGTGGTTGGCCTCGATCCATTCCTGGAAGAGCGTGTCGTGGTCAGCCCTATAGGCGTAGCTGTCGCGCAGTTCTTCGCCAATGTCGTTGGCCCATGCCCGGAAGAGGTCGATGACTTCGGTGGAGGTGGGGAGGTTCGCAGGTATGTTCATGGTGGTTCTCCGTTGTTTGCCTGATCATATTGCCCTAGCGCCTCGCCGATCTCAAACGGTTTGTTTGCAACTTGTTGCAATATATCCGTTGACAAAGGATCGGTTCGTTGTTAAGTTAAGAGCATAGAAACGGAGACGCCAGATGTTCCACTTTGTGTTTTTCTACTGCGCCGCATTCCTGCCGCTCCTGGCAAGCGAAGTGATCAGCATGGCCATCTGGCGCGAAGATCGTGTTCGCGGCTACCGCCGCCGTTGGAAGAAGTGAGGAGAGCCGACATGGCCCGCAATATCCGCATCGACGCAAACAAGTGCTACTGGTTCAACACCCTGAACGACGCACTCGCCTCCGAGAACCTCGTAAACCTGTGGCCGTTCGGCAAGACCATGCTCTACGGCGAGACCGTGGGCTTCGCTGCCGCCGGGCGCTGGATCAGCGTCTATCGCTCCGAGAGCGGTCGCTATGAGCGGCCAATCCACTACGCCACCCTGATGGAAGACACCTACCCCAGGGAGGCAGCGTAATGGCCAAGTTCAGACCGCATAGGGCTCGCTCGCCGACGCCATGGCGGAAGTGAAGGAAATAAACAACCGGGCGGCGCTGATCGCCCTGATCAAGGCAGAACTCGATCCCTTCAGCCCGGTCGAGCATCCGCTGGCGCAATACGACCGTGTCACGCTGGTCAAGCCCTACGGCTGGGATGAGCGCATTGGCTGGGAGACGCATATCGTCCTGGTCAGCGGCTACGGCGTCTTCGGCTTCACCGATGGACCACTGGAGGAATAGCCATGGGCCTCTCCTCCAGCAAGATAGAGGCTGCGTTGATCGCAGAGGGTGCCCACCCAAGCGTCAGCGTAGTGAGGCACAAGCAGCGTGGTAAGCCGTGGTATCAGATAGTGTCGCCTGACATACTGGCTGGCACAGTCATCGCCATGCGTGAAGACTGCACCGATCTAAAACTGTCCGACCCTATAGAGGAGTGGATAGCTGCTACAACCGAGAGAGAAAGGCATCGAGCCTATGAAGAAGGAATACACCATCCACATGGGCTCGTGCCCTCCGCCGGTCATCGAAGCTGATAGCGCCGAGGAAGCACTGGTCATTCTGCGCGAAGCCGCCAAAGAGCAGGGCATGTATCTCCCGGTCCCTTATACCGTCAAGGTGACCGCTGAAGACTTCGAAGGCGAGGTGACGGCGTGAGTGAGAACGTCCTCATCTGCGTACTGACAGTGGTCGTGATCGGCTACATCGCTTTCGTCCTGCACACGGTCGGCGCGTTTTAGGTGCAACCTGTTGCACGGTAGTGGTTGACAAAGGATCGGTTTCTCGTTAGATTATAAGCATCAAAGGAGAACCACGCCAATGAACACCACCTTCGCCCTGATCGCCTTCCTCGCCCTCAACCCTGCCGAACCGCAGGAGATGGACGCCTTCAAGATCGACTACGCCATGAGCGAGCAGGATTGCTACGAGGCAGTCAAGCACGTGCAGCGCTTCGAGATCGCTCCCGGCGTCACTGCCGTCATCCAGCCCGAGAACCTCTCATGCGAGGAGGAGTACAAGTGAGCGAGATAATCCTGAAGGTGAGCATCACCCTGTCCGATGAGCCTAGCCCGGACGAGCGTCGGGATGTCGAGCATTACATCGCCATGGCGCTGAAGAGCGTAGAGGGCATGCGTCCTACCCGGCGCGCGCCCCTCACCATCAATCGCGCTTTCATCGTGGAGGAAGAGAAGTGAGCATCGCCGCCATCATCGCAGCCGCTGCCGCATCCACGCAGATGCAGATCATGCATCAGGAGCAGTTGCACCAAGCCGCCGCCTTCCTGTTGCGCCCGCAGCCCACGCGCTTGTCAGTGAGCAACGTCGATACCAGGAAGGCCGATCCTTCTATCCCGGCCCCTACGGAGTGGAAGCCATGAACACCGCCCTCCTCAAACTGGCAAGCGTTCGACGCCAAGGGTATCGCCGCTGGGACGTGCCCGGCAAGGCTGACAGATACGTCGCCTTCAAGTACACCACGCTCTACGCCAGCGGCAAGGCACGTGAGCGCTGGCTGGTCTGGCATATCCATCCGCACCATAGTGGCAGTGGCGGCATCCATGTTGACTACTCGCAAAGGCACTATGCCGAGGCGCTGGATAAGGCGCTGACATGGGTAGGCCGTGCGTTCGATCCTGCCCGCGCAGTAGGAAGGAAGAAGCCATGACCCTGAAACTGTCCAAGCATATTCTCGATAGCGAGAAGAAAACCGAGGTCGCTATCAACGAGCTTGCTACGTGGCTCTACGAGAACAGTGCGGCCTTCGATGAGCCGGGCACGGTAAGCACGCAGTCTGCAAGGGCGCTGGCGGAACGCATGATAGAGGAGGCAAGCCGTGAGAAGCATCCGTCTCGATGACGCCCGGCGCACAGAGAGCCCTACCGAAAAGGTGATGATGTTCACCTGCCCGGAGCGCGACTTCATTGAGGGCATGGAGAGTGCCTGGAAGCTCGGCTACCTCGCAGGCGGCGGCAAGGATACGTTCGTGGATGTAGCATGGGGCATGTCAGAGATGCGTGCGCTCCTGATCGCCAGAGGATACGAAGCGTGAAACATGTTGCACGGCGAAACGTCCGCCTCGACGGGGAGCGCCAGCGGCCAGCCCCTGTACGCTACTACCAGTGCTCCGGCTGCAACCGGCGCTGCGATGATCCAGTATATGACTTGGATATGATCCGGGAAGCAGGGTGTATATCGTGCTGCCCTGAACGCAAGATGAAGCTATACGTCGATCACAAACTGGTGAAGAAGTAGCCATGAGAAAAGTACGCCTGGAAGAACCGAAGCCGCCGTCCGAGACCACCATCGTCACGCTGTCTGTCCCGGCAGGCATCGACGTGGCCGATCTGGTCCGGCGCTACAACGAGCAGTGCGAAGCCAATGGCCTGCCGCCGATCCTCGACGCCAAGCTGGTGGATATCGAGAAGGCCAGATGGCCTGCCGCCTACCATGAGTACCGCGAGCGCCTGGAATACCTCAACCGTGGCAAGAAGCCCTCCACGCCCTTGACCATGGAGGTGTTCGGCACCAAGCTACAGCAGATTATGGAGCGCACCGGATGGCCTGCCAGTTCTGCCACCGGCCTGATCCTCATACAGGAGCACCCAGACATTGCCTAAGAGACATGTTCGCCTGGACGATCAGCGCCAGAAGCCCAAAGTCAAAGAGACCAAGCTGAAGATCACGCCCCTATCCGACCTCACCCGAGAGGAGCTTGTCGAGCGTTGGGCTGGCATCAATCGTATGAGCGTGGACATCGAGAGCATCGACTATGCATCGCTCATCCGACCCTCGGGCGCTGCCATCACTCCGGCCAGGGTACGCAACAGCATGATAGTCAACACTGACGAGGGCGCTGTCTTTCGCTTGGAACTAGACGGCAACCCTATAGAGCTAACGCGAGATGTCATAGGCGGAAACCGCAGATCGGCACAGATCGGCAGGGACTACGGCATAGGCGGGTACGACACCGCCGAAAGCGGCTTCCTGCAAAGGGCACAGGAGATGACTACGCCGCGTCCTCCTGAAGCTCAGCGCGCCCGGCCTCCCTTTCCCGGCTGGTCAAACTGGTATCTCTCCCACACCGACGAAGACGGCAACCGCCATGAGGTCAGGGTGCATAACACCTCGGGCAACACAGAGCGCCGCGTGATCAGACGCATCCCTTGATCGGTGCAACCCGTTGCAACTTAGGTGTTGACAAAGGATCGTTCCCAAGTTAGATTTGATCATTGCCAACCAAGGGGAGAACCGCCATGGCAGACGAAAGCTACATTGTCCTCTACCGCCTTGGCGGATGGGCCACTTGCGAGTGGAGACGCACCGCCAACATCATTGGCACCCTGGAGCGCGCCGAGGCTGAAGTCGCCTCGTTGGAGCGCATGGGCTTCAAGGCCATTTACCGCACCCAGGCGGAGCACGACTTGATCGGCTTCCCGCTCGGCTGGCACTGGAAGGTCGTAGACCACGCCATGGACACCATCAACATCACCCCGTGGGAGAGCCAGCACAGCATCCACCCGTCGCGCTTCGAAGAAGTCCGTGCCCTGGTCGAGAGGGAGCGCCTGAAGTGAGAAGCTTCCAGGAGAGCAAAGACGCCATGCTGCACCACCTCGACGGCGCAGGCGAGCTTGGCTGGATATTCTCGCGGCTCTCCGCCTATGAGAAGGAAGTGGCGCATGCGCTCATCTCCGAGGGGCTGGCAGTGATCGCCAACAGTCGTCTTGTGCTGACAGAGGAAGGAAAGGAGCACCTGAAGTGAAGCCAGCCGTAGGTCAACAGGTCAGAGGGCGCTTGCCCTTCATCACGGGCATCAAAACCTGTGTCATCGTCGCCCGGCGCGTACCCAAGGAAGGCGAGTACGCCATGAGCAGGGACGGTTCGTTCTTCCGGCGGCAGGGCAGCAAGTTCCTCTCTAAGGTGGACGCCGCCCGCGAATACTGGATCATAGAGGAAGTGAAATGACCCGAGAGCAACTCGAAGCCATGCGCAAGAGCGTCGAGACCAGCTTCCACTTCCATACGCGAGCCAAGGACAAGGCCGAGTATGATCGGAAGATGAACCGCAACGACAGTAGCCCGGAACGCGACATGCACCAGACGGTGGCCTGTGTCTGCAACGTGTTGCACAAGGCGCTTGTCGCCGCCATCAACGTCACGGCTGACGACAAATGAAGCGGCATGTCCGCCTAGACGACAACAAGCCCCGCCAGGGCAAGCGTAGGCCCCAGAGCGACTATGAGGCCTACCTGGGGCGGATATGCGGCTGCATGCACCCGAACGCACACCCGCCCTGCTCCGGCTGCACGAGCGCCATTGACGAAGAGCAGTTCGAAAAGGAAATGGCCGAGGAACTGGCAGACTGCCTGTCCACCTATAGGGCCATAAGTCATATCATCGAGAGGCACCATGACTACTAAGCACCACGCCCTTCCGGCTCCCTGCAAGTCCTGCCCCTACCGCAAGGACGTTCCTTCCGCCATATGGGCAGAGGAGGAGTACGAGAAACTACCCATGTTCGATGGAGAGATCGTAGAGCAGGTGATCAACGGCGGCACCCAGCTTTTCCTCTGTCATCAGCGCAACAACGCCTTGTGCTCCGGCTGGCTTGGCTGTCACGGCCCCGAGAACCTTCTAGCGCTCCGCCTGCATGGCAACGAGGTAGAGCCCGAGGTGTTCGACTACCAGACAGACGTGCCGCTCTTCTCCTCCGGCGCTGAAGCCGCCGCCCATGGCATGAAGGACATGGCCAAGCCCTCGGAAGCAGCCGAGCGTACCATGGGGCGTCTCCTGAAGAAGAAAGGTATCAAGACCCGTGATTGACGAAATCGTAGCCAAGCACGTCGCCCGGCAGCTAAGGCGCATCGCCTCCAACTGGTGTGACCACAACCACTTGTCCGGCCCTGAAGCCATACACCAATGCGCCAATGACCTGGACCCACCGAAGGAGTGGTTTGATCCTGTAGCAGCCACGCTGCTTGGGTTCGTCAACGAAAGCCGTGTCAGTCGCGGCCTCCCTCCGCATCAGCGTCCAGGTGCGCCAGATGCACCTGACCTACCGAAAAGCAGGAAGGTCGATCTTAGCCCTTGACAAAGGATCGGTTCCAAGTTACTTTGCAACATGTTTCAAAGGGGAACCGACATGACTAAGAAGCCCACCATCACCATCGTCCTCAAGCCGGTCGAGCCCACCGCCGACGAACTGGCATGGGACCAGAAGGTTCGCAACGAAGCCGCACGCCGAGGAGGCGTCTATTAATGAGCTACAGCACGCTCTACATTCTCAACCAGAAGAGCACGCGCGAGGTCGCCGAGTACCGCAACGGATGGGGCAGCGGCCCTATGTGCTGGGATTACCTCGCCGACAAGTACCTGGGGCATCTCAACTTCACTGACTATAACCGCACCGATTACATCGGCTTCGAGCGCAAGTGGAAGATGGTCTGGGATTTGGCCAACGATCCCAAGCTCCAGCGCTGCGAGCACATCGCCATGCGCATGACCTTTGACGGCGCATACGCTGCCAACGCAGACCTGAAAGAAGTCGGCGAGCTTTGCCAAGAGTTCTTTACCCTGGTCTGCAAGGACACGAAGCGGCTCGGCATGGTCAACCACTTCATGGTGCTCGGCCTCGACTTGGTGAAGCTCTCGAAAGAGCGGCGTCGTTCCCGGCACATGCGCGGCGCAGTGCTGAACTGCACGTCTGTCAATAACGTCTGGTGGACGCCGACCCAGGAACTGCTCGGCAAGGCGTGGTCGATCATGGATGAGTTCCGGTCTCAAGAAAAGGAATGGCTCGATGGCCTACGGTGATTACAATGGCCCTGACAAGCCCGACAAGGGCCATGAGGGCGGTTCCTGCAACAGAGGGCGGTGCCAGTCCTCTCCGGCCCTCTACTACAACCACGGCTCATTCTCGTGGTACTGCCTCGATTGCCGGAACCAGATCGCCCTCGACCCGGTCAACCGCAGAAGCTGGCAGAAGGACTTCGAGCCCACGTGCCATCATCAGCAGTTCGAGACCCGCGCCGAGATGGACAAGCGCAAGGCCGAGGCGCACCTCTACGAGGAGTTCGATGACTGCGTCTGGAGCGGCCTCTACTGTAACAGCGTGACCGCCCACGACATGATGATCGACCTGATGATCAAGCATGACCTCGGCTTCATGCAGAACCCCGGCGGCGGACAGTTCACCCACCGTGCAACAGGTTTCAACTGCCAAGTCACCTTGTGTGACGAAGTCCTGGACCTGAACACCCTCCGCAACGCCATCAAGGAGAAGTTCGGTGCCTCCACTGAATAAGAACGCCGCCTTGCTCGAAGCCATCCGTGGCGATGGCGAGCACGGCACCATCAAAGAGCACCGGGATTTGCTCATCAACCTCCGAGACGGCGCGCTGAAGGGCGGTCATTTCGAATGGGCAGTTCCCCTTTCCCACACCATAGCCTACCTGTCCAAGCTGGCAGAGGCCGCAGGAGTTGAAGTCTGATGCCACAAGTTTACATCCCCGAAATCGGCGACCTCTGGAAGCTGGAAACGCCCTGGGATTTCACCCTTTATAACGAGTATCGCAACAGCGATCTCTGGGAAGCCTGAACGCTGACCACCATCCGTCACTCCAGGCCGTCCGCGACCAAGTCGCCGCTGTGGACGCCGAGATGAGGGCTCTCGAAAACAGCATGATCACGCAGCCCGTCCCTCATACCGTCTGGCGCAGCGGACGCTACGAGGAAGTCACCCACCAGCGGAAGGTCTTTCCCAGCGCAGAAGTCCAGAACCGCTTCTACGAGTTGCGCAATGAGCGCTACGGGCTCTGGAATAACCGCAGCATACCGGCCACCCTCCCGCGCGGCACAATCCTCCGGGTGGATCGCATCTACATCCGCAAGGGCAACGAGGATTACTCCTCGCTGTCGTTCTACATCACAGAGACGGCCCATGCGGCGCTTCAGCCGGTCAAGACGAAGAAGGGCTTCAAGAAAGGCCGGAAGCGTTTCTGGGCCAAGCTCGCAGAGGTGAACACCCTCCGCGTCGAACACGTGCAACCTGTTGCAGAGGTGGCAGCGTAATGCGCTCTTGGTCGATCCAGGTCCACTACCAGACGCAAGACGATGCGGGGCGCACCTTTCGCGCTACCGCCGTCTTCCACTGCGAAGCCGCCGACATTCCGTCCGCCTATCAGGCGGCAGCAGAAGCGTTCGGTCCCGACAAAAAGCTTGGCGCGATCATGCCGGGCAAACACTTGAGGTTCCCATGACTGTCTTCGACGCCAGCCACTATACGTGGCCCTATTCGGTCAAGTACCTGCAAGAGACGCCGATGTTCTCCGATTGGATGATCTTTGGCGAGTACCCTGGCACTGACCTCGTGGATATCGCCGACACTGCGCGTGGTAACTCTGACATCATGCTCAAGGTGCCGCGTGCCAAGGCCGAAAAGATCGTGGCGGCTCGCGAGGAGTTCGCCCGCAAGCTGCTCGTCATAATGAACGATACGGAGCCGACATGAACGTGCAGAACCAAGTCATCTCAGCCTGATCCGGGGTTTGGGCTACCGGGTGGCGCGTGGCTTGCCATGGTGGCTTGCCGCGCTTGTCCTCCTCGGCTTCTATCTCTTCGGAGGCAAGGCATGAGCAAGAACCTCGATAAAGGATGGCGCTGCTTTCACTGCGATGAGTTCTTCGAGCACTCGCAAGCGGCCCGTGAGCACTTCGGCTATACCGAAGACGCCAAGCCCGCCTGCCTGATCGCCAACGCTGATCGCGGCCTCCTCAAGCAACTGAGAGAGACCGAACGCGAGCTTGCCAACCTCTGGGTATCCGTGCACAACGAAGGCACTGAAGCCGCCCGCGCAATGCTGGCGCAGGACAGTCGGCACTACACCCAACTCATCCAGGCTGAAGAAAGCGGATACGCTCGCGCGCTCCGAGACGCCGCCGAGGCGCGGGAATTCCGGCACGGGCAACACCTCTTCAACAAGGCCCAAGAGCTTGGGTGGAAGCAGGACGATACAGAAGGCCCCTACGAGTTCGTATCCCGCAAGCATTACGAGCAGGGATGGGAAGATGCCAAGAAGCAGGAGGGCGGAGAGCGATGATCACCAAGATAAGAATGCTGGCAGCGACAACGCTGATGTGGATCGGCGCTAACGTAGGCCCACGAGAGATGCGCCCTGTCATCACGAGTATGATCGACGCTTGGGCTGGCATCCCCGGCCAACGTCACCAAGGCCGCACGGGCGGCTTGATCATGGCTCCCTGGTGGGTAGACATCAAAGGCGAGAACCTTGCCCGGCAGCAGTACAAGGAATGCACCCAGACCGCCTACCACGTCCGGCAGTACATTGAGAACCCTCCTCCGCCTGGATTGTGCGGCGAGATACCCCTTCCACTGGAGCCGAGGGACGTGCCATGAGCCGCGTCAGCAACTTCTGCATCATCGGCCCTTCCGCCTACGAGGGAGACTACCTTCAGCAACTGAATAATGCCCTCTTCGACCTTGGTACTAATGATCAGTTTTTCTCGCATCTGACCGGAGAGGGCGGCGCTAAGCACTACGAGTGGTTTATCTACGGCATGGCGGGCGACTTCATGGACGAGACGATGGTCATGGCCGCTATGCAGGCGGTGCCCTGGGAGAACCGGCTGGCGTCATTCTCGTATATAAAGAGCAGGATGACGAGGCACCTCACGTCCTGGAGTGGCGGGAAAGCATGGAAGACGAACCTGTGGTCCGTCCGCCCCCGCCTCAGACCATGAAGCAGCCGAAGGGATCGCGGAAGACCCGCATCGACTGAGTGCAACTTGTTGCAAGGGAATGCTTGACAAAGGATCGTTCCCTTGTTACTCTACATCATTGAATAGGAGAACCACCATGCTCATGAAACTCGTTGTCGAGAGCACTAAAAAGGTAGACTACGGCACCCAAAAGGCCGAGATCACCTTCAAGGGCAGTTCGCCAGAAGGCGTGGCGCGCGCCGTCGAGCGCTACTTGCGCGACCTCGGCATGAACGGCCCGTCCTACTCCTACACCCTTGAGCAACTGGTGGATAAGCGGTGAGCAGGCATACGTGGCAAGAACTGGTGGCTCCGCACGTCCGGCGCTTCACCGTAGCGGCCAAGTTCGGCGGCTCGGCGTCCTGGAATGCAGAGGGCTCCGCTGCCATGGCAGAACTGCTCTCCACCATGGCCAAGATCATTGACGAAGAAGTGCTCGCCCGGTCGCATGAGGGCGTTGCCCAGGCCGAAGCCCGCGCTCTCGGCAATAAGGCCGCACAGAAGCTCGTAGAGGCCCTAGAGAGGGATATGCGGCGCATGCACGGCATCATACCGCCGGAATACAAGCTCGTCGCCAAGCTCTACAAGGCGCACAGGAGGGGCAAGTGAACAGACGCGTCCGGCTGGCAGACAGAGCGCCGAAGTCCTTCAAAGAGAGGATGATCCAGGCCGCAAAGGAAGGCGAGGAGCTTCGCCGGGCAAAGGTCGTCAAGAAGTTATGGCGGCTCTCCCAGAGGGACCGGTCGGAGTACGACACTTATGACCGCGCCGTCGTGGTTGCCGTCAACGAAGACATGGCCAGACGGATACATCCGAACAATCCGGCAGCAGCGGATTATGATTGGAGCAAAGACGACACATGGGCTCGCTCTCCAGAGCACGTGACCGTCAAGTACCTCGGCATATGTGAAGACGACAGTTATGATCTGGGAGATGTCGTCTGTGAGAGTTTTAACGCAGGCTGAAAGGAGCCAAAATGAGTACGCATATCATGCATTACGTTGTCTGGGGCGTGAAGCTTCCCGACTTCGACCACGATGAGCAGGAGGAGCTTATCGACAAGTACAAGTCCGACCGGTATTCCCGCAAGAAGACCAAGCAGGACAACGCGGTCGATGATATCTCGCTGGTCTGCTCCGGCATGGACGACTTCGAGTATTTCGCCGGGCACGTCGCCCGCATGGCCGATGGCTACGATGGCGAGGGCATCGACTACATCAGCCTGCCCGCGATCCCCGAGAAGGCAGACGAGTGGATGCAGGCCACATTCCGGCTCTGTGAAAAGCTCGGCCTGCCAAAGCCCGCCGGATACGATTTCGGCTGGCACGTTTTCACGCAGTGGACTTAACCGGCGAGGAGCCAACCATGAAAGAGTACCTGTTCTACATCGCGGAAGAAGATGAAACCAAAGGCACGCCCGTGCTGATCGTCTCCCGCGAATATTGGGAAGCGGAACACGCCATCGAAAGCGTGCACCTCTTTGACGACCTCCAGGATCGTCTTCCCGAGTGCATCAGCGATGAGCTTGCCGAAAGCATGTTCGTCTCTGACAAGGGCCGCGATGACACCAAGGCCGACATGGAAGCCGCTGGTTTCATCTGGGAACCGGCACTGGCCAACGCGGGTCAATAACCCGTCCGGGCTAGCCCGAAAGAACCCTATCAAATGTCAGTGATCAGGGTTACAAGTGTCGCCGTGGGTGTTGGGGTTTCAGTTGCGCCCACGGAACGACCTGTTAGTGAGCGAGTAACAGGAGCCCTTCTATTCACCCTTTCGAAGGGTTCCTGTTGCAACCTGTTGCATGCCGCGCTACGGTAGATTTAGCAACAGGAGAGGGCTCTATGGCAACTGCACCGAAAATCTTCGCCAGCGGCATCATGCTCGGCAATCCCAAACTCAGCAACGAAGTGATCATCCCCGTGTACGAGGCACCCGTCATGCCTCCATCTTACACGTTATGGACCGGCGCGAATAACAAGTACGGCTTCCTCGGCAACATGGTCACCGAAGCCAATGCACCCGCCGGGCAGTTCATCGGCGCGGTCAAGGCGATCAACCATCCCAACCCTGCCGCCGTCTACTCGATGAGCGGCCAGACAGCGGGCCTCGGCATCCTGGCCGACACCGGCTTGATCTATGTGGTCAACGGCACATTGCTGGCGGTCGGCACCAGAACGATCACCATTACCGCGACCAACAGCCTCGGCAGTTCTTCGACCACGCTACAGATCAAAGTCGTCGGCACCGCCACCAACGTCATCTACATCGATCCGCTCGGCGGCGCGGACGCCAACACCGGCATCAAGCCATCCCAGGCGATCAAGACGTGGGCCGGGCGTAGCGGCAAGGGCTCCGGCACCAAGACCTACCTGATCAAGAACGGCTCCAACCTTGTCGCGGCTGTCACCCTGGCGAATGGCGAGACGATTGGCGCTTATGGCGACCCGTCGCAGCCCCGCGCGAAGATCACCACCACCGCCAACTTCGGCGTCACCGGCACGAGCCTGAACAACGCCACGGTCAAAGACCTGGATATCACCGCAGCCCAGCGCGCCATCCATATCAGCGTCGGCAGCAACTTCGACGTTCGCCGCTGCACCTTCCGGGTGCCCACGGACGGCACCAACCGCGCTCCCTTCTATACGACCGGCATGACCGGCCTGAAGCTGCTCCATTGCTGGGTGCCTGCCAACTCCTACGGCGACAACGTCTACTGCCGTGGCCTCAAGAATGCCGAGATCGCATACAACCTGCTTGAGACGCCGCTCGGCAGCACGGCTGACAACCTCCAGGTCACCTCGGAGCGCAACTCGGCCTACCTCTGCAACGACGTGTGGATACATCATAACACGATGATCAACATGGGCGGCACCTCGGCCAAGGGCAACTGCGTGATCGAAGGTTGCGTGCGTGCCTGGTAGAAGACAACGACTTCAGCGGCCTCTATTTCTGCCTGTCGTCGGTCTCCTCGCTGAACACGCTGCGCAACAACCGCATGAACAACGCCACCTATAGCTCCAACTCGTTCACCATGGGTATCGGCTCGACATACAGCATTGGTGACCAGCAGTGGTACGATAACCACGCATTCGGGCCGGGCAACCGCGCCTTTGTCATCTCTGGATCGGGCGAGGCCTCCGGCGCTCCGTTGTGGTCGCGCTACGACCTGGAAATCAACGACAACATCGGCGAAGGCCACACGACGTTCTTCTTCCAGAACCGCCTGATGTCCGGATACTTCCAGAACAACGTCGGGCAGTCCAACGTCAGCAATACTGTGACCGGCGTGACCACCGTGGCGACCGGCGGCGACTATACCACCCGCACCGTCACCCCGAACTTCCTCAACGCCGCGCCTGGACCCGTCTGCACCGCCAAGGGACAGGTCACAGGCACGGTCCAGGATGGTCAGACGGTCACCGTGTCGGCTCCGACCTTCGAGGGCGCTGTCAGCATCCAGTACCAGTGGCGCTTGAACGGCAAGTACGTCGCGGGCGCAACCACGCAGAGCTTCACCATCCCGGCGGGCTTCAGCGCCACGGTCTCTGATAGGGTGCCCACCACGGCGGCGACCGGCTTCCCTGGCGGCTCGGCTGGCGAACTGTCCTGCATCACCCGTGGCGTGGACGCGGCTGGCAACGTCATGATCGCTCCGGCCAAGTTCGCAAATGACGAATACTACATGCCCATCGCCGCATAGCGTGCAACACGTTGCACCATCTTAGTCCTTGACAAAGGATTGTTCCCCTGTTACTGATCTAGCGTCTTTAACAGGGGATTTTCATGAAATACTATATCGAACGGAAGCTCGTGCTTCCCGCGAACCATGACCGTGGCACTGTCACCGAATGGCGCAAGGTCACCGTCAACACGACCACAATTCCGATGGAATTCCTCAATAGGGATGACGGATACCGCCACATGTCCCGCATCGACACGCCCGGCCAGTACCGCCTCGTGGACGAGAACGGCAAGGATTGCGCCGGTCTGCTCGTGACAAGCTGGAAGGGCGCGGCCTGATGTACGGCGGGTTCATCATCTTCCTCATATGGATGGTTTTCATCTTCGATCCCGAGTTCATCGGGCGGCGGCTGGCGAGGATGATGCACGAATACCGCAAACAGATGCAGAAGAAAGGATGGGAATACAAGTGAAGCTCTTCATGATCCTCTATACGATGGGGCAGATCGGCGGCACCGCCGGGCCGCTGCCCTACGACATCAACGAATGCAAGCAGCGCGCCGCCGCGCTCCAGGCAAACGTCACGCAGATCGTCGCCACCGGTCGCTCGACCAATGGCAAGAACGAGGAAGTCGGAGCGGAAGACATGGAAAAGTTCAAAACCATGCGCTTCTCTTGCGAGCATCGGGCCTCGAAGCCTGAATTGGGAGAAAAGGAACCCAGCATATGACCAACGAAGAAATCCTCGAAATCATTTCGCAGGTGACATACAAGCCGGGCTGGAAAGTCCTGTTCGGCATCGACGGCGAGGACACGGACAATCCCCGCGCCTTCGCGCAGATCAGCGTTGACGGCACCACAGAAGCCTCCCTGGACGCTTGCGCCCGTGACGGCACCCGAACACCCTGGAAGGGCTCCAAGCGCTTCTTTAGCCCCTATATGTGCCGCCAAGAGATCGTCGGCGCGTGCTTCGGCCTCATCCAGGACGCCGAGAGCCACGAGATGCGCGAATGGTTCCGTTACAGGGGCGCGAGCATCTACAATCCGCACCTCGACCCGGAAGCCTGGTCTCCATCGCCCGCAAGAAGGCCAACTTCAACGTCCGCGAAAACGCCATGACGCTCGAAGAGCCGCCGATCAAGAAGGCCAAGAGCCCGGAATGGTTGCCCATGTTCGCGGCAGCGGCCATGACCGGCAGCTATAACCCTCCGGCTCCTGGCGACCGTGGCGGCGGACGTGCCGAGAACAACGAGGGCGACACCCTCGAAGGCATCGTGGTCGATCCCTACGATCAGACCCGTGGAGGCGCATATGTCAAGTGACATCGCAGACATCAACCTGATCAAGATCGGCGCTGTCATCAAGCACGTCAGGACCGGCGGCATCTACAGCGTCATCGGTCGCTGCGACAAGCACAGCCCCTTCGTCCTGCTCGACATGTGCGATGCCATCTTCATCGTCCGCGACAGCATCGACGGCGCGCAAGCCTTGCTCGATCTTAGCGTGGACCCAAGTCTGACGATGCCGATACTCGCCTTGCCGGTACGCATCCAGGTCAGTGACCCAAGAGGACGCCCCATCCGCTGGATCATCTATCGCAGCCTGATGGATGGCGGATGCTGGGCTCGCCCGGCTGACGAGTTCCAGAACCGGTTCGTGCAGCACTACACTTAACAGCGTGCAACATGTTGCAAAACCCTCATTGTGTGCTATGGTCCTATAGCTACACATGAGGGTTTTTCTATGCGCATGATTTATGGGGTTGCATACGCATTCTGGCTACTGTTCCTCTCCAGTGCAACAGTTGCACCAGCGCAGACGTTCACCACGCCGCCATTCGGCTACACGCTGTTCTGCGCCAAGTACAAAACCAACTGCGCCAGCAGCGGCCCGGCCTCCATCGCGCAGACTGCCAAGCTCATGGCCGACCTGAAGCTAATCAACGCCCGCGTAAACGCCGCGATCACCCCGACGCCCGATGCATACGAAAGCTGGGATTTATACCCGAAGCTCGGCGACTGCGATGACTTCGTCATGACGAAGCGAGATGTCCTGATCAAGATGGGCTACCCTGTGTCGGCGTTCCGGCTCTACGTGGTCGAGACCGGCTCCCGCGAGCTACACCTCGTCTTGGTTGTATCCACCGACAAGGGCGATCTTGTTCTCGACAACCTGAAGCAGACAATCGTGCCTTTGCAGGCCTCCGGCTACACCCTGGTCAAGCACAGCACCGAAAATCCTAACGTCTGGGTTGTCGATAAAGGCTATACCAGCACTTGACAAAGGATTGGTTCTAAGTTACTCTCCTAAGTGTTCAATAGGAGAGAACTATGACCATCAACGAAGACAGTGCAGCCCAGCGTGACGCCCGTCGCCGCAAAACGCTCGACATCATTGCCAGCAACATCCGGTTCCAGGGATACACCCAGGCCCTGAATTCCGCCAGGGAAAAGCATGGTATCGAGGCCTACTGGCGCGAGGTTGACGACTTTGCCGATCAGCTTGATGCCGAAGAGGCGGCGCGCAAGGCGCAGGAGGAAGAGGATGCCCGCTTTGCCGCCCTCTCCGACACCGAAGCGGTCAAGGAACTCAGCAAGGCCCGGCAGGCATTCGCCTCCACCATGGTCCGTGTCCGGGATAAGGGCCTTCGCGTCACCCTGACGGTGACGGACAACCGCCTCGGCTTCGAAGTCGTGAGGCCGATCTCTTGACACGCAAGCTTTTCCTCGATCTCGACGGCGTCATGGCCGACTTCGACACGCACTTCTATCAGTGCTTCGATTGCCATCCTCCCTCCAAGGGTGGCGTCAGCGACGACGAACTGTGGCGGCTCGTGCACGGCCACGGCTCATTCTTCCGGACCATGCCCATGTACGACGGGGCCAAGTCCTTCTTCGATATGCTGGTCGCCTACGGGCTTAACCCGATCATCCTGACGGCGGCATCGAAGAAGCACTACCACGACATGGCCCGGCAGAAGCGTGCATGGGTACGCGGGAACCTCACCACCGAACACCTGATCCTTCCTGTCCAGGGCGGCAGCGCCAAGCCTCTCTTCATGCATGCGCCCGGCGACGTGCTCATTGATGATTGGTGGCGGAATTGCGAGCGCTGGATGGAAGAAGGCGGCACGGCAATCCACCATACCGACTTCGCCACCACCTCGCTCCGGATCGGCATGATTTGGGGCATGGACAGCAGGCGCGAGAGCCAGGGCCTGCCCTTCCAGCCGGTCTACACCGAGGAGGATTTCCTCAATGTCTGATGCACTCGTGAGCAAATGGTGGATGGCGCGCTCGCTGTCCACCGCAGAGCGTGCGACCTTGACGCCCGAGCAGAAAGCCGAGCGCCGGGCGCAGGCAGTCCACTGGCGTCTCGAAGATGCCGAGAAGAAGCTGACAGTCAGCCGCCGCAAGCGCATGACACGCTGGCTGAACCAGTGGTTCCGTGGCGAAGTCATGCGCGAACTACTCTATAACGAGGAAACCGGCGGCTTCTACAGCCTGAAGGCCTTCATCCGCAGCGAATTCATCGACGCCGTCCGGGTGGCACTGCGCGGCACCGATCAGGCGTCCATGCTGGAGAGGATCATCCGTGGCGAGGTCGGCAAGGTTCTCAGAGGCAACGCCTACGGCACCGACGCCGATGGGCAAGCGAAAATGGAAGAATACATCCAGAAGCTTGTCAAGGAAGAAGTCAAAAAGCAGGTGATGAGCAGCCTTAGCATCGACATCGCCGTAACGGGCCGCGTCTTCTCGCCTCCGGCAGGGCAGCGGCGCGTTGATCTGGGAGCACCTGAATAATGGCAATGAAGCATATCAGCGACAAGCAGGTGTGCGAGGCCTACCTCGCCGCCCGGCTCGACAGCGAGCGTTTTCCTTACGACTACCTCATGGAGGTGACCGGCCAGCCGTTCAAGGTCTGCTACCGCTGCATGGAACGCGCCTGTGATCGCGGCATGATCGAGTACGGCGTCTCGCTGCGCACCGGCTGGCTAACCGAGTACGGCTTCCGGGTGGCGGAGATCGAGCCCTTCAAATGGTGCGAGGGGAAGGAATTCGTGCCGATCCCTTACAAGCCGCCCAACTTCAACCCCGCCCTGGAGCGGATGGCGATGGACCTCCTCAACGGTATTGTTGACGACATTGAGGAAATCCTCGTCAAAGGACACAACGGAGAGAAACGTGACTGAAATTCCCTACCCGCACGCCAGCACGGAACCGCTGGAGACCATCAGGTCCAACGAATGCGAAAGCCAGCACGGCTCGCTCTGCACCCGGCGCTTCCAAGCGTTCTGGAACGAGATCGTCCGGCTCCGCGATAAGGTATCCGAACTGGAAGGCGCAAATCCTGCCAAGGAAGCGTTGCAACTGTTGCAGCCCGCAACGCCAGAGCAGCGCGCCAACATCGCGCCGCCCGAGAAGCCGAACGTCGTGGCCAGCTACTATCACGAGTTCGTCATGACGCCGGACACCATCGACATCGAAGACCAGGGCATGGCGATGATCGTGCACGCCGACGCCGATACGCCGGACAGCGATCCGAACACCATGGCCGTCCGGTTCCACTCCTGGGATGAAACCAAGGAGCATGAGCATCTCCGCTCGTTCGCTGGCAAGTTCGTCACCATCACCGTCGAGGCGTTCAATGTCTAATAGCGTCCTTGCGCCGTGGATCGGCGAGCTTGGCCTTCAGCAACAGTCCGTTCTCATCCTCGCCTTGCGCGGGCCGGACGGCGACAAGAAGCATACGCCCTTCAAGCACCTCCTCCGGCCTTACCGAGGCACGATCCTGAAGGCGGCGAAGTTCAACCGCATGCTCCTCATTGACGAGGAGGCCGACAGCTTCATGACCATGGAGAACTTCGGCGACCCGGTGCGTTGGAACTACGTGGTCAAGGACTTCCTGGAAAACGAGGCAGACGGCTCGGTCCTGCACCACTATACCCACTTCATGCACGCCGCGCAGATCATCGGCTACAAGCATCCCGAGGTGGACTACCGCGACCGCTGGCAATGGCTCTACATCCAGTTTTGCAACAGGTTGCACGTCAACGTGGAGACCGAAGAGCAGATGGATCGCCGCCTCTGCGACTGGAACAAAGTGTTCTGGACCTCTTGACAAAGGATCGGTTCTAAGTTAAATTCTTAGTGTCTGAAAGGGGATAACATGACTGAAGAGACCAAAAACCGCTGGGAAGGTATCGTCAAGATACAGTTGCCGCTCGCTGGCAGTGTTTCCGATGCGCTGATCTACGACAAGACCAAGCACGTTCACGTGTTTCTGCCGGTCGGCGACGTGGAAGAGATCGCGAAGGGCCGTGTCAAGTTCTTCACGAAGGCGCGCATCGACAGCGATGGCTTCCTTCATATCGAAGAAGATGCGGAGGAGCAAACGTGGTGAGGGATGTCCGTCTCGATGACACGAGACCAAACGACCGTCTAGGGACGGACAAATCTCCGATCCCGGAGGGCGGTTTGCCGAAAGGCGAAGCCTCGCACTCGGTTCGCGGTTACTTCGTAAAGGAAGTTGGCAAAGCCGTGATCTTCGACGTGCGTGACATGCAGGTGGGGAACCATAAGAACATTATGCTCCCCACCTCGCAGGTTCATATCAAGCAACTCGGCGGCATGTCGGTAGACATCTATATGCGCGGGTGGCTTTACAAGGAGAAGTTCCGATGACCGAAGAGAAAGAGAAGACGGGCTATCTCGCCTTCCACAGGGCAAGGCCTTCCCGCTCTCGGCAGCGACCACCAAGGACGCCTATGATCAGGCGGCAAAGCACTTCGGCGTGCCCAAGCGCACTGCCCACAGGCATATCCACCTCGAAGAAGCGCCGGTCGGCCAGGGGAGTAACCCCTAATGTGGTATAAGCTGGGAGATGACCACATTCCCGTCGAGACCACGATGGAAGAGGCAAACGCGGACGGCTTCGGCACCACTAAGGGCGTCGTGCGGCAGGACGTTCACCTGAGAGGCGCGCTCTCCACAGTCTTCCTTTATCTCGACCACCGTTTCGGCGACGGCCCTCCGATGCTTTTCGAGACCATGTGGTTCCCATACGATGACAACGACGGGTCCGAAGTGCTGGATCGCTACCCGACGTGGGACGAAGCTCTTGCCGGGCACATGCGCCACGCTGAAGAGCTTGGCATCGCCGCCGAGATGCAGCAGCGCGATCTGAAGGCAGAGGATGCCAAGGCCGCAGAGAAGAGGAGGCGCAGACATGTCAATCTCGATGACTAGCCCACGTCGCGTCCGCCTCGGCAAGGACTTGGAACCGGCCAAGCGCTTCGTCCGCCCGGACAAGATCGCCGTCGCCATCACCATTGAGGCGCTGGATAAGAGCAGAACGTCGGGCGGGTGGTGCCATCCGAACAGGCCAGAGAACATGGAGCCTGTGTGGGAGAAGCTTTCCGAGCTTTGCGACTACTACCACGAGAAGGAAGTGCCCTTCAACGTCTGGTATCAGGTGGAATTGCACAGCATGGGCGTGGTTGTCACTACCGGAAGCTGGCAGCAGTACCCAAGGGTTCTTGAGCAGGCCCAACTGCTCCTCGAAGAGTGCCTGAAGGCCAAAGGGCGCATCGACGCCGAAGACTATAATAAAGAAAGGGTGGAATATCGTGGCGGCTAAGAAATTACGACCATCGACACCGGGCCATAAGCAAAAGGGCTACTATGGCGCTGATCCGGTCAAGGAAGGCCAGGAGACGCCGATCATCGCCGTCAAGAAGGGCATGCAGAGGGCGATCAAGACGCCTTGCGTAGAGTGCCCTTCCGGCGAGACAGCGCGTCCGGCTACCTCGGAGGCTATACGCCCGAGATGTACTTGGATGCCGTCCATTCCCCGGCCTCGCTCGCTTGCCACCGGTCGCCCGGCTTCCACGAAGGTGACATCGAGAAGCAGCGCGTCTGCACCGGCCTCGCTGCCTTCCGCGCCAACATCGGTCACATTGCCTCCACCGACGCCATGGTTGAGCGCTGGGATGGCAAGGGCCACGTCTGGTCCAAGGTTCCGACCGCCGCCCATGAGAGCACGCAGTTCGTTGGCTGCGACGACGAGACCTATTTCGGCAACGAGCAGGAATTCTACGATCACCACAAACCGGGACAGGTGAAATGAAGTACCCTCACACCAAAAACGAATTCAGCAAGGCTCGCTACGCCAAGCTCGAAGATGCAACTGTTGCAATGTACGATACCGTACCGAGCGAGATTAAGTGCAACGTCTTCAAGGCGCACCGCTGGGCCAAGGACTTCCTCATGCGGCGCGAGGGCTCTGGCCACCACTTCTGCCTGCATCGCGAGAAGAACGGGCTCATCTCCTGCTCGTTCGCAAAGCCCGAGTGGGCTGGCGATCACGGCGGCATGGAGATGCCCACGGGCGCTGAAGCCATCGTCCGTGCCGTCTGCGAGTATGTCCATGGATACTGACCTGGAAGAGTGGTCAAACCGCAAGCTCTCTGCCGAGATACAGCGCCTCCTCACGGACGGCGCGAAGGAGATGCTTGGCGATGACCTCCTCCTCCGGACTAAGCCTTGGCGTGCCGAGCTTTGGAAGCTGTTCAAGGAAGTTGACGTGCGTATCTGCCCTACCCCCGAAAACCAACGAAAGAGGAACCGATGAAGATCATCACTTTCAAGTCAGAGAATGCGCCACCAGAAAAGCGTTGGGTGGCGTACTGGCTTGTGGCCAAGAAAGAAGAGACGCCGCCGACCAAGAAAGCGCCACCTTCAAAGGAAGGCATCATGCCATATTCCTTTTGGGGCACGAGCGAGGAAGAGGCGGTCTCGAAAGCGCAGATCGGCTGGAACACGTCGTTCGGCAAGGGCGAGGCACTGAAGGCGGCTGTGTCCACCGTCCGCGTTCGGGTGAGGGCATGATGCACGAAAATTACCATGGTATGGTCACTGACCTCGTCAAGGCCGTGAAGGAAAGTGCCTTCCTCTTGTCTGTTACCGACAAGAAGGTGAAAAAGGCTCTAAAGAAAATGATCGATGCGGTGGAAAGGCATGATGCCTACATTGCCGCCGTCGAGCGTCACCAGAACGACCCGGAGATACCCAAGGAACCGGTTCCCGATCCGGATCACCCAGGTATCTACCTGAATACCAAGCCGCCCGAGGAAGAGCCCAACGTGCCGGCTGTCATGGTGGCAGGGACGGTGACTGTAACTGGAAGCATTGCCCGCAGAACATCCACTTCCAGTCCTATTGCCCCTACGCGGGAGCATGGGAGCGGCATTGGCAAACCAAGGAATAGGAGATCGATATGTTACAGAGACATCCGGGCAGGGAGCGAATGGCCAGGAAGTGGCAGAGAAAGGCGGCAAAAGCCGCTGCAAAGGCCCGACTTCACGCCGGTCTACACATGGATGGCGGCGATATGGTCAACTACCTCTACTGGTCTCGCGAAGCCGCCTATAGGGCAGATCAGGCTCGCATCCACCTCGGCGCGGCAGTAGGAGGCGAGTGGACCGAATAAATCGGTGCAACCTGTTGCAATACAGCCTCGATATGCTACAAAGGTCTCTGATACCCACACGTGTTGGAGACCTTTTGTCATGGCCCTTTTCCATATCGCATTGGTGAAAGCATCGTCGTTCTCCTCCGTAGGAACGATGCCGATCTACGACCTCGTTGAGGTTGACAGTGAAATCCTCGACACTTCAGTCTCGATGCTCAGCGAACTCGTCCCGAACGAGAAGGGCCTCTACTGGTCGATCACGGCCCTCGACGCCGACAACGGCGGCTGGGTAACGCACGGCACCGAGCCCGGCGTAGCTGCCATTCCGGCCCCCAGCAAAGGCTTCCCGATTTATCCGCGCATCGAGAAGGCCTACGGTGCCAACAAGGGTTACCGTCTGGGCATCTACCCCATGCCTCTCGCGTAAGGGAGGCTGACATGTTCGGGTTCGGCTTCGGCTTCATCAGTAATAAGCTCAACACAAAAACCGTCGCTATCGCACCGCCAGACCCAGACAGTCTGGCGTTAGTCCTTTTTAACGACGGCGACACTGTCGGCCTGGACGGCGACCAAGACCCTGACGAACTCGGCATCGTCCGCCCGTCGAACGTCAGGTTGAGCAACCTTTTCCTTCTCGACCAGGATATTCAAAGCGGCGAAGCTTTCGGGCAGTCGGAAGCAACACTCGCATGCTTCCGGTCGATTACATCGTGGACCTTTTGGAGAGTTAAATGGCCAAGAAGAGACTTTCACAGCTTCCCGTGGCGACGGCACCGCAGATTGCGGAAGCATCGATCCTCCTGCTGACCGCGAACAACGAAGAGGTGCAGGCACCGATCACCCGCGCGCTCGGCGGCACCCGTGCAATCCTGACCCTGGACCAGACGCAGAGCGTCGATTTCCGCCTGATCAGCCCGAACAACGTGGTCGAAGACATCACGGCAACGGTCGTGGTCAACAAGGGACTGACCGGCCAGATCACCAAGACGGCCAAGACCGACGCCAATGGCGCTGGCACCATCGAGTTCCCCACGCTTGCGCGCGGTCAGACCTACACGGTTGACCTGTCTTTCTCCACGTTCCTTGCTGTCAAGCGCACCGATTGGTTCATCGCACTGCTGGCCGCTGCAACTGTTGCACCGTCCGCCACGTCCACCGGCCTCGTCGGCGACCTGATCACCATCGACAAGGGCACCTGGAGCGGCACCCCAACGCAGTACCTGTTCCGCTATCTGCGCGGCGCATACGTCATCCCAGGCGCGAATGCCGACACCTACCGTCTGACCGCTGACGACGCCGACGACATCATCACGCCGCAGGTTATGGCGGTAAATGCGGGCGGCAACAGCACCTGGGTAAGCTGCAACACCATCGGCCCGGTCGCGAACAAGGCCACAACGTTGGTCCGCGCTCCTGTCATCGCTGGCAACGGCGACCTCGGCGGTCACTTCACCATCACCGATCCCGGCGAAGCAAGCAATTTTGCTGTCCCGACCACGGATGAATGGGAGGCGAACGCCGCACTCATTCCTTCCGACAAGCTGACGGCCACGCGCTACCTCAACTACGTGCCTTCCCTGTCGCCGGGCGTGCCTTCGTCCATGGCGGCTGCTCCCGCCGCTGACAACCACAATTTTAACCTTAACGTCAGCACCTACACCGGCACGAATGATATGTCGTTGCCGATTGCTGGTAGCGCAACGGAAAACGACTATATCTACAGCACCACCACCGAGCCCGGCGTCAACGGAGGTAACTCCGGCCCGCAGACCTGGGATATCACCCTGAAGCACGGCCCGACCGCTACCTCCATTCGCGAACAGATGTTCATCGCACGCGTGGATAGCACTGGCGCTGTCATCGGCGCTGAAATCCAGTGCGCTCGCGTCGGCGCGGCGGCAGGATCGGAGTATGCCGAGTTCCAGCCCTTGCAGAACGGCGTCTACACCTTCCGTGTCGTCAATGACTTTGGCAAGTGGAATGCTGGCGACCGTGTTCGTTGGCGCATGCGTCACAGGAATACGAGCGGCTCCTCTGGTAACGTCCGCATCACGGTTACCAGCGGCCCGTCGTTTGCTACCCTTCCGATTGGCCCGAGAAAGACGCTGACGAACAGCCGTATCTTCTTCACGTCCACGACGGCGCTGGCAGGCAAGACGCTCCGCCTGAAGCGTACCTTCTCGAATGGTGCCTACACGATCACGGCCTACAGCAACGAAATCGTCCTGGACGCTGCCGTGGCTCAGACCGTAGCGCCGGTCAACACGCTTGCGCCGTCGCTCTACACGACAACCGAGTTTCGTCAGAACACCAACGTCTACGTCGATGTCGGCCAGTGGGATAATCAGCCACGGATATCGCCTTGCAGTGGATGCGCGACGGCGTAGACCTCGCAGGCGAGATCGGCACCTACCATGCCATCGCGGCGGCTGACATCGGTCACGAACTGACGTGCCGTGTCACCCCCTCCAACGCCATCGGCTCGACGCCCGTGGTAACCGCGCCCATCGTCGCCCTGCCGCCGCGCGTTTACTTCGACATCGCCGCAGGTAACGACGCCAGTGACGGCCAGTCCACCGCGACGGCGAAACAGACCTCTGCCACCTCCGGCTCGCTCACCTCCGGTTCGTCGGCAGCGTTCAAGGCCAATGGTGTATGGGCGAACCGCCTCCTGATCGGCAGCAACATCCGCTACGAGAGCTACGACGTGGGCGCGAAGCCTCAGTTCGGCGTGGCTGGCGTGGCCTTCACCATCGACAGTTACACCGACGATGGCTCGCTCGGAAGGTCTGGCGTCACTCTTGACGGTCTCTCCATTATCGCCGACCAGCGTGGTCTTCAGACACGCCAGGGCGCTAGCTGGACCGTCCAGAACTGCCTGTTCGATGATATCGGCTTCCGCCCGCCGAGTGGTCAGCAGGAAAACACTCAGGGCATGATGTTCTACAAGACGAACCACCTGAAGATACTCAACAACTTCATGGATCGCGTGTACAACGACGACCTGTATATCGACACCTGCAACAACGTCCTGATCAATGGCAACACGATCATGCCGTGCTTCGGCGCGGAAGGCGACAACATCCAGACCCGTGCCGACCGTACCGATCCTCACCAGATCGGCATCGAGATCGGTCACAACTACCTCGACATGGGTTCGCGCAAGACGGGCTCGGGCAAGGGCTGCATCGTCACCAACATGCAGAGCTACGCCTACATCCATGACAACATCCTGATCGGCAATAACTTCGGACACGGCACCGACGAAGGTCATCACCATGTCTGCGCCCGTAACCGCATGCGCCATGCGCGCAAGAACTCTTACTCTTGGCTGATCGGCATCGGCGGTTACGACAACCAGCCGTATTCGTCCGACCACCAGATGTACGATAACTACCTGGAAGACGCGAACCGTGGCCACGCCTACACCGGCATCGGCGTCAGCAACTACACCGGGCCGCTCTCGGCTCGCGCTGACATGCGCTGCTACGACGAAACCATCGTCAACTGCACGGTCGGCCTCCGTATCGACCGCCCGACCTCCGGTATCTTCCGTGGTTGGGTCTTCCACAACGTCGGCACCCCGATCAACCGTGTGAACACGACCTACGTCAACGAAGGCACGATCCACGACTTCATCAGTGGCGATCACTGGATTTACAAGGGCGCTATCAGCCGTCCGCCGGAAGTCATCACCCGCGCGACCATCACTGGCACCCGTCAGGTCGGCCAAGTGCTCACGGGCGATGCTGCCGTCTTCGATACGGCGGAAGTCCTCGCTGCCTTCCCCGGCGCGGTCATCACCCGTTCCTTCCAGTGGCGTCGGCATGCTCGCATGCCGTTCCCCTACACCGGCTACTACCTGCCGTTCTACGGCCATGGCTGTGACTGGATCGAAGGTGCCACGGCAGACAGCTACCAGATCGCCGCAGAAGACGTTGGTTGCCTCGTCTCCCGCGTCGAGCGTATCCACCTCACCTTCACGGAAGGCGGCGTCGAGAAGGTCGTTACCGCACTGGCATACGACGGCAGCTATGTCGGATCGGCAGAGATCATCGCCTAATAAATGGATTTGCAGCAGGGGCCTCGTGCAACCTGTTGCAAATCTCTTCTTTATCGAGTAGCGTCACCGACAAATGTAGGAGAAAGATATGGCCAAGTTTCATGTAGCGCTGGTGGAAGTTCCCTTCAGCAACGTCGCCTCCCCGCCTGTCTATGATTTCACGCCAATCTCGGAAGAGATCATTGATACGACCGTTAACAGCGGTGCAGGCACCATCTTCCCTCAGAGGGACAACCTTTATTGGGTCGTGACGCCTATTGATGGCAACGGCTGGGTTTCCCTCGGCAACTTCTCCGCCTCCGCGCCGCCCGCTGCCACTCCGGCCTCCCAGAAGGGTTGGCCCGTGTTCCAGGGCATCGAACGCGCCTGGAAGGCTCCGAAGCGTAAGCGTTTGGGCATCTTTGCATTCTAAGGGAGAACGCCAATGAGGGGTTTCTCCTTCGGCTTTGGTTTCAAAGCCAGCAAAAAGTTCACAGTGCCAGCACCTATCGTGGATGCGGATCGCTACCTATTCTTTGCGACCCGCAACCGCATGGCCTCTGGCAACATCGTCACGGCGCTGACAGGCACGAACTATGTCTGCACCAAGATCGTCGTCAACTCGCCGTCCTATAAGACCAGGACGTTCAGGTTCCACCTGCCGGGCTTCGCCCTGACGGAAGGCGGCAACTCGCCGCAGGAAACCGTTGTGACTGGCGTGATCGGCACCCCAGGCAACTCGGTACTGATTGACAGCATGTTCATGCGCGTCAACGGCGTCTTCTATCAGTGCAAGTTCGGCGGCAACAACACGGTCACCGTGGTTGACCAGACGAACGGGCAGTGGACCGACGCGCTCACCATCCCGGACGTGGCCGCAGAGACACCTATCGAGCTTTGGCTGTTCTATCACACTGCCGTAGGCGAAAAGGTTTACCCGGTCTACCGCATCCAGAAGCATCGCGGCGAACGTGTTTGGGGCGCTTCCGACGCGGCCTCGCTGCTCGCTTATATGTCCGATCCCCTGGCAGCGAGCACGCCTGCCCTCGATACGAACTATGGACTTAGCTCACAGGTACAGTATTACGGGGCTGACTTCATGGTCGCTAAGGGCGATTGGGACGGAAGGCCCGTTGTCCTCGGCTTCGTGGACAGCCTTGGCGAAGCCCGTCAAGAGTACGGCATGGCAGCAGACGACCGTGGTAACCTCGGATGGCTTCGCAAGTGGCTCGATAAAAAGGCTGGTATCGGGCGTATCCCGCACTGCTTTATCGGTGTTCCGGGCGCAGGATCGGTTCGCGAGTACACCGGCACCGGTTCGGCTATTGCGACCCGTCGTCGCGATATCATCCGTGAGATCAAGGCGTTCAACAATAACGCTTGGCCGTTCACGGTCATCGGCAACCAGATGGGGCAGAACGATACCGGGGCGACCTATACGCAGTTCTTCACCACCAACTACCGGTCGCTGATCACTCGTCTCCGTGCCGAGTATCCAGGCCTCAAGATTGTCGCGTTCCCGCCGGTTGGCCGCACTTCCACGACACGCACCGTCACGCTCACCTCGTCCGGGACTGTGGTCACTGCGACCATCGCCTCCGGCATCAACGGGCTCGTAACCGGGCAGACGGTATCCATCTCCGGCGCGACACAGACAGAGTATAACGGTAACGTGGTCATCACCGTGACGGGTCCGACCACCTTCACCTATAACTTCGCTGGATCGGCGACTTCCCCGGCGACCGGTTCCATCACTGCGAACGACCTGGGTCTTCGTCCTGAGTTCCAGAGCTTCGCGGCAAACAACACGTGGCCAGCAGATGCTACGGACGCTTCTGGCAAATGGCGTCTCCGCAACGACATCCTCGCCAAGACCTCGGCATGCTGCGACGATGCTATCGACACGTATGCCGCATGGGTATCCCCGACAAGGGATGGCGTCTGGCCGGGCTTCCTGGAGTTGCCGAGCACGACGGTTACCGTGCAAGCGGGCACAGACGGCGTTGCCACCTACAACCAGATCACCGTGGCTGATGCCAGCATCTTTAAGCCGGAGCAGCAAATCAACATCTACACCGGCCCGAGCGGTGGTCTCGCTCGCTTGAGCACTCAGATCATCGGTTCCATTGTCGGCAACGTGATCACTTACCAGGGCTCCACGGCAGTAGTCCTTCCCGTGGGCAGCGTTGTTCGTCCGACAGCATCAATCGACATGGTGCACCCGCAGCCGATTATGGTTGATCGTATCGTGAACGGCATCCCCCAGACGCAAAAGACCAAGCTGGCTGCTTAACCCCTTGAAATGAATTGGCCCGCTTTCGCGGGCTTTTTCACGTCACCGCTTGACAAAGGATTGGTTCTAGGTTACTTTCACCTTGTCTAGGTAGTCCTGCCAAGTGAAGGGAAATGGAACAATGCAACGTGTTGCACCGAAAGGGGAACGGGTATGAGGGTTCTCGTTATTGATCAGCATGGCGAGAGCCGGACCTTTGAGGAGGCTGACATCGTCATCGAGCATCCGATGATGATCATCGTGGATGTCGCGGGCATGCACCTCTATCCGCTCACGAACACCGTCTTTCACTGCGCTCCCGAGACGGAGAAGGACACGGATATCATCGCCAAGCTGGTGGAGGCATAATGCTCGACCCTCTGACCATTGACCCTAAAGAACTCGGCTTCAGTTGGGTGGACGAGACCGGCAAGTACCGTTGCTGGATGACGGAACGGATGAACAGGTATGCCGAGCGCTACTTGAAGCCCATCGTTATCGAGGTGGATCACGACTACGCCAAGCACATATTCCGGGCATGCGGCATCGAACAGCACAGGCTCCTCCGGATCACGCCCCAGGTGATCGCGCAGCGCCCCGTCCTCTACGTCGAGTTGGGCGACGGCAGTCATAAGCTCGTGGATGGCAACCACCGCTACCTGAAGGCCTCGCTCCTGGGGTGGAAGGACGTTCCGGCGTACCTCTTCAAGAAGAAGCTGGCGGACGACTTCGAACTCGACATCCCGCCGCACATGAACGAGAAGTGCAAGCAACACATCCCGTCCTTCTCCGGTATCCGCTAATGAGGTACGTCCGGCTCGATGACGATAAGGATCGGCAGAGCGTTGCTGATGCCAAAGCCGCCGAAGAGCGAAAGCTGAAGCGTAAGCAGGACAAACTGCTTAGGCAGCAGGAGATGGACCGCATCGCAGAGGAGGAGCGCCGCCGCGAAGAGGAAAAGTTCGCTCGTGCCCTGGAGCGCGAACGGCAGCAAGAGAATACCCGTGTCGAAGTCGTGGCCGCTCGCAAGACGCACATGGCCAAGAACGCTCCCTCCCTGCAAGAGCTTGCCGATAAAGACCAGTGGACGCCGGAAGACCTAGCCTATGTCCGATACTACATCGGAAGCTCATCCGCCTTCAGGGAAGGGGTGAGGCTTTCACGCATGAGGGGCAGCTACCACAACATAACACTTTACGGTAAGACGTTCGCCTGGGATGGTCTCGTTACGTCAAACTGAAGTGAAACTTGTTGCACGGCCTTTGTTTATGGTGTAGAAAACCCCTGCACAGTGCAAACCTACATCTGTTGACAACAGGAGACGACACATGAAGAACATCAATGCCAAGGGTGGTGCGGCGTTCGCACGTTCCTCCCGTGCCCGCGCAGCTTCCGATACCACCGACATTCAGGTTCTTGTCGCAGCCACGGCCAAGCGCTACGCGCTGAAGACCGGTGCCAAGTTCCTCGAAGTCAACCTGGACGTGACCACGCCGATCTACGCCAAGTTCGGCGGCAACACCGTCGTCGCTGCCGTCCCGGTCGCCGACGATATCACGGGCACGGCTCCCTTCGTCGTCAAGTCCGGCGACACTCTGACCATCCCGGACGGCGTGACGCACGTCTCGCTGATCGCCTCGGCCAATACCGTCGTCAGCATCGCGTCCTTCAACCTCTAATCCGGCCCCGGTTTTTCGTACCGGATAGGGCGCTCTTCGGAGCGCCCTTTTTGTTGCAACTGTTGCAATGAGTTGTTGACAAAGGATCGTGGTCACGTTACTTTCCCAGGGTCTAGGTCAGAAGGAGAACCGACGTGTTTGATGATTTCCTGAATAATCTGCAATCCTCGCTGTCCATCGGCAAGATGGATGAGTTCTACGATTTCCATATCGCCAAGCTCCGCAACATGCAGGAAGGGCAGCGCCGCGCGCATATCTCCTCCATGAAGCATTCGCAGAAGCACGACTACAAGGCCGACCTCCGGCTCGTTATCACCGAAGATGACGACCTCCATCCCGGCCTTGATCCCTGGAAGCTGGAAAGCTACAACACGCCCGGCATTGCCGAAGCCATCCAGGCCGCAACGCAGATCGTTATCCGGCGCGGCGGCGTCGAACAGAAGGTCAAGGGATAAGACATGAGAACCTACGCCATCGGAGACATCCACGGATGCCTCGACATGCTCGAAGAGGCCTTGGCCGACATCGCCTATGAAAGCAAAGGGGTGCCCTTCCGGATCGTCTTCCTTGGCGATTACATCGACCGTGGCCCGAATAACCGTGGCGTCCTGGAGCGCCTCATGGCCGGGCCACGGGAGGGGGAGGGCGACGAATGGGTCTGCCTGATGGGCAACCACGAGCACCTGATGCTTGGAGCCATGTCCGGTGAGGCGGCGTCCCTGAAGGGGTGGCTCTTGAACGGCGGCGACAAGACGCTGGACGAATACAAGACCGTCTACAATACCGTGACGGGCCGCGACCAGATCGACGCCCAGGCTATGAAGCCGATGCTCGAATGGGTGCGGCAACTGCCCGTCCTTTATGACGACGGCGTGCGCTTCTTCGTCCACGCGATGATTGACCCGCGCTACCCTCTTGATCCGAGTGACGAGAGGCAGATGGAAGCGCTCCTGTGGCTTCATGTGCGGAAGAACCACCAGGAGAAACCATTCCAGCAAATCTATGGTCGGCAGGTGGTGCACGGGCATAGCCCGCAGCGCAGCGGACAAGTGTTCGCTACCGAGCACCGCGTCAACCTCGATACCGGCGCTGTCTTCGGCGGCGCTTTAACCTATGGGAGATGGGATGACGGGGAAGTCATGCCCTCCCTCAAACAGATCAGGGTAACAGATGAGCAATACGCCGAACGCGCCTAAGAAGAGACTTGGCCGGAAGAAGATCGAAGAACTGCCCTCCGCCCCAGAGACAGTCATCCCGATGCAGCCGCCTGTCTTCGCGCAGGCCTACCAGCACCGGACATACGTGTTCTTCTATTATGAGACCGACGCGGGCGACACGGGCTTCAACAATACCATCGTCAACCTCTCCGGCATCCATACAGTCCAGGAACTGGAAGCAGTGATCGGCGCGATCAAGCAGCAGCACCCAGACTATAAGGACATCCAGATCAGCAACCACTTCCCGGTCTACGCCTGATGCAACTTGTTGCAACAAAAAGTTCTTGACCTTTTTGCCACCTGCTATATGTTCGTAATCAGTCCTCGACGGAACGGCTTGCCAAGTACGCGGGAGGGTAGACAGGGGAAGGGCAGCTATAGATCGGCGACGATTTGGCTCCCATCGCCTCAAAACCTAAAGAGCCTCACCGAAGCCCCCCTCAAAAGGATAAGCTCAGTGGGGCTTTTTCATATCAGGTGTTGACAAAGGATCGGTTCTAGGTTAGATTGTTGATAGTCTAATGGAGAGCCAGATGCCAGATAATGCTGACGGAATAAGCCGCGCCGTTGAAGAGAAATGCGGCCCAACAGGTCTCGTCTCATGGTACTTGATGGCGGGCCTGATGTACTACCACTTCGATAACCCCATCCTGTCGGATGAGCGGTTCGACCAGATAGGCAAAACCTTGCTGGCGGCGTGGGACGACATAGTCCACAACCACAAGCACTTCGTGACCAAGGACGAATTGCAAGCAGGAAGTCTCTTCCTCAAGATCGAAGAGTTCCCGATGATGACGCGCGGCGCTGCTAACGCGGTCCTGACCGGGCTTGGCAAGAAGCTGACGCCGGAGCAACACGGCAACCTGTTCTTCTCCGACTTCGTGCCGCCAGAGCGCATCCGGAACAATCCAGAGCTTTACACATACTTCACTCAGGGCGAGGTGAAGAAGTCGTGGCTCGACATGCAGAAAGAGCGCCCCGTAGAGACGCCCAAGGCTGAAGAGGCCCCTGTGGTCGTTCGAACCCGCGTTCGCCCGTCTCCGGCCTCCCCTGTGCCCGAGATAACCGTTAGGACGAGAACCCGTCCTGCCCCTGCCCCGGCAACCCCGGAAATCCAGGTCCGCACCCGCGTGAGGCCTCAGTGACGCAGGGAACCGTGCAACCTGTTGCACCTCAGATGGTGCGCCTGTGAGAAAGATCAAACTTGACCAACCTCACGAGCGGAGCAAGCCCGGCACCCGGCAAGCTTGGTTAGAGGCCAGCAAATCCGAGTTGATCTATGCGCTGGAGTGCTCACGCAGCCGCATTCGGCAGCTTGGAGACGAGAGCGAAAGGTATCGGCTTCGCTGGCATGATACCATAGATGAGCGAAATGCCATCAAGAAGAGCAAGGACGAAACCGAGTGTCAGCTTTACGAGCAGATGGACACGACCATAGGCGCGCTCTATAACTCAGCCATGAATATGCCGGAGACCAGTCGATGGTCCTACGCCATGGTCGCGGTGCGAGCCCTGGAGATCATGATTGCAGAGTTCCACCAAGCGAACCCCGATCTGCGGCAGTACGATAAAGCCGCCAGCCGGTATGGCGCAGAGACCTTTTATGCTCTTTGCGTCTGCGCTCGCTTCCACCCGAAACCAGGAGACACTTCATACGTTCTATATAGGAAGGGTATCGACTACTCTGACAGCGAGAACGCCTACGAGTATAGGGACATCCACGACACTATAGTGGACGAAATTTTCCCCGATTGACAAAGGATCGGTAGCAGGTTAGATTGACAAGGTAAGGAGAACCGCATGTGCAATTGCCCCAGGATGAAGGTAGGCAGAGATTTCGTCTACCTCATGAAAGTCATGACGCATTCATCGGAATGCGCAGGTATCGACAACTTCATCGCCGAGCTTCCAGACCCGGTGTCGCTCATCACGCTCAGCCAGTGCGACGTTTCCCGGTGGCTGACGGCGACCAGCGTCTCTCTCTACGAGCAGACCGGCATCACCAATAATCGCTTCGTCTGTCAGAACGCGGAAGGCACCGTAGTGCTGACACCTGAAGGATGCGAGTTCGTCCGGGACGGTCTCGCCAAGCAGGCCCTGGGACAGGAGACCGCCCACGCCGGGCCAAGCCACGCCATCCGTGATGGCCGGTTCCACTACGTCGAAGGTGTTCACTGATGCAGGAAGTCCCTTTCAGGACAATCACCGTCGCGCATGACGGAAAGCACAGGACTGCATTCGAGATCGCGTGCTGCAAGTGCGTGAAGACCATGACCGTGATACGGCCTACCCACCTCCGGCAGGCCAAACGGATCGAGGTGGAAAACAAGACGGTCGCCTCTGCTATGGAGGAGGCCGGATGGACCTACAAGAACGGCTTCCGGCGCTGCATGTGCCCGGATCATCCCAAGATAACCGCCATAGAGGAGAGTGCACCAGTGGCCGCAGTGACCAGAGAAATCGCCCAAAAGGAAGAGGAGAAAGAAGCCGCTCCCTTCCGCCAGCCGGACCTACGGCAGCGCCGCCAAATCCTCGAAGACCTGGACATGGTCTATGACGTGGATAAGGGCTGCTACAAGAAGGGCAACAACGACGACACGATTGCCAAGAAGCGGAATTACCCACGCAAGTGGGTTGTCGATATCCGCGAGCAGTTCTTCGGCCTCAACGAGAAGAGCGAGGATCACGCCGAGGTTCTTCAGACCGTCAAGAGCATGCACGAACAGATCGGCATAATCGAAGCTCGCATGTTCTCCGACCTGGAGAAGCTCGACAAGTTCAAGACCGAGCTAGGCACGCTGCTCACCAACCTCGCGAAATGATTGGAGGCCTTCGGGCCTCTTTTTCGTTTTCCCATCTTG